AACACGCTTTCAAGAACATCTTCGTTCATTAATTCCGGTTTTTTCGAGAACATGTCATAGACGAATCCCAGTTTCCTCATATCACCTTGAATATAATTCAAAACCAAATCCTTGTATTTTGGTTTTGCAGATGCGAGGGATGGCACTATATTTACAACCAATTTATCCATCTGTTGTGTGCTGGGCGTTTTCAATTCGAATACATTGCAGACTTTCATGAGTTCCTTTATTTTTTTATCGATATAGTAATTTCCAATACAAATGATCGGATTCATGGTCATGTTCTCCAATTTTTGTTTTTTCGTTTTCTTCTGACGAATGATTTTGATAAGCGCCGTGATTCCACCCTTATCCCCATTATTCATTCCGTCGATTTCATCCATGACAATGGCGATTTTTTTCGTCTTCTTTGTCATTAAATCGAGAACATTCCGATTTGATACATTATTGCTCGTTATAGTATCTATCAGGGATTTATTTCTTACATCACCAGCATCGTATTTGATAATATCATAATCCAATTCTTTTAATAGATTCATTACGAATTGTGTTTTACCACAACCAGGAGAACCATAAAGGTAAATACCCTTTTTGAAAGTAATGTTTTTACAATTGGCTTCAAAGGAATTCAATATCTGTTTTATTTCGTTCGATGTCTTATCGCGTTCAAATATTGTATTTATATTCTGATATTGCATATGTTTTCAGTAATAATTGCTTATAATAGTATGTGTTTATGTATTTATATTTTGATTTTAACGAATAATATTTTCATCTGTAGTAAAAATATTATTATCTATTTGCCAAAAGCGGAAAAATTCGCTGTTACTGGCATAAAATCACTTTGATCTTTGGCCGGAAGTTGCCCATAATACGAATATTGATCGGTGTATTGGTTTTGCGTACCCAACAATGGTCTATCACGCATTCCCTTTTGATCAACTTGAGTAGACCTAGAATTATCGCGTCTGTCTTTATCCCTGGGCAACAAGTTGGATAAACCATGACCTGCTTCTTTTGCAAGACCGATAGTGCCAGAAACAGTTTCCTTTGCTAACCCCACTGCACCTTTAACTGTGTCTTTGGCTAGTCCAACGGTTCCAGATGCAGTATCTTTGGCTAGTCCAACTGTTCCTTTAGCAGCATCTTTCGCCAACCCTACTGTTTCTTTTACCACATTACCAGCAGCATCGATTGTTTTGTCCGCGACTTTCGTGATATCTCCTGCCACATTGGATACAGCTCCGCCAAAGTTGGTACGATTATTGTTGCCACCTGCTATGGTATTTCCATTTGTCGATAATGTGCCCGAACCACCTTGTCCACCACAATTGGTGCACGTGGAATTCGCGGGACAAGCAGGGCAAGTGGGGCAAACTGGAGGTACAATTTGCGTTTTTAAGATATAATCATCAGAATAGTTTACTTGACCAGGCGCTCCAGCCGATTTCCAATACCAATACCATTTGAAATATTCTGAAATAGCGCTATCCTTGTCGCCAATACCACCTCCAAATATGCCACTCTCGTCATGATGTCGATTGTGAGAACCAGATTCAGATTGGTCTGGTCCATTATCTACTGCCGTGCTTCCAAATCTCTTAACATTTGCTAAAGTATAGGAGGCCATCGTTGAATCCTTAAAAGAAATCAATGCGATCACTGTTTTTGTTGCTACGGGCATATATACAACTAAATTTTGACCACATAAATCCATTACTGTATAAGGCTGGAAAGGAACATTGGGAACCGTGGTGGTCGTGTTTGAAATCGTATTCGCTGAAGCAACAGGCGTGGAACCAAAATATCTATCATAAATAGTGATTTGTTTCGTTGGGCCATCACCTTGCTGAATAATTAAATTCGAATTGGCGATATCATATTTCACATATTTGCTCATTTGATATAAGGGTTTTTTTGGATCATAGAAATCATCTGTGACGGATTTATTGGTGTTCGCATCAGCATCTTTTATATAAGATGTTAAACCAACTGGCGTGCTAGCAGGGTAGATCACATCGCTCAGTGTTTTGTTAGGGCCAAATAAGAAAGTTCCAAGTTGCATAGATGTTGTATTGTCTAAAATATGAACATAGGTACTATCTAACCAAGGAATATAAAATAATGAATATTTATCTGTGGCAGGGGATTGGGATGGATACAAAAAGGAAGCATAGGAACTCTCTACCGTTTTCAAGATACTAGAATCGGTATCTTGGCTAGTTACATAGGTTTGCAATGTATATGTTACAGTAATGTGCGATGTGCGTTGGGTTACATAGGTGTTTGTCACTGTATTGCCTGTTAAATCTATATTGCCTATATATGTAGTGGAATCAACTTCTATAATATTACCATTGTTGTTATCAAAAAACATATTATCGTAGAGTTTTACCACATTGTTTTTACTTGAGTAAGAAGGCACTAGTACATAATCGACAGGTTTCTTATCGTATTGGAAAGATACAAAACCTTCATGACCAGTAAAAAATTTGTTACCAAACACCACTGATGTTACTAAAACTATCAATAATATTAAAAATAAAATCAATGGGGTTATTTTTATAGATGACATAGAATATACAGTATATATCGAAAAAAATTGATTCGTATTTATTCTACTGTAAAAAGGATAACTCGTATATTATCCAGTATGGAAAATGAAATGACTAACGTAGAAAAGAAACCACGCACAAGAAAGCCTCCTGTGGTTCTGGAGAGACATTATAATATAGAAAACAAATATGAGTTGTGCATTGATGAGGTAGGGAGAGGTTGTTTATTTGGCCGAGCCTATGTTGCTTGTGTTGTTTTACCTAAAGAACCCGATCTGTTTTGTGGCAAAGATATCAAGGATAGTAAAAAATTTTCATCTAAGAAAAAGATCAACGAAGTAGCGGAGTATATAAAAACCAATGCAGTGGCTTGGCACGTTGCATATGTTGATGCCAAAGTTATCGACGAAATTAATATTCTGCAAGCCGTGATGAAGGGAATGCATGAATGTATTCGCGAAACAATGCGTAAAATGAATGAAAAAACAAGCGACACATTGTCGATCGGCGATTTTATGGCGGTGGTCGACGGAAATTATTTTAACCCATATCGTGCTTTTGATGAAGAGAAACAGTCGATTTGTGAAATGCCTCATGTTACGATTGAACAGGGTGATGCAAAATATATGGGGATTGCGGCGGCAAGTATTATCGCGAAAACTGCACGCGACGCATATGTTGGTGAACTATGCGAACAATATCCTGCGTTGATTGAACGATATGGTTTAAATACGAATATGGGATATGCTACGAAAACTCATTTAGATGGAATCCGGGAGCATGGTATCACACAATGGCATCGTCGGACGTTTGGCGATGCTTGTAAAAATGCACTGATAAATGAAGTATAATATTGTCTTATTTTTACGTTCATTTTATTAATATTTTTTATTGCTATTACATATAACAATGATTGCGATTACGGTATCCTCAAAATATGATGATCTACTCAATATTATAATGCCACAAAATTATAAATATTTTGAAAAATGGTTTATCATAACTGATAAAAATGATACGGATACAATTAGAGTGATACAGGATTATAATTATCCCAATGTGTTCATCGTATATTTTGACTTTTATGAGAATGGCAAGACGTTCAATAAAGGTGGTGCAATCCGCTATTGTCAAGAAAGAATATTATCGGAATTAAATTATGAGGGCAGTGTGCTACTATTAGATAGCGATATCTATCTACCCGATAATTTTATGGATCTTATTCAAAACATTACAATAGAAGATGATATATTATATGGCACGGATAAACGATATGATTATTATTCGCATGAAAATTTTAAGAACAAGGTGATCGATTTTGATTATCCATGGAGCCAAGAGTTTCAAGGTTACTTTCAATTATACAAGTATTCTAAGGAAAAATTGTATAACGAAAGTCATAATTGTAGCCAATGCGATTTACAATTTTTGAATTACTTCCATACTAGAGTCATTATAAGCCGTTTGGAAGTATGCCATTTAGGTAGATCGGGTATAAACTGGGATACGCGAAAGGATAAAAATGATTTTTTACAGACATGAAAACCGACTTATATCCTTTTTGAATCGCCCCGAAAAACGAAGATTAAATGACTTCATATCCAAATAATGCATTTTGTTGTTCATGACGATATGGTTTGAATACAAATATGGGTTATGCTACGAAAGCGCAATTAGATGGAATTCGGGAGGATGGTATCACACAATGGCGGCGTCTGTTAATATAATCACATGAATATGTCCGAATCCATTCGTATTACTGTTATATTATCATAAGCATATTGTCCGATTTGTAACGAAGAATAAGTATAGCAAGTAGAAATTGGATACTCTTCATCATGGATATACGCAAATCCGCGCATAAAATTTTCCTTGTTATTGAAATAAGAAAATGTCAGCAATAATGTGATCTCTTTATCGAAAAGCGTCGTTGTTTTTTTCAATATGGAATAAACCGGACCGCGATAAACTAACGACGAATCGCATATGACTACATTTTGGGGTTTTAAATTATGTGAAAATGATAGGAGCACTGGCATATGCTCATCATCTCCGTAACTAAAAACGATATGATGTTTAGACATGAATAGTTTTCCAATAATACGTATAATCATGTTGTTTTTATGTGGATTCAGAAAAGACATTACGAAAACAAAGACATATATTTTTTCGAATCTGCTGCAAAATGAAGATTGAATAACAGTTTACCATCTAGATATGGTTTTTTGGTTTTAGTGACGATCCGTGTTTTAATGTCATTATAATTGATGTTCGTATAAAAATCGTCACAAAATTGCTTGCTTTCTAAATTTGCTGTTTTTATTTGATGATTGTTATCCAGTATATGTCTTAGTACAAACATATCCGAAAAATGTTTTTGTCCGCCAATATACCAGCGTTTTGTTTCTATTAACTTTTCGATCTCATGATCAGGTTGATTAAAGAAATCGAAAATCCCTTCGCTTATAATTTGAAATACATTTTGATTGGCTACAAATATATTAGGAACAACTACCTCTTGATTTCCGAGATATAAAACGTTATATTCGCTTGCCTTATTATTATTGAGCAATTCATTCACGTCATTAAATAAGACGTTATCTGAATCTGAATAAATTATCTTTTCATATTCCGTTGTTTTCAAAAACTGGTTTATGATAATCCAGCGTTCATAGCAAAATTTCTCATATGACTCACTGTTGACAGAATAATGTTTATAATTAAAATTCGCAATCTGATAATCTTTGATATTATGAAATTCTAAATTATATAAGGCTGCATATTTTTTATTTTGATCGTCGCCTAGTAATATCATTTTTTGATATGGATTATGTTGTCTCGTTATTTTAAATGAATCATTCAAATAAAAAGAATCGCCTTTATGGACGTATATAATTGCACTCATTATGTATTATATATTAGAATTCGAAAGTTTATATTGGTTTTATATCAATAAGAAAATTGAATACAAAAACCTCTTTGTTTGGTATTTAAACATAAACTGCCCCTAATCATGGATATCGAAGATAAAATATCACCTCGAAGTCAACATTATGAACAAGCACTTCTTATTCCTGTCATGGAGCATATGATACGCTTGGTCGGATCACCGGACATAAACCCGCCTTATGATGAGATCGATGACGAATTTCGAAGGATAAAACGCCTCTTCAAAATGCATCCATCCAAAATTCAATTACGAAACACATACGAAATGCATTTTAAAGATACACCTATCAACTCTGCACTAAAGCGATTCTTGGTAAAGAAGGTTGTGCGGTCCGAATCCGGTGTTATGGTGGTGACAATTGTGACGAAACCCGGTGAAAATATCAAATTCTCATGTCCTGAAAAGTGTGCTTATTGCCCCACAGAAACGAATATTCAAGGCGTTCCGACACAGCCAAAATCATATATCTCTACGGAACCTGCTATGATGCGAGCCACCCAGAATAATTTCGATATCGGCGATCAAATTCGAGATCGTATTAAATCCTATCTCTTAACGGGGAACATCAGGAAGGATATTGAGAAAAAGAAGATGGAAGTGATTCTATCCGGAGGTACTTGGGATGTCATGCCAAAGTCGTATCGCGATGAGGTGATTTTGGACATTTACTATAGTTTCAATACGTTCTTGGATGTGGATAAGCGCCCCAAATTATCTCTACGGGAAGAAAAACTTATTAATCAAACGGCCGTATTCGGCGTTATCGGTCTAACGATTGAAACGCGCCCTGATTATGTAACAGATAAATCACTAATTGAGTATTTGGAATATGGCGTGACCCGCGTTCAATTAGGTGGTCAGAGCACACATGACGATATTCTATTGAAAATCAAGCGTGGGTGTACCGTAAAAAACATGAAGCAGGCCATTCGTAAATTAAAGGGCATAGGAATGAAAGTGGTTACGCACTGGATGCCTGATCTCCCTGGATCTTCACCCACTCGAGATAACGAAATGTTTGATATGCTAATCGATTCGCCCGATCTTCAATCAGATGACTGGAAGGTCTACCCTTGCGCTGTCATAAAAAGCGCGAGCGAGGATCTTATTATCAAGAGCGAAATCAATGATTGGTACGAAAATGGATCCTATGTTCAATATGCAGAAACGAATATTGAGGATCTGATTAATGTTTGTATACGTTTCAAAAGTAAGATTAGACCATGGATCCGCATCGAGCGCCTTATTCGCGATATTCCGACACAGTCGATCACCGCCGGATATTCCAAAGTGACGAATTTGAGACAAGTCATCCAGGATCGTATGAAAAAACAAGGTGCACAGTGTCAATGTATTCGTTGTATGGAAATTAAAGATAATGGGCATTTGCTCCATGTTGGTAAATTAGTCGTTCGTAAATATGCGGCTTCCCAAGGCATAGAATATCATATTTCGTATGAGTTCGAGAAAGAATATTGGACATGGTATTATCTGGGGTTTTGTATTTGGTGGATCATGAATGGTCTAATCGGGCGAACCGTATATTATGGAGGACATCGGGATCTTTATGCAGGGCTATTTGGGTTTCTACGTCTACGTATCGATCCGACGCCAGGCCTAGGATTAGTAAACGAACTAAAAGGTTGCGGTTTGATTCGCGAAGTCCATGTATATGGTCTTTCAACCAGCGTGGGCTCGACAATGGAAAAATCATCACAACATAAGGGGATTGGACAACTCTTGATGAAAGCCGCAGAAGATATCATCAAGAAACATGGCCTGAATAAGGCGGCCGTGATCGCAGGAATTGGATCCAGAGATTATTATAAAAACAAGTGTGGATATCAACTCGACAAATACTATATGATTAAGAATTTACAACAATAAAACACGCTATCGTTTTGCTTTATCGTTATTGATTTGTTCATCCTTTTTTACATATTGTTTTGACAAAGCATATTGACCACACGGACCACAATGATCTTCATTTGATAAATCTATTTTTTGAGTGGTTTTAATATCACAATACTCGTTGTTCCATCTACCCATTGGCTTAACTGGTTGTTTTGGTAATAAATTCTTTAAGAACGATAATATCGGTTTCATAATAATTATATTATAGTGTACTCTTTTTAAGCAATTTATCGAATAATTGTGCCCCGTAAAAAATTGAAATTCTTTCTTGTTGTTGTTTTCATGTAAACTAACATTCGAAAGCATCGAAAATGGCTGAATTTACTATCCCCAAAGTCCAACTGGAAAGAGAGTCCGTTGGCAATATTACGGAATTTACTTTATCTAACGAAAATCAAATCGCGAAAACCCACTCCGTCCGGATCACGAAGGGGACGGAGCAAATGTCCAAGGGGCAAGATTATACATATTCGGGCAGCGCGCTCACGGATATATTCGACGAATTTCATTATGCGTGCGTGTTCGATGGCCATGGTTCCGATAAGTGCATCAACTTTATACGGTCCATCCAAAAAGATGAAATGGATCAAATCATGCGCTCTCCAGATCCAGTTATGGCCATGGTAGACATAGTTCACCACATGGCCCATATCCAGAATTACGAATCGTCTGGCTCCACGATGTGCATGGCACGCGTCTTCAGTGACCGAATCGAGATCATCAACTGTGGCGACTCCCAGGCAGCCGTTTACAAAAATGGGGAAATGATCTTCTTATCGGAGGAACATAACGGATTCAATCAGGCAGAGTGCGAAAGGATATTGGCTATGGATCCGAGTATTTATTTTACGGATTCACGAAACATCAAGGTTATCTCTGATACACAAATCCGAACCATTCCCTCCAAATACATTCACTTTATGAATGGCTCTCAATTGGCTCTCACACAAGCACTCGGACATTGTGAGAGGACAGGTTATCATTCCACGGTTACTACCATTCCGATTGAACCGGGCCAAACGTATAAGGTCGTGATCGGCAGCGATGGTCTCTGGGATATGATGATGAGAGACAATGCGGAAGATATGAATCGTTTGGCAAACATGTCTGGTGAAGAGATCACGAGGGTTGCTGTGGACCGATGGCTTCAACAATGGGAAATGAGTCATTACGAAACGCCAGATATCGTGTCGTTTAGAGGAAAATATAGCCGTTCGGATTGTGACGATGTCTGTGCAATTGCTCTGGATATTCAGCCCTTGTAAAATAGTGTTTCCATATTCGATTTAGATACCATCATATATTTCGTTTCTTTATCCATCACACTATATCCAATTAAAAAATTATCTGACTTCTCAAAATAAACAAATCCTAACGTATATTCTACTGGATTTTTTTCAAAGGTAAATAACCTCGAACATCTCTTCAATTCAAACGTCTTTGCATCTAATACAACGACAATATGATAATAATAACGACGATTTTCATAACTCACCACATGACAAATAAACCAAATTTCGTCATTTATCAAAAGTCCGTTTGTAGATCCCCTAACCCTTTTGAAAAGCGAAGGTGTGGATATTTTATTTGTGATCTCTAATTCCGTGAGTGGTTTATTACGCTTATCGATTAATTTTTTAGAGTGGCTAATATGGTTTCCTACTGTGAGCGGATACCATTCATAGATCATTTTTACCTCGCCTTTTTCTGTGGGAAAGAGAACCCAATTCTTCTCTATTTTTCGTTGGTTCTCAATAGTTACAATATTAGATACTGTTTGTCTTGATTTTAAATTTACGATCCCCGATTCTACGGATACACCATCATCTACGCCGCGATTGGCCGAAAAATGGATTTTTCCATTTTTCGGTAATAAACGTATATCTTCTAGGCCAATATACATGCCATCATATATTTTATCATATCCTAATTCAAATTCGTTATTTAGCGTCCATTTGTCCTTTTCAATATCGATCACAGAGATGACGTTTTTCGTGATGACGTTTTGTTGGTTTATGTAGTTACCCGATTCATTAATATGATAATTGACAAACCGTGTGTTTACGATCAATTCGTTATCATCTATGCATATAGAAGGAGTACTCGGCACAAAAACAGAATTATCTATTTTTATACTCTTGCCGCAGTTTTGCAACAGTGCTAGGTTCTCTATATGAACGGCCATATCTTTCAATTGCCCCGTATAAAATTTATAATTACTTAATACATTACTTGAAATCGGGTCTGTAACAAGAGGATGCATGAGAACCTTCATACATTTTTGATGAAGATCGTATTCGTGGCGATTGATATAATAACCCATGATCGTCAGTTCATAATCGAGTTTATACTCATAGATATCATTATGTAAAAATAGAAAGTCGCGTGTTGTGTTCGTTTTGATCTGATAATCTGCCATTTCATAAAACTGATAAGCCAAACTATAATTACAATTTTGGCGATAATAGGATATCACTTCATAAAGGTTCTCAATTCTATTCGGATAATAGTTATAAGCCTCTAACCAATAGAAAACGGCATTGGGCATATCATTTAAATGTTTATAACAGTTCCCAATAGAGTAAAACGACTGCCACACTTCTTCTTTCCAGCCACCAATTTGCACACGTTTTTTAAATGTTTCGATTGCATTTTCATACTGTTTTGCATCACGATAACTATTTGCCAAATAGAAGGTATATCTCTCATTATTGGGGAGATCTTCGAGACCTTTCTTTAATAATTCAATATCTCTTTCGAATTTGTCGGTCTTACATCCGCCATCCCCAATATCATCAATAAAAAACACATCTTTTTGAAATGCATCGGTATATGAATCATCCTTTAATTTTATATATTCATGCGTCACACCCCAATATGAAAATAGAGGGTCGTTTTTGAGTACACGGATGTTTTTATAATAGAAGGATTCTGTGCCTTGATATACATAATAGGCGTCTTTTGTGAGTCCATCCTTGAGAGTTTTTATGTCAGTGGTTGGATTGATTTTCAATATCATATCCGCATCTAGTAATAAAATATAATCCGCATTTTCCATATCATTGCATTGTTTTAGCGCATAAGAACGATTGAACCCAAAATCGATAAATGCTTTATGAACCACTTTTCCAGGCACGTCTTTCTCTTTAAAAAAGGCTTCAATGATTTCTACGGTATCGTCCGTGCTTCCTGTATCACAAATACAATAGGAGTCTATCAAAGGGAGAACCGATGTTAGGAGTCGTCTAATAATCTTGCTTTCGTTTTTTACTATCATATTCAGGCATATTTTAGGCATATACGAATGATATTTGAATAGTAAAAAGAGGATCAAGGGTTTATATTTTTTTCGATGGATATATTAATCACGACAATTCAAAATGGCATTTACACGTTTTCATGATGATCCTCATAGAATAAAAAAGCAACTTGAAGCGAGTAGTTATGCAGGCAGATATTACATGGACGTCCCTGGACAAGGAGTGAATTTACCCTTTTTGGAAGATCCCAATATTCGCCTTCAAAAATGGGGTGCCAATTTACATAGAAACACAGTAAACTTAGAAAGCGATTTATTTGGCATGACCCGTCCTTATAACCGTGATTTGGTAGACCTGAATGATTATAAAAATAATATTGTCAATGCACCATCAGTTCAATATAGAAGCGAAAATCCCTTTGTAGAAGAGAGTAGAGCGACACACCCTGCATGGATGTATAAAGATTTAGAACAATCACATTGGGAATATCCATTTTTGAATCCCCAACATGGTTTAGAAAAAGGCTTTCATGAAAATATTCAAACACGCATTTTAGAGAAAGATTATTTTGTTCCCAAGATACCTATTGTCAACGGCATGAGCGAAACCGAATACTACTTATCTGGTCACACAGTATGTACTGGCGGAAAACGGGAATGTTCAAAGCGATAAAATGTATTCCGCAAAAATATTATATATAGTTAATATAATTATATATTATAAGTCATTATGGAATTTGCTATACCAGGCGTTGCACTTGCATTAGCATATGTTGTTACCAACCAGTCCAAAAAAAAAGAAGGTGAAACTTTCACGAATCGAAGTTTATTACCCAATGTAGATATTCCCAATCGAAATTATCCTGGCGAATATCCTATTGTATCTACCGATACCGATTTGACGTCTCAATTATCAACAACGAATCAATACGATAATGCAGGCGGAACCTATACTGATAAATATTTCAATCCTAACATGAATAATGCCAAACCTGATAATCAATTACAATTCTATTCTTTAACTGGCGATAAAGTGGACGCCAGTTATTTTGAACATAACAACATGGTACCCTTTTTCGGTAGCCATCTTCGTTCTCAAGTGGCCAGTGCGAACACGGCGGAAAGTATTCTTGATACCTATTCCGGAGCAGGTTCTCAAACAATCGTCAAAAAAGAACAAGCGCCTATGTTTTCTCCTCATGAGAATTTACAATGGGCTCATGGTGCTCCTAACGCAAGTGAATTTTTTCAATCACGTGTGAATCCTAGTATGAGAATGGCAAATGTAAAGCCATTTGCCGAGCAAACCGTGGCTCCAGGCCTAGGTTTGGGTTATACAAATGAGGGCGGGGCCGGATTCAATTCTGGAATGATGGCGCGTGATATGTGGATCGATAAAACCGCCGATCAATTACGTGTGGAAAATAAACCCAAGGCGACTGGATTAGGTTTATATGGGTTCGAAGGTCCTGCGAATAGTTATATCAAAACCAATGCCACCTATGAGCAAATGGGTATTATGGAAAAACATTTACCGGAACAAAGTTTTGCCCTTGATCAACGTGATATTAACAATGCATCAGGTCAACGCGATATTGGGCGTTTGTTTACTACCATGGGTGTGGGGTCAGCGAGCACTGCCCGTGCCGAACATATCGATCGCTATGTATCGCGCCCCGAAACTGCCATATCCTATAGTGGTATTGCGGGTGCTCAAAATCCAGCGAATTACGTGCCTGGCGAATATATGCCAAGTCATAACCAACAATTGGGCCAAGTTCAAATGGGCGTGGCTAACGCGAATGGACGCAATTATGCTACGGATGCGGATTATGAAATCAAGGCGAAAATGGCCTATCCGAATAACCGCACATCCAATCGTCAAGATAATTACTTTGGAATGGTGGGAGGCAGTTTGGGCGCTGCAGTCGCACCTTTATTGGATATGTTAAGACCATCTAGAAAGGAGAATGTCATTGGCACATTACGTCCTTATCAAAATCCCGGAACCACGGTTCCACAATCCTATATTTTCAATCCCGCGGATCGCCCCACCACGACCATTCGCGAGACGACGGAGAACTCGAAGTTCCATATGAACGTAAATGCCAATCAATTAGGGGGCGCTTATCAAGTTACGGATCAACAACCTGTGGATACGTATCGTCAAGAAACTAGTGATTTCTATTATGCAGGAAACCCTAGTGCAGGTGATGGGTCCAGACAGCCCACCTCCTATGTTGCGGGGTATAACCAACGTAATAATAATATTAAAGCGAGTACGATCGATGGATATATGGTACAAGGCAATATGTCATTAATGAATAGCGATATTAATATGCGGGAGGTCGCACGTGACGGCATGTTAAAGAATAATCGCGCTGTCATGGGAACTATGCCTGCTCAATCTCCTGATATTTCTAACTTTGGAAGAGTGGCCGGAAATAGTAATACCCTCTATCAAAACATTCAAATGGATCGTAATACACCTGATATTAATAGTGCCTTAAAATCGAACCCTTATGTGGTGGATTATAGAAGTGCGTTATAAAATATATAAATAAAATATAATTATTTATATATTATGGGGTGTGACTATTACATTCTAAAATTTTTGCGTATCCATTATAGCGATGTCGACTATTTAGAGATTGAATTAGGGAGAGAAAGGGGATATTATGACGACCTTCAGTTTGATGAAGATGCAGATGATTATGAGGAAAAAGTAAATGAGCATATTAAAGAGGTTTTAACTCCTAAAGAGGCACCTATTACTATATACATCAATAACAGTTTCAATAAATCATCGTGCGAATCAAAATACAAAACTCTTATAGAGGATGAATTGAATGATCACGACAAACAGTGGTCTGATGTGATAAAAGTGATCAAAGTAGAGGAAAGGCGGGAAAGGTAGACCCTTGAAACTCTATTTTGCATTAAAATGTATGTTTAATTTAGTTATGTCCTTGCTATTATCAATATTGATTTTAAATAACATTGGATTGTCAGTATCTGTATTCGCAATTCCAATGCTATTGAATTGATCGTCGTAAATTTTTCCCATTCGTATAATATCTATTTGATTTTTTGTCACAGTGTTCTTTGAGACATTTTCATTTTCGCCATCCTTCAGATATTTGAAAACTGGCCCTGATTTATCAAATGTCATTTTCAAATTAAATTTAATAGGAAACATGTCCTTTTTATGTTTGTCCTCACTAGGACCTCCTGGAATAGGAGCCGGTTCAATCGATATAATCGTTTCCTTTGTTGGATCCATGGTTAATGTGACGGCCGATGCATCATTCATGGTAAAATGAGATTCGGTTTTATCGAAATTCGTTTGTATTTGGAAATATCCATTGGGATTCGGATCTGATTGAGGTTTCGTATTATCTTTTAATATAATTTTTGCATTGATCATAACGTTTGTTCCTGTTGCAACATTCTCTATGGGCGATGCGCTCGTATTGCCCGTGACAGTGACATTACCTGCAATATTATCTAATCCCTCGCGCCCGACACTGTATAGAGAATTCAATAAAAAATAACCTAGGAAAAGTATCAATGCTAGATAAATAATTTTTAGATAGGAAGAATGTTTGGCCATATTTATGATAGAATGAGATATTTATTATGACACTAAATATTTCATCAACGTTTATTAAACTCTGGTTTCGATGCCAAAATCATAAGATGGTAGATTTTATTTAACATTGCCAGGCATTCTCTTGTGGTTCGGGGATAGTTTAGTTTTTCAATTACTTTTATGGCACTTTCGCATCGACTCACAAAATTAACGATCTCGCGGATTTTATCCGGTTTGCACATGGTTTCTCTGACTCTATTTCGGCATGTGCGCAAAATGTCTATATTGAATCGTTCTTCTGATTGATCGGGAATGCTATTCACAATATTATTATTTTTATAAATCTTGCGTCCTATATCTTCAATGTAAAGAGAAATGCATCTTGATATGGTTTTTAGTTTGGGGAGACGGACCTTCTTAAATAGGAATAGTTCCGACGCATATTTGCTATTAATTAATGTAAATCTCATATTCGGTGTATATAAGAATTCCCAGATATATCGAACAATATCTTCGGGCATCGAATTCAACCTTATCAATGCGAATTCTTCATTCTTCCTTTCCCTTGCATCTAGTGTTTTAGAATGACGAACCATTGATTTTTTCCGTTCTACGGCATCTTCTATTTGTTTAGACTCGTTCGTTAGGTTTTTGCGACATTCTGATATCAATGTGGAAATATGATTTTCCATAATATTCAAATATTGCTGCCGATTCAAATTGGAGTTCCGTAAAGCATCGATATCTTCAATTCCCTCCTTAAAATATCTCCACTGAATCAAAGTGTATTTTATGGAGTTGTTTTCGCATAATTTATTAAACTTTCTCGTTAATGTGTTCTCTATATACGCCTTGTCTCCAACACCTTCGTATTTTTGATGCGTCGTTTCCAATTCTTCCATTTTTTGTCCTAATGCGTTTTGACATCGTTCATGATCAATTTTTTCCAGTATCTGTATCATAAGAATGTAAGATAATAAATAGCGCCAATTGCACTTGCGTATGCTAATACCCAAGTGGCAATATTTAAAGCATTGTTACAGTAATCGTTTTCGGGCGTTTCTAAATCTTCTAATTGATTTAATGAAACGTATTCTTCAAATAAAGGGGGGTGATTGACGGTTCCGTACATAATAGTTTTATAAAATGGTTAGGTTTTATACTTATTTTATAAGTATATTATAAGAGCCTATGATTATTAAAACAGAAGAAAAAAATGGTATAAAAGTTTATACCGTTAAAAAAGATTATGATGATGCCGTTATGGAACGTAAATTAAATAAATTCATAAAACCCGAGCATATAAAAACGATTATACGCGACGATGCCGATGTTTTTACCGAAGAAGGAAAACTTTTACTCAGATTTAGAAAGAAAGTCTTGAATGCCGAACACACCAAAGATTTTTATGAAAATATTAAGGCGTTTGCTAAGAATGTCAGTTCGAATCGCGGTAATGCCACTGGTAGTAAAACGAGACATATTGGCACCAATCCCAAAGTGATGTCCAATATATTCGGCTATTTTGATAGATGGTCACCATCTCAAAAACTAATATTCAAGAAACTAGGTAAAACACCTTCGGTTTCTGTGAGAGAATGTCGTTTTAATCAGATGTATCCTGAGAAGTATAAAAAAACAATCCCTCTCATCCAAGACATTGATCGTCAGTATGAAAAATTAACGCCTGACCAATATAAAGCGCAGCGTAAAAAGGCCAATGAAACCCATTTCAAAATTCCCGATACTTCATTTACTACGGTAACAACAAATATGAATTATCAAACATCAATTCATACTGATAAGGGCGATGATGAAGAGGGGTTTGGTAATTTAGCCGTGATCGAAGAAGGAGATTATACAGGCGCCGAAACCTGCTTTCCTCAATATGGCGTGGGCGTAGATGTGAGAACCGGCGATATTTTATTTATGGATGTCCATGAGCCACATGCCAATTTACCCATGCATAAAAAAGATAAGGACACTATTCGTTTATCTATTGTGTGTTATTTAAGAAAAAAAGTATGGTTAAATTCCAAGAATAAAACACGTAAATTCTATGAAAACCACAAACGCACAATGAAAAACATGAAGGGTAAATAAATTCGTTTATATTTATTTATTATTATATACGAATTAGATATATCATGAGCACCCAAGAATTCCTTTTTTCGGATCCCAATTCATCTTATCAGATCACATTAGAGAATAATATTATTTTAACTCTTCAAATAGTAACCAATTCCCTCGCTATGATTTTTTTTAGGGATAGCCAAGGAAATGTAACCGACGTGCCACCCGCACTCGCCATTTATGGATATGATCCAGTCACGAATGTAAAAAAAGAAATATATACCATGCCCGGAACACATCAATATGGATTATGCTGGACGGATAATTATACAATCTCCTATAAAAATCAAACTGTGTTTACTATCACAAATAAACGTGCTTGGGATCTGTCGGCCAATAGCCCCATCACACCATATTCTCCATAACTTTGATTTACCATCCTCTACCCCAGCAGAACAATCCAACGAAAGTTTTACCATCGGGGTCGGTCAACGTACCATAGTCATTACGATAAGCCTCATAGTCATGAAACTCATCGTATCCCTCATCCTCTTCATCGAGAGGCGCTTCAGTCATATCCTTGGGCCAAGACGTATGAAATGGACCCTCATATACCTTTCCGTTTGCAAACGTCATTGTCCCATAACTGGGCGATCCATCATCATTAAGATCGCCATCAAAATAATCGCCGTTCGGATACACCTTCGTGTGTTGTTTTTCCACTTCAGGCTTCTTCCATGCCATAGTTTGCATGGAGGGCGTGTTGGTAGAAAGCGACGGGAATTGATCCGGGGTCAACTTAACGAGAGGCGCTCTATTCTTCTGGAAAGAGTTCTTGGTGATTTTGCTCATGTTGCTTGCTTTTGTTTAGAATATATTTGGAATGCTTTTAGTTTTCAATTTTTTATCGGCATTATATAAATAAATGTCTATTCCAAGAGTTGTCGGTGAAGGAACCTATGGATGTGTTCTAAAACCGAGTTTAAAATGTAAAGGAAAAAAAAATATATCGTATGAGAACAAAGTTTCAAAGGTCATATCCAAATCAAATGCAAAAGATGAATTAAAAGAATATGATAATGTGGATAGAGCGGATAAAAATGCCGATTTTTATTTAGGAAAACCAGAATCTTGTAATATCGATGAGAAACTAGTTTCTAATACGAATGCTATTCAACAATGTAAAATAGGTAATGATGTATTACAAAAGTTAAATGCGTACAAACTCATTTTGATGGGCGATGGTGGAGTAAATATTGTCACTTATGCTGAATCCGTAAAAATGTGGGTGAAAAAAGAGGTGAATACTAGAAGATGCGAGATCTTTGCCTTGGAGGCTCTTCGATTATTTGCAGGGCTTATTAAATTTAAAGAACATGGTCTCATACATCATGATCTCAAACCACAGAATATTGTGTATAACGAAGAAGAAGAACGCCTGAATTTCATCGATTTTGGTGTGATGCAAGATAAACCGAAATCTATTGCTGCCGCTAGAAGAAGTGGGTTTCGTTTCAGTATTTTTCATTGGTCTTATCCATGGGAATGTCAATTTTTAGATATGCGTAGTTTTACCTATTTAAAATCAAAAAACTCTTCGCAGCGAGCAGCGACGATTGATAAAGATATTAACGATTTTGTGAATCGAACACAAACTAGAACGGCTCAGCATTGGCATTGGTTTTTTGGTTATGCATTAGACCCTGATATGCCAAATCGAGACGAATATAGATCGCTTAGAAGTATATATTTTAAAGATTATAGAAACTTCTTAGGCAGTAGTTTTGATTATATGCCCTATGATGGATTTGTGGAGAAATGTTTAGATACAGTCGATATTTATGGATTAGGATTTACGTTGATGCATTGGCTAATACATGCAGAGAAACATTTAGATAGTGACTTTGCGGCTAAAATATATGCTTTGTTTTATCAAATGCTCACACCTGATTTAAATGCGCGTTTACGCATTGAACAAGCGACTGCTCAGTATGAACATATCCTTATTGAAAGTGGGCTATTGGAAAAACATAAGAAGGAAATCCAAAATCACATTGTAGTAGATGCTGGAAAACCACAAAAACCCGATATTATGAAACAATTGGATAAGGCGGGTGTGGATTTGCCAATGCCAAAGGAAATTGCCGAACTGGAACCAGGTGAAGATCCGTGTCCAGATGGGAAAGAACGAAATCCTAAAACAAGACGCTGTATCAATACATGTAAACCAGGATATTCTAGAGATGAAAACTTTAACTGTAAGAAGAATAAAACGGCAAAAATGGCTCCTATTAAAAATGTTGAGGCAAAGGCTTGTAGAGACGATCAAGAGCGCAATCCGAAAACAGGCCGTTGCGTAAAACTTTGTAAACCAGGCTATTCTAGAGATGCGAATTTTAACTGTAAAAAGAATAAGACCATAAAAAATAATAAATTTTTTAAAGAATTAAAACGATGCAATGACGATCAAGAGCGCAATCCGAAAACCGAGCGTTGCGTAAAAATATGTAAACCTGGATATTCTAGAGATGCCGATTTTAAGTGTGTCAAATCGAGATAAATGGTTTTGCTATGTCATATACTCCATATGACATAGTATTTTTCAAACTTCTTATACAAAGCGATTTACGCAGTCATTGATTTTTCTACACTCATCTTCTGTAAACATCTTTCGCTGATTGGCGATTTTCAAATAAATCAATAGCACATTAAATGCGTTATTTACTTCTTTAAATCTGGCCTCTTTTTCTTGTATTTCTGGATCGACTTGTTCTTCGATTTCATGAGTAATATTGTTTTGTTCTTGTTCTTGGTCCTGTTCTTGTTCTTGTTCTTCTTCATGCAATTCATTTTCTTCGTCGGAATCATCTAATGTCACACGGCTTTTATGTTGTGAGTTGCCCATAAAATAATTTATAGTATCTGTTTATAAATTATTTTACCTAATTTTCCTTATTTCTAATCGTTTTTCTCTTGCCCGTCTTGGTTCTCTTTTTCGTTTTATTCTTTGGTTCGGCCATCTCTTCCTCCTCGGAACTGTTAGAAGACATCTTCTTTAATTTTACCTCTGTCATTCCATTCTTTCTATGGAAAATGGTAATGATATCGGGATATGTTTTTTTAAGATAGGCGGCGGCCTTCTTATTCATATCGAACCGATCTTTACCTAAACCTCCTACAGAATTGAATTTTGTCTTTGGAGTTACATTATTGTACCTTAGAACTCCGCCATCCTTCTTAAAATAGAGTATGGATTGCTCATAATCTTCCTTCCCTTCTGACTGCTCAGAGGGTTCCAAATCTTTATCATGGCGATTAATAAATCCACGCAACACCCCAATGATGAATTTTAAATCTGTGGTCACCTTATCCTTCATAAAAAAGGCATTATTTACGGGATAAATACCCCATATAAATAATTTCTCTTGGTGAAGGCGTTGAAAAGCCTCTTTGAAAAACTTATCGATATCCGTCATTTTGGTTAACTTGGTAGAACTCTGAAATTTGAAAAGCGCTTCTACATCATCATCGATCGATACAACATGTTCGCCTTCTTTGAAATATTTTACCATAAATTTACGCTGGTTGGCGATGCCCTTTACACCGACTACGAGTTTATGGTACATGCTTTTGGGGATTTCTTTTTCATAGATCTCCTTTTCTTCCTCATTGGCTAAAAAGATATAGATTTTCGATGGACTCACGCCTCCATCAATAAGGGTTTTTAATGATTTTTTTTCTAATATTTCATGTCTTTTATATGTGGGAATTGCTACTACGTATCCTGGCATTCTAATTGTATAGTATATCGTTATAAATTATCTTGTTTCTAAATGAAAAAATCTAATATGTCTAAGTCTACTATCCCTTTATAGTTTGGCATAATCATAAGCCTTATCTGTAATCAATATGCTATCAACATCGTCCACACGAATATTGTAAAGCACGGGATGAATTTGGTAAGATTCCTTATCATATTCCGCGACTTGTAGTTGTGTGATCCGATTGTTATTTTTTTCGATGTTTGCGATATAGCATTGCTTCAACCTTCCGTGAATATTACAATAAATATGCCAGCCTTGCATCAGTATATCGTGATAATCGTGTATATTGATAAAGTTTACATAGACGCACTTTTCTTGTCCCCATGACTTATTCCCGCGATTCACATAATCATATGTGATCACGCGAATAGTTCCTTCATAACGCTTGTTCGCGTTTTCGTATTTCGGCCTCACGATGACTGAGTCGTTAACAGAAAGATTATCGATAGTTGTTCTCCTGGGAGTCATTATGAAGGAATTCTTTTAGTTTACTATAGATTGTGTATAGAAATCATATTCAATTTTTTCTATTGGGGCAAATTAGGCTAAAAATTGAATACCTTTTCGTTCGTTCAAAACTTGTAAACAAACCAATTATGGATCCACCAACTGTACTACAAATTGCTAGGAGCGCTTTGTCCCCCTATGTCACAAATTGTAACACCGGAAATGTATATGAGATTTGGCATATTCTGGTTCTCGTTCGTCAGATGGGTCTCACGAACGAAGATATTACTACATTGGATTCCATGTTTCAGAACATGGAATCCCTGGGGCGTGGTAACATCGGCACCGTGGCCAATGTTGCCAAGATCCTGGCTGTCCCAGTGGGCGCTGGACTCCGGTTTCATGGACGCCCTATCAAAAACATTCGAAACGCCACGCAGACCGATGGCGATGGAGGCACGGGCGATTTGATCCTAATTTGCGATGACGACAGTGAGTTATCGATTAGTGTAACTGGCAAGATCAATGTGAAAAAGATCGAAAAGTGCCTCACAAATCCATCTTGCCGGCGCTTAGGTTGTAGCGATGCCGAGATGGCCTTGATCAAAGAGATCGAAAAGGCTGCTCCTGCAGAACTATTGGTCGAGTTGATCGGCAAATTCGGGGCGGATCGAACTATGTGGCCATCCACGAAGCGACTCGTTACTACCACCGCAACGAGTTGTGCGAATCGTGCGGCACAGATAACCGTAGACCGTTTTAACAGTCTTGCAGATGAAGATAAGCGCCGAATCATGAATGACGTACACCACCTTGAGCGCGCACCAGCGGATTATCTTTGCATCGTGAATCGGAACAAACTCATATACTACCATTTTGGAGCGCCCACGATGGATAAGGATACGTGGATTCCCAGGGCCGTCGTGCGCGGCATATATATCGATGTCTTCCACGAAGAAAAACAAATCTCTTTCACACAGGTCAAGTTCAATAATGGGATCGGGAGTTCTTTGCGTAGTTCCTGGAATCTCAATGCCATGTTAACGAATCTTTACAACATGACCTTGATCGCTAGCCCGTTTGCTTAGAATAGCGGTTGCCCAAGGATCAAAAACCTAGCACACCGTTCAATCATTGTAACGTTTACTGCATTTCCTATTTGTTTAAATACTGTTTTTTCATTGAATTGAAATCCATCCGAAAAGGATTGGAGGCGCAATAATTCGCGCGCCGTGAGTTTCCTACTCTCCGGGCCATAAATGGGTGTCGTATTCATGGCTACCAAAGTCGGGATATAGTTCAACCGTTTTACGCGAATTCCTGATGCGCGTGGCGTCCATAGTACATTTTGCATGCAATCGGTTGGCAATGCATCGCCTGCTTGCCATTCGAATTTCCTCACTGCTCCTATCCAATTTGCACATTGTCTAGATTCTTGTAGCCATGGCTCCAATAGTGCTTGGTTCGTTCGATAAAACTCCCGATTCTTATCTATCCAATTCGTATACTTTTGATAGAATGCTGGATCAGCCCCATTATTTTGGTTATCCCACCAATCCGTCCAAATCGGATACTTCGGAATAGCAATGCCATGTTGTATACAAAGTCTTATGAATGTATTCCATACTTTTTCTACATCCTTCATTTTGCCATCGATGACATGTTTATCGTTATAATCCTTTTCGCTCGGTTTGACAACCGTGCTAATCATTTTCGTGAGTGTGAGTTTCGGATCCTTGGGGATTTCTGGCAGTGTGTGTAGTGGCCCCAAATCCTTACGTTTACACATGATAATCACACGTTCCCTATTCTGTGGGATATTAAAATGCAACACATTCAAGATGAGCGGTTCCACATAGGTGTGATATCCCAGCAATTCAATATTGTCCTTGATTACCTTCCATGTGTTTCCATCATCATGTGACGATAAATTGCGCACGTTTTCTAAAATTAGATACTTGGGTTTATGATGTTGCGCAATTTTACAGATCGTAAAGAATAAGTTGCCGCGATCATCATCGAAACCGCGCTGTTGCCCCGCTTTCGAAAAGGGTTGGCAGGGGAATCCCGCACATAGAATATCAAAACGTGGGATTTTGGCGATATCTACTTTCTTAATATCCCCGTCGGGTTTCATCCCGTAGTTTTTCTCATATACTTTACGACATTCCTCATCTTTATCTGATGCATAAACACACTGAAAATGGAGTTTGGAAAGTGCTTGATGGAAGCCACCGATGCCACAGAATAGATCGATGAAACGTGTTGGCTTAGGTACCTTGATCTTGAAATGTTGATTTGTATAGACGATTGCGTTTTTGATATCTGTCATTCGTTTTGTATTGATAGAATAAAGAGATCTTATTATATCAATTTTTTAACGATATTCGTGTATTGAAATAATATGTCAATAATCCTTGTAGCAAAGCAAACACGCACATTACCACCACAATTTTTACCCAATCTTTTTTGCTGGGTAGATCTAATTTTGTTTCTCTATCGCTAAATTTACCAATGTTATAGTGAATCAGATTCTCAAAAAGGTTTACGAATAAATATACGAAAAAAGATATAGCAATGACATGGAAGGCCGCTCCTGAAATAATAAACATTATATAGTAATACAGTGTTTATAAAAATTGAACTTGGTTTAATAAAGAATATAATTCATAACTCAATCACAATGCCGCTTTATTTTGGACTTCCTGTTACCTGCGCCGAAGCATTACGTCTATTTGGTTTAGATTTTGAAGACATAAAATACGAAACAATGCAAAAAAATAAGTTGACGGAGAATATGTACATGGATTGCTACTTTGTGGATTACTTGACCTCTTTCTTTAAACGTCAACAAATGGACATGAGAATATTTTACACAGATAAAGGACAATGCATTGTTGGTTATGAAATAAAAGAGGTATCCGTGTTTCAAAAGAACTTTATTAATGTTGACCACTTCCTAATTCAACTTGCGAGTTTGAAATCTTTGTTCTCTACAGAAACTGAGAAATGGAGATCAAATTTTAGAGAAGTTGTATTGGAACATTTGGAAGACGAACCTGAAACTGTCGAATTTCCAGAACCTTATATTATTGAATTTAATAATTAATCAGTGTTTACGTAAAAGCCATGAGTTTATCATAGTGCAATTGTGTCTCCTTAAACCCGCCGATGAACTGGCCCTTTAAAAAAACCATGGGGAACGTACGATACTCCTTTCCTATTTTATTTTCGATAAACTTCAAAAACCCTTCTTTATCTTCGATCAAGTACTCATCACAATCGATCATATTTACCGATTCATTTTTTAGAAGTGTTTTTGCTTTCGTACAGAAAGTACATCCACTCTTCGTATAGATCGAATATCCGTCCTTGGATGGCTCTTCGAAATCCATGTTTATATATTGTATTGTCGATATATTTTTATTAGGGTTTTTAGATTATGTTTTGTAAGTATATATAATAATAATAATCAATGGAATCAGCACCACCAACAAAAAAATCAAGAGATGGCGTAGGAACTCAGACTGCGGTCGGCGCTGCTTCTGTGGACGGACAAGGTCCATATGGTGATGGACTGAATTCTGATCAGGCTGATGCAGCCGCCGATGCCGCTTCTCAACAAACAAATTTAACATGTTATACACCTGACGATTTCGTTGAATCACAGAGTGTATTCTATGGTGATCAAACATCGCCAAGAGCGAATGTTGCACCATGTAGAGTGAAAGTCGATGAATTTTTTTATATAGACCCCAAAACTAATACCAAAACAAATTATGAAATACTTATTCCAAAAGAAGAAATACCAAGAATAATAGAAACAGCACAACAAATGTCGCCATTGTTAATCGACACACCTGATGACCGAATATATGAAAAAATAATTGTTCGAGAACCCTCATCACCAAGAATATACACATGGTTATTGATAGCAGAATTAGATACAAATGGAGCACCTTATTCAATATTATTACTAAGCGAAGTTAAGTCTCGACAAGAAATCGGAACTGCGCATTTAGATATGTATAATAGTTATAAAGGACGAAATGGGAGACCGCCATATCGTGTATATTTAGCAGGGGAATTAAAAGTAGAAAATATTGGGGGTGTAAACCATCTAACTTTTAATTTCCTTTCTGGGACGTTTATGTTACAAAAAACAATGGCCAATCCTATAAATGTTGCCAATAATTTTATAAATCTATATCTAGTAAGTTCTTTCCCCGGATTTGTAATATCATTTGATAGATCAAATAAGACATTTATAAACCCAAATAAAGGAATTGCCCCAGATGAAATGCAGCATTTACAGAATCTATTTACAGACACAGACTTTTTAAGAGTAAAACCTGCCAAAAATACAAAGCCAGCCCGACCTATATCAAGGGGTGGATCCAAAACAAAGAAACGTAAAACTAAGAAATCTAAAACAAAGAAACGTAAAACCAGAACAAGAAAATAGTGGGGGTTAACATCGCAATAAGGGTTTCTCGCGCTGTTCTTGTGACCAGTGCGCCTTATTAATATACAAATATTGACTTTCCGGATATTTAAAACAGAAGCCCCCCTCATAATCAATTCCATAAGAACGATATTTATGACCATCGATTTCAAAGGATTTATTGTTGGCGAGGTTCTCGGATGTGCCATATTTTTCTTTGTGGATCGATCGTATTGCCCTTGTAAACACGGCAGGCCCCGTCATTGCATGGATGTCATTCGGATAACGATTGTTTTTGATATTATCAACAATAGAATCAATGGTTCTCTTTAATATGGGATGTCCCTTATTAAAAACCAGCGCCCATTGTAAATACCATTCAAGATTTCCCTCCAAAGAAACTATCGCATCGTCATCTGGGTTCATAAGTTGGTCGAGTGGCTTCAAAATGGATGAGTCCATATCCAAATAGATACCTCCATATTTATATAACACTAAATAGCGCCAGAAATCTACTTTGGCGACAATAATATTGAGGCGGTTATAACAGTCTATAATATCGGCATCAAAATTATTGGTTACAAAATGTGTCATATCATAATCTGTAAATAAATGAAATTCATAATCGGGATTCATGGTTCTCATTTCATACATTTTTCTTTGGATTTGCGGATGCACGTCGATGGTGTGCCAACTTTGGTAAACGACTTTTGGAATGCCCATTAGCATAGCAATAAAAAATGGGTTTATACTATTTTATTTGTAATTATTTGACCTAATTCGTCGAGAACAATTTACACATATTGATCGCCTCCCTATTGATGCCGGGCTTCTCAAATAAGCGCGTGATCATTTCATCATCACGAAACCGGATCGTATAATCCTGCTGAATATTATTTCTACCGATGCGCCCCATCGCTTGAAGTGTCTTTTGTTGTGTCATATTCGTCAAGTCCTTACCAATAAAGCCATGGCAAAACTGATAGTTGGTTCCATACACATAATCCGTCGACGCAATAATGATAAACAGCCGTTGTTGTTCCGCCAATTGCTTCATGATTTCCATATATTGAGGGTTGGGAATATCTGTAAACATCCCAATGCCCAACATGAGCAGTACCTTAAAATGGTTTTCGATATTCAGACCCATGATGGTTTTTGTCATATCCTCGCCAATATTCGAAACGAATGCATTTTCGTGTATTTCGGAACCCGGTGCCCATATTTGTTGATGGGGTTTCGTGTTCGGAACGTACATCGGATCCAAAGCCACGGACCGGATCTCCTTTCTTAGTTTATTGATTTCGTCCATCCATGCCTGGGATTCATTACATAGCCGACCACTTTCTCTCACCGCCGTCTTCGAGTCCTTGGCGTTTTGTGAAGTATCCGTTTTTGACTCCTTGGCCAAAATCTGGCTTTCTAGTGCATCGATCCGCTTAGCGATATCCGCATTCTTATCGATCTTGACAAGTAAATTTTGGAACACGGATGCCGCAATATTGGATTGCTGGATATAAAATGCACCAATCTTGGATACATCCTCGGCCAAGAAGATGGTGGGACCATCAGTCAGCGTATATGCATCGGATGTAGTGATTTGAATTCCTGAAGGTGTTGTCGTTTTTGATGGCGTACACACGCTCGAAGTTCTAGATAACGCGCCTCCTTGTTTCGCGCCGGTTTCTTGAGTGCTTTTCGATTTAACTATCAGTGGTGCAGGGGCATTACTGTTAAATTTGCGCTTCCTGCTCATTTGACATGTCTTATAAATAAGATCCCAATTCTCACTCTTTATGTGGAGTAGCAAATTCAAGTAGTACTCCTTCAAACTATTCATGGTAATATCCGTGATCTTCCCCGCAAAATAAGAGTCGATCGAATATCTTTCCTCCATGAACCTGTTTTCGTTGATATATTCGACGAATTGGATGATCTCTCTCAAATCGAAATATCTCAGTAGTGTCTTGTTTTGCTCACAGTAACGAGCGCAATCCAACATCTCACTATGCTCACTATACATATAGTGTGGCAATATGCAATAGCCATCTTTGTTTAGAATGGGAATCGATTTCCTACAGTCGAAACTGGTTATCGTATGGAGAACCGCGCCATCAAACTTTTCCCGGAAGTCATCGAAAATTGGGTGAATTTCATCCATGGAAGGCAACGTAGCACAAGAGAGGACCATCGTGGGAATACGATTTTGAGACCAGTTTTGATGAATCTTTTCATGGAGTGCATGATCCTCATAATCCATCGTGATCGTGGGCTCATCCCAATAAGTAATAATTGTCTCCGCTGGATTAAATGCTAGCATATAATGCATGGCCGTGATATAGGACTGGACATCACAAATCATGATCTCCACGTTATCTCCCACACTATTATCTACCTTTCCAATCCCACCCGAACGGCGATTTTTGGTATAGTTGATCGCCGAGAAATAATGGAGACGGATATCGGATGCCGTTTCACACCCAAACGCAAATGCCACTTTCTTCTCCATCGAAATCGCGGACTTGGCTAGAGCAAGTCCAATATGACGTGCTACACAAACGAAAATGATACGATAACCACAGGATAGGCCGATAGGTGATAGGGTTTTTCCAGTGCCCGTGGGTGCCGTATATAAGATCAGTTTAGGTGCGAATGTCGATGTGTCGCTAGGAGGCCTGCAAACCGTATATAGTTCCTTCTGATGCTTAAAAAGGGCGCGATCCTCGTATTTCAAAAGGTAGTGATTCTTTTCGATGAATTCATAGGCGTTCGTAATGATCTCGCTCGCCTTCGTGAATCCATTCACAAAAGTCACGACTTGGTCTACGAATTGAACCACGTAGCGGTTTTGGTTATGAATCGACGCCTTCTTCAACTGTAGAATGGTATACAAGTAAAAGGCGTATTTTTGTTTTCTTTTTATGATTTGCTTCATTAATTCTTTTGTCAGATCCAACAGTAGGTACTCAAAAATGTTAGGCTTGTTCAACTGGATATTACTCTCCAAATTTTGGATACGAATAGAATCCGCGCTTTTCAATGATTTTAATTCGCCACCACTCGCGAAACTGGCCATAAACTTAGATAGGGGGGTATCCTTTCCATATTTATCAATGATATGCTGGACATCCTTCTCAAAATACTTCTTATAGAGAAAGTACTCGGTTTCGGGCGTCTGCTCGATCTTAATGAAGGAATACATCGACTGCTTATCATTGGAGTGATAGTTTACATCGCTATAACCTTGATTCATCAGGGCGAGAATCTTTTTTTCATTGTCCGAAACAGGAATCTCGATGGTTTCCCATTCGCGTTTCGTTAATTTATTCTGTGTCAAGTCCATGTTGAATGTATTGGCGTTCTATAAGGTTATTCATAAAATAACTTTATGTTGGTTATTCAATTTTTTCGTAGAGTATCAATATTTTCGATAAACCAACGGATTGTATCTTTTATACCCTGTTCTATTGGCGTAAATTCGAAATCGGGGAATAATTTCATTAACTTTTCATTATTCGCCGTCTTTTTATATTGGCCATCCGCCGATTCCTTATCAAAAACCATACGATGTTCGTACTCGAAATTTTTCGCTATTATTCTGGCAACATCCTCGATCGATACTTCAGCGCTTTCCGGAACGGATAAAATAATTGAATCCTTGAATACGTGTGGTGCGTAGAGAACCGCCAATATGAGTTTTGCCAAATCGACGGAATAGATAAATTGTCGAAGCGGCTTCCCGGAGCCCTTGATCACGAAATCCTGGTCGGCGTTTTTCGAGATATAACATTTATGAATCAATGCAGGGAGAACATGCGCGTCTTCCAAATGAAAGTTGTCGTGTTTTCCGTAGATATTGGTGGGAATGATACACATAAAGTTATCCCCATAGTTCTCATTATACATTCGGCAATGTATCTCTAACATCCTCTTCGCATAGGCATAAGCATCATTGGAAAAATGTGGCGGACCATCATGTAACATTGTTTCATCGATGGGATACGTGGTCTTATCGGGAAAAATACAAGTCGATAAACAGGCCACGAGTTTTTTTACTTTATAATCATGGGCGCATTTCACGACATTATAATTGATCACTACGTTTTTCTCGAACATCTCTACTTTATTATTCATGTTTTTATATAGACCCCCCACGCACGCTGCCAAATGGATGACAAATATGGGTTTATGATCTTCAAACATCCGTTTTGTCTGGGCAAAATCTTGTAAATCGTATTCTTTGGAGGAAACGAATACAAAGTTGGATGTGGGATATTGTTGTGATATCTCACGAATTGCCGATCCAACCAAGCCAGAACCGCCTGTTACTAATACCGTTGTCATTATTATATAAAAATTGGTTTGCTTTTTATATAATTTGTGCATGGATCTATATATCATTATTCGCTATTGGGTCGCAAATGAGTCATAAATTGATCAATCATAATATACATTTTTGAACCGAAAATATCGTCGCGATATTCGATTGGCTCCTCTTCCAATGAATATGCACCATATTCTTGTTCCGTGTCGACCGTCACATCATAGGTTACATCTACTAAACCGTTTGGATCAATTGCGATATCTGCCTTTCTATATTCTTCTTCATCTTCTTCTGTTCTAAACACATTCTTTTCTTGGTAGAACTCGTCCTCATTACGCTCCTTAAAATAATCCATGATTTCGCTTAACATCTCTTTGGGACAGTCCTCCGTGGGCACCAAAACGCCCTGTTCGTCATTCGTAACATGAACGGACGGTGAATAATCATGTTTCAATAAGATTTGCCAGCGGTCATGGTATCTGCGGTTCTTTTTGGATCCATGATAATAATGGCGAATCACACCAGGAACATAACCTAAACGCAATGTTTTCACGCGCTCTTGAAAATCGACCACGGACTCCTTATAATCTTCCGTAGACGCATCATTGATTGACTTAAGTCCATGCCTCACTAAACAAAGGGCCATAATATTATCTCCCGAGCCTAAGATTCCACGTTCATAAAGCCCGCCCATTTTCTCATATGCCTTTCTCGTACATGCCCATCCATATCCTGGATGCCAATAACGGGTGCTTTGTTTGGCATATGGCACGCCCTTGGTAAATTGATGCCCAAAACTCGTAAATACATTCATCGTCTCTTCGTTTTGATCCATATCCACGCAATGACTAAACACTTGCACAATATCTTTTGTGCCATTTAAGATGCGGAGGGTGTCTTTTGCCCAGGTGGGGTTCTCAAATTCCACGTCGGAATCGATCCATGCCACTGCCTTCCAATTCTTGGGAAGTAATTTTTGTATGCCCAAATTGATCATATTCTCCTTATGCCAGATGGGCGTTTCAGTACGAATCTGTAAATGACGTTTGTTTTTGTGATCCGTAATGATGAATCGTTGTTTCTTATAGGCATATTCGACAACATATAAAATAACATCGGTTTCTTCGAGTTCCATGCGTTGAATAAATTCACGGATTAAAATATATCGTCTTGCATATAAACAAGGGTTGGATATCGTTAATACAACATGAAGTTTATTTTCAATGGGTTCATTATTCGCAATGGCCTCTTTGATTATATTCCTCTTATACTGAATATCGTCAATTTCGATGTTATTAATAATTGTCATATAGACAAAAACTATATATTAGTATCTATATATTTTTACTAAAACAATATTTTCTAACGCATATTTACAAAAGTGATCAAAAAATATATAAACGGGCGTGTTTAGTATAGTAATAGTGTATGTTCTCAAATTTATTTCAAACCACCTATAAAAAAATATCCTTTGAAGATCTACAGATTGCCATTCAAAACTCGAGTCAGCATATTATTATTAATACTCTTCCTGCCAATGAACAGGATTGTCTTATTAAAAACACGCTTCCCTATCATCTGGAGGAGAAATATATTAATGAATTATTGAATCAATATGAACTCCGGACCCGGCAAATTTTTATATATGGTAGAAATTCGAATGATGATACAGTAGAGAAAAAATATAAGCAGTTGACGGGTCTGGGGTTCTCCGAAGTATATATGTATATGGGTGGAATGTTTGAATGGATGCTTCTTCAAGATATCTATGGCAAGGACGAATTTCCGACATCAAGTAGGGTTCTCGATATTTTAAAATTCAAACCCACATCGGCTCTACGAAAGAATTTTTTATTGTGATCAAAATTTCTGCACCTATTATAATGAATTATCAATTACTTTTAATATTAGCAATCGTCATTATAATTCTCGGGTTCATAATTTATAAACTCAATGAAATCAGTAATCGTGTAACTGTGAATAACAATTTAGACAATTCTACTTCAACTTCCGTCGTGAAATATGAAAAAGAAAGAATACCAAAAATTATTATTCAAACCTGGAAAACAGAGTCAGTCCCACAGCGTTATATGCAACTTATTGAATCTATAAAAACGAATAACCCCGATTATAAATACCTATTTTTTACTGATAATGACATTGAGGAATTCTTAAAACAACACTATACAGAATATTACAAAACATATTTAACTTTACCAATAAAGATCCAACGCATAGATTTTTTTAGATACATTGCAGTTTACCATTTTGGTGGATTCTATATGGATTTAGATATGCATTGTTTAAAAACGTTTGACGATTTATTGAAATATAATTGCGTGTTTCCCATTGATGAATATATTAGTAGGGGACTGTGTAAACACCCGAGATATAAATCATATTGCAATAAGGGTTACTATTATTTATTAGGCCAATATGCTTTCGCCGCTTCACCCAAACATCCTTTTGTGAAATCATTAATTGATAGAATACATGCCGACGTGAATAAATATATTAGATATACGAATCATAATTCAGAAGATTATGTTTATAAAACCACTGGACCAGATTTCTGCACGGACGTATATATAAATTATAAAGACAAGGACGATATATTTGTAATTAATAACGGGAAGCGCCAGCATTTCGGGGATTATGCACAACATAATTTCTTTGGAACCTGGAAATAGATCACAATACAAAAAACGCGCCACTTTATGATATAAATATAAATAATAAATATTTTGGCACGGCTGCTTATTTGATCAATCGTGGTGCGGCCAAAAAACTAATACAAAAATATTATGTGAACGGAAAATATAAGTTAGGGCCGGGTGACAACCATCAAGCTGATATGTTTTTATATTCGAAATGCAAATCCTTTGTGTATAAATACCCCTATTTTATTTATAAGACTGAGAACACGTCGCTCATTCATCCAAATCATTTATATAATCATGAACGATCCAAGCGAAAAATCATAGAGATGTATAACAAGGGCACCGTAAAAAATTGAACCGTTTTGTTTATATTACAATGCTATATAAACAAAAGTACAAATGGCTCCTATCATTATCTCTATCGAAGGCAATATCGGCGCCGGAAAAACCACCATTCTGGATCACCTCCAAGAACATATGAAAGATAATCAACGCATTGCGTTTCTAAGAGAACCCGTCGACGTGTGGGAGAAAATCAGGGATAAGAAAACGGGCGAAACCGTACTCGAGAAGTTCTATGGCAATAAAGAAAAATACGCATTCCCTTTCCAAGTCATGGCCTATTCTACGCGCCTATCCGCAATACGAAATATCCTTAAACAGGATTATGATGTGATTGTGTGTGAGCGATCCTTAGAGGCCGATAAGCATATCTTCGCCAAAATGCTCCATCATGACGGGTTAATCGATGATGTGAGTTTCCAAATCTATAACCACTTTTATAAGGAATACTCCGAGGATTGTAGCCTCTCAGCCATCGTCTATATTGATGCTGACGCAGAGGTGTGTCATCGGCGCGTGGGAAAGCGATCGCGCACGGGCGAGAGCGAGATTTCATTGGAGTATTTACAGAAATGCAAGGTATATCATGACGATTGGCTCTGTCAAACCAATACGCCTGTATTAGGACTAAATACCAATCCAGATGTGGTATATAATAAGTCGGATCCGAATGATGTGGGCATGGCCTGGGTCCGCTCAATTCGAACATTTATTGAAGAAAGGATGGAGGATTCGGCACAGATTCATGATCTAATGCCATTATGTTATTAATTAAACTTTACAATAATCTTCACCGTCTCCTTTTTGATACATTTACAAGCAGAAACGGATAATTCTTCGCGTTTTTTTCTGGTTTTGGCATTATCGTTGAGATCGGTCTCAGGAGGCGTGCGGCGTTTGGACGTACTATTCCGATGATTCATATCGTTCTCGATTGTCTCATAATTGTTCTCGATATATGCAATAATATTGTTCTCGATAGCCCACTTGAAAAAGTTCAGTTGACCGATCGTGGTCTCCATGAACTTTTCCTCATCATAGGGGATCGAAATGCGCTCCCATCGACAAAAGGGATCAAATCGCTTTTTGGAATAGGCCTTAAGTTTGAGTTTATACTCGTTATACACCTTAAAACGCACCGTTTCTTGAACGGTTCCCATCATCGTATTCAATTCGTATACCGTATAGTACTTTTTCGAGAAGTTGGTGACGAACCAGTCTACAATACGGAGCGAGATCTTGGATTCGCCATTGATAATCGACATCATTTTATTTAGGTTATCGTGATTCTTATAGAACTCCATTAGATTTTTCATGAGTAGATCATTTTGAGTATGAAGCGTAGAGGCGCAAAAGGAGGACATTCTAGATAAACTTTGTAGCGTTCTTTGTTTATACGAGTTTTAACCATATATATTTTTTATAAAAACATATATATGAGAGATTTAGATTTTTCGTGGCTTATTAGATGGACAGTGGGATCATGCATCGCCGCTTTTTCTATATGTATCGAAAAATGCTGCATTATAGATAAAATGGACGTAGAAACTATCGATCGAATGATGGATAGTTATGAAAAGTATTAGGCATAAAAATATATAGATCATTGTATATATTTTATGGATGAGCACTTAATTAAATTAGATATCGATTATGGGAAATTGTATTTACATAAGCAGGATAAATACTATAAGGAGAACTTCGAAAAAGGGAGGTATAAAGATCTAGAGTATTTAAACTGTCTCCAAGAGCATATTATACCCAACGATAGAAATATATTGGAAATCGGTAGCCATTGCGGATGCTCTACTATGCTATATTCCAATTTTTTGGGTCTCGAAAACACGGTTTATGCATTTGAGCCTCAAAAAGAGTTGTTCGAGATTTTAAATCGGAATATCAAGGTGAATGGACTCGGAAAGCGTATCAAGGCGTTTAATAGTGCGATTTTCTGTAAGAGCGGTCTAGTGAGTCTAGATGCGGATATTATACAGGGCGATAAGAGAGAGGCGATTTTGGATCTCGAGTCGGAAGACGAAAATGTGAACTATGGCGCGGTCTGTTTGGGGAAGGGTGGCGAAATAGTATCTTGCCTGAAATTGGATGATATCGAACTCGACAATATTGGATTTATCCATTGTGATGTGCCCGGCGCAGACCCATTTATTTTTTCTACGGGGAAGGAATTCATAAATAAACATAGACCCTTCATTTTGTTTAAGGATTATTATTTGGCCGACCACTATTTATACTATAACAATATTAAATTGGCCTATCGAGATTTTGTGCCGAACTCCTTATTCATCGTTCGCGATTACTGTGTAAAGGAACTAGGGTATCATCTAGTATTTAATTATAATAAAAGCGGGGTCGACTCTTTATTAATGCCCTATAAATATACGAGTTGGAATAATTATAAGAGGGATGAAATCGGAGCCTTTGATTATCGTGTTTTGACTACGTATAAAACACCATTCCCTTTGGTGCGTGTCGGACCCAAAGGCGATGGCGGATATGTGATCGTGGATGGATTGGAATATGATTTGTTTTTGTCATGTGGCATTGCCAAAGGTATACAGTTTGAAGACGGGCTCTTAGACATGTGTCCAATGCCTTGCCATGTGTTTGATGGGACTGTACGAAAATTTCCTGAACATAAGAATGCCATGGAATGGATCAAGAAAAACATAGGCTATTCGAATACGCTTAAGACGACGAATCTAAGCGAATATGCGAAATTGGGTAGCAAAATATTTTTAAAGATGGTTATGGAAGGATGTGAATTTAATTGGCTCGATTCTATATCGAAAGAGAACCTGGAACGTATTGGTCAAATTGTCTTGGAAGTGCATTGGCCTTTTGATAAGTATCGGATGAGTATGTTACAGAAACTGAACGAAACGCACTATATCGTTCATATCCATGGGAATAACTTTTGTGATCGGGATATTCCGAAAGGCATGCCTTCTGGGCGGTCCTATGACGGGTTGGTTCGAATAAAATGTGGAGATCTGAGGGAAATTGTATTACCGGAAGTGATGGAGATCACCTATTTGAATAAGTCGTTTTTACATAGTTCTCTGGTACGTAAAAAAGAGATCCAGTTTCCTACTAGCCTGGATTTTCCAAATAATGCCGATGTTGCGGATATAGTGTTTTCTATACCTCTTGATTAATATAAGATATTCAATCTCATATTAATTTTTTATTTTGTTTTTAATGGCAAAATATATGCATAAAAATATGCAGTGCGTTTAGTTGGAATACGCGACACCAGCCATACCACTCATCACGCGGAGAACGTTGTAGTTCACGGCATAAACACGGACCTTAGCGGTGGCCGTTCCTTGCACGGTGGGACTTGAGAGCACAAGTTGGAGCACAGCGTTATCAATGCGAGAGAAGTTGCACGACCCGCTGGGTTGGTGTTCCTCAGGTCTCAAAGCAAAAGAATAGATGTTGATGCCCGTATCAGGGGCACGGGTGTGGTGTTGGAAGGGTTGCACCACGTCGAAGTAGGATCCCTCACGCTCAGAGAAGCGATCTTGGCCGTTGAGTTGGAGCTTGGCAGTCACGCAAGGGTTCTCGCCCCAACAGTGCATGTCTAAAGCAGTCTCGGCAAGCACGAAGGTGCCGGCATCGGACACAAGGGATCCGCCAGCGGATCCGCCTTGGGCGCCGAAGGGAATATCCGCGGTGGTGGAACTTAACCAAGCGCCGTTAGCACCGGCAGTGCCATCCTCAGCACCGGGCATTTGGAAAAGGCCAGAAGCGCTGATGAAGCCATTGGAGCCGATGGCCTCGTTGGGGCCAGCGAACGCGTGGATGGCGTTGGGGAGGGCATCGATGGCATCGGTGTAGTTGAAGGGTTGGGCACCGAGGGTCTTGTAGAGAAGACCAGTGGCATCGAGGGAAGAGCAGTAGTCGACGTTGGCATCAGGTTGGACGACCCAGATTAACTCCTTGCAGGGGTGGTTGAAGTTAAGCTTGATCTTGTTGGAGGAGGATCCAACGGACTCGTCACCCGTGAATTGGAGTTGCTCGATGAGGTACTCGTGGGGGTTTTGGGCCATCTTGCGGCGCTCATCCGTGTCGAGGAAAATGTAGTCAACATAGAGGGAGGCAGCAACAAGGGATTGTTGGTACGCTTGAGACACAGACACGGAGCCGGAAGTGGCGGCGAGGCTGTTCACGGCCCAGAGGCACTCACCAATAGGGCGGAAATCAATGTTGATCTTGACCTCGTGGTATTGGAGAGCGATAAGGGGAAGGGCAAGGCCGGGGTTGCGGCAGAACCAGAAAAGGAGGGGAATGTAGAGAGTGGTCTCAGGGAGGGCGTTGCGGGGGGCGCACACCTGGGAAGGTCCGCCGGCAGCCGCGCAGGGGCCAGACACGGAGGCGAACTCGGGATCGGTGATGTACGTGAGTTGGGTGGTGTTACCGATCATCTTGAAGTAGCCGCGTTGTTGCTCAGAGGACATGGTGACTTGGTTCCAGATGTGCATCCAGTCACCGTATTGGCGGTCAATGCGTTGGCCACCAATCTCGACCTCAACTTGGGCGATGATTTGCTCACCGATATAGTCTAACCAGCGGGCATAGACGGTGTTGGTGGAGTTCATGGATTGGTTGATCTCAGGGAGTGTGATTTGAAGGTATGTGCGGTAGCAAAGATCACCATTACGGGAGATGGTGCAGGTTACGCGGCGGCCGAAATCGGCTTGTCCAGAGAATGTTTGCTCGATGGACTCCATCGCGAAGTTGGTGTGGCGTCTGTAGGACACCTTCCAGAAAGTGATCTCGGGAGTTCCCGTAAGGAACACGTCTTGTGCGCCATAGGCGACTAATTGCATTAAACCACCAGCCATTTTATGGAATTATATATTCTACAAAGAAAATAATTTTGAAGTAATTAAATTATTATTAATTAATTCAAAATGCCTAAAGTGCAAATTAAATGATGGTATACATAGAATCCTTAGAAAAAAGCCTCTAGGAAATGTGTGTTTTATATGCTTTTTCTCGTACGTCTTTTAAGGGGTTTGGTGCGTTTATGTGATTGTTTTTTTTGTTTACGCTTTGTTTTTCGGTGACGTAAACATGATTTTTTTTTTGGTTTGGGAGAGGGGAGTTTTTTTTTACCTCCTCCTCCTAACTCTTCTGGGTCTTCTGGGCCGTTTTTTATTTTCATCAATAGCGCTAACAAATGACTATTTATATTTTGAGCTATCCCTGGCAGTTGCTTCTCTAATTCTGCCTTTTTCGTCTGGCTCCTTGTACCCACTGTAACGCCTGGTTCTAGATGTTCAACATCTTCTAAACGCCGAAGAGTTTCAACTAACAAACCCAATGTGATGTTTTCGCCTTCTATCTGCTCGCGTCTGTCCCTCTTCATCGAACATGCTCCCCCTCCAGCAGCCCTAACCCCAGCCCCAGCCACAGCCCTAACCCCAGCCTCTGCCTCTGCCTCTTCCCCAGCCCCAGCCTCTGCCTCTGCCTCTGCCCCAGCCCCAGCCTCTGCCTCTTCTCCTATATCCTCATCTTGATCCACATCTTGATCCACATGTTGATCCTGTTGGCTCAGTTCCATTGTCCTCGTCCCCAAAACTCCCACTGCGCTAGGTTCTTTAGTCATACATGCAGGATCAAAAGTAATTGTTTTATTTGCACCTGTCAAAATGGATAAAATTATTTCATGAAATGTATTATACTTAATTTTTAATGTATACGATACAATTTGATCGTACTCATTATATTCAGGTTTTTTAACCATTATAGATATTATTATTTTTTTCAATGCCTTCTTCATTAGTTCTCTGTCAATGCCATCATTTTCCATGACCGCTAATACTTCTTCTACCATGAGGTCAGCTTGCATGTGTGCTATTCGGTCAATACTTTTACGTGCAGTAGTTAATGCTTCATCATTGCCAGGTTCACCAACCGAAACTACCTTTCCATATTTAGAAATATCTTTAAATAAATGAACAAGTGTTGAATCTACAATCATCGGTAGCCCAAAGGGACCTTTGCTTGGGTTGCTATAATCCTCATAGTATAATGTATATTTTCTATATAGTTCACTGTGGTTACGGGGATCGTGCTGCTCTCCAAAAGTTTTGCCAAAATCACTGACTGCCGCGAATGTTTGCGGATCTCTAAAAAACGCTTCAATCAAGGCAATGTCGTCTGGTTCTAGTTTACAACGATTTTCTATTTTTTTTATTAAATCTTTAATATCTGCAAAATAGAACCCTGCTCTGAAAAGCCTTCTAATAATATCAAGTTTATCATTTAGACCTAAATTTAATTTATTTATAACTCTGAATATGAAAAGAAGTAAATAATTAATCGAAACTTTTTTACCAGGAAAAAACCCCACGTCCACTTTAAACCGCGTGCACATATCTGGTATTTCTCCGCCGGGAGGAAGAATGCTGATAAGCACATGCTTATGATTTAGAGCAATTCTAAGTATTTTTTTTAATATAGGTCCAAATTCTTCCCCAGAATAAAGTTTATTAGCAAGCCCTATTATTGCATCTAAATAGGGTCCATTAGTAACAGCGGTTTCACCATGATTTAATTGACAAAACTGAACAGCTCGCTCTTCGGGTGAGCCCCCTCCAGCCGCTACAGTTGAGCCCCCTCCAGCCGCTGCAGTTAAACCGCTCATTTTTATGTAAATATAGTTATCCTACTATATTTATATATATTTATTGGATGCCCCCGTTTCAACACAAGAGATCCCCTGAGAAATTCGATATCAAGAATGTTTCTAAATAGTTTTCCTGGAATATCTCACGGCGGTTTTCATGTTTTTTAGTAAAGATATAAGAATCTTGTGACTTCTTGATCGACCACCCTTGATCTAAAGCATTCTGTATGAAGACCATCTTTTTTAGTTGATTTTTATTGATTTGGTGACTTGTTTCGGAGGATATTTCTATTTTTGTGGGGGTGGACATATGTATACACTTTTAGGATATACGTTTTTTGGTCTGTTTACGAGTTTTCGATGATTTCGATTTTTTCGATGACTTTGTTTTTGATTTGGATTGTTTTTTGTGTGGTTTCTTATGATGTTTACGGGTTCTCTTTTTCTTTCTTAATTTATCTAACTGAACGTTCTTTATAATTGGCAATTTACTATCTTTATCATGTATATATTTTAAAAACCTTAGAAATTTATAGTTTATTTTTCTTTTATTTTTAAATATACATTTTGGCACTAGATAACAATTTTTTTTTAATCCACCTCCTATCATTTCTTCTGCTTCTTCTTCTGGGTCATCGTCTTGGTCCATACCACCTTGCCGAGATAATGTAGGATATAATAATGCTTCTGTCTCTTTTAAAAATCTTTCTTTATCTAGTAATTCAGGATCTGATTCTGGAACGAGGTTTCCATCTGGCCCAATATTCTCTTTGGCATCTGTTTGTGTATCAGAATCATCTATTTTCGGTTCATCAACCGTAACTACTACAGGAATAAGGCGCCACCGCCCACCAATCAACGTATTAAAAATTTGTTCAGATGTAACAGGAAATTCAGGCATATACGTAAATTTGTAAAACTCCATTTTTTCAATAAATTTTTGTTTAATAATAAATATTTCTTTGTCAAATGTCGTAAAAATCTCTCGTTCACCTTTCTTTCTATATTTAAAGGGATTAGTTAAATTTGGGATTTCCTCCAATAAAAAAAACAATGATGCTTGTTCTATCAAAGAATCTATAGGTAGTCCCATAGATAAATAATCAACAATCATTAATTGTAAACTTGTGCGTTTGGGTCCATTGCTTGATATTTTTATAGAGAAACGATTATTCATATGATCCTCATATATAGAAAAAATTTTATTTATATGTTCTAATTTGATAACTCGTCTCATAAACGATTCTTCGTCGAATATTCCAGAATGTACATTTCTATTAAAAATGTCTGTTAATCGTTCGAATTCTTCTCTAGTAATTAATAATAGGTCAGGATGTTGCATTGCTTTATTAATAGCAGAATATGTAAAAAGTATAGGGGGTTTCATTGTGTATCTAGAATCATTAATCGCTAAAGTAGTTATCCCTAATAACCGTTCGCAAATATTCCGTACATTACTTAAAATTTTATCATAGGTATAAACTTTTGCCTTTATAATAATTTCACCAATTTCATTAATTTTATCAATTGTCAACGCATGATATCCTTCTTGTTCATATATTTGAACGTTTCCACCTTTAAAAAGAACCGGACCATATATTACAGAATCTGGAATAAAACTATCAACTGAAGCCAACAGTGTTGTGTTTGTATTTTTAGAAATATTCTGCGTGACTTGGGCTTTTGCCTGATCACCCATTTCTTTTGCAAACGTTGCGACCAAAATGAGAACTTCTTTTTCTAACTGAGTTCTTTGTCCTTCTGCTAACCATATAATGTTATCAGTTTTTTTATTCATGTTTGTTTTTCTGCCTCTCGCGGATTGAGACATTGTAGTAACAATTCCTATAATTAAAGGAATAGTATCATTTTGAGATATTCTCGATAGCGAGACTGCGATCAAAATTTTTTCAACACCTTCATCTATTATGCGTAGATACCTCTGCAAACCCAATCCGGTTAATGTACCTATGTAACTAGGCAATGCGCCATCAATTTGGGCTCCCGCCGCATTAGAAAAACAGTTTATTGCTGCATAATATAAAAAACGAGGCTGCGATGTATCCGGATTATCAGTAGTTTGCACACAAAATATTGAAATGTCTCCAAAACGAATCGGTTGTATGGGATATGTCTGGGTCGGCGATCTGTAAATATGCGGCATTATACCAGTGACGGCATCAGGCGCGGAGGTTGATTCAATAACAATAAGCGAGTTTGCCTCTTTCTTTGTTGACGCAGCATCCTGGGCTGCACAAGTTACTGGTAAAACAGGAACCAAATCAAAATCACCGATAAATTTGTCATTGCCAACGGCATCGCCCAACCCATATGTATAATGCGACATTATGTTTTTCATTTCATTCAGCATCTTTTCGTCTTCGCTTTTAAACACACTATATGGCGTTGAAAATACTAATATTTTTTTGGGAACAACGATCTCAAAACCAGATAATCTAGCATTGAAGGTGACAGTTAGTCTATCAATAACAGCATGACAACGAGTTTGGGTAACTTTTGGTGCTCCTGGCAAATTGAATCCTGTTTGCCAAATAACCCATAATTCATCCAAATATTGCTGGTTTTCAGTAGTATAGAATATTCTTTGGGTTCTGGGATATAAATGATCATATAGTACTTTTGCAAATTCATTCACAGGCTTATCATGTAAAACAAAGCATAAACTCTTTAATAAAAAATACACGTTATAATAAGGAATTAATGACTGGTATCTTGTCTCAATTATTGAATATACATCTTTAAACGCGTCTTCAGCAGTTTGAGATCCACGAAAAGCAAGAATAGTTTGGTCGTGGTCATGTTGAGTAAAAGTTTCTGGATGTTCAATTGATTTCATTTCGCTTGCAGTGAACCATCCCAATTCAATTGTTAACCAAAGCCCTATATGTTCAAGCAATGACTCATAATGAAATTCTAAATTATGTTGTTCTTCGCCTTCAGAATTTGATGTATCGTCTATAACGTCCAAAAATTCGGCAAAACTTTTTGGATCTTCGTTTGACCAAGCTGCAACTTCTTCTTCGGTTAGAGGCCTTGGAATAAGCGCTTGCAATTGTGTAATATAATTTTGTTGTACGGAAGGGTGTTGACTAACAAATAAATCAGTCATGTTATTTAATTTGTTAAGATCAAATTTCGATTGTAGTAGATCAACGATTCCTATCTGAATTCCTTCCTGTGTTTGTTGTGGATATAATAAGTTTAGTGACATAAATCGAGTATCAACCGTGCTTCTACTAATTTCACTGTATATGACTGAAATGCTTTCCATTGCGCCTTTATTTGTAAAAGGTCCTCGATTTGTTTCACTAACTTGCTCTAGTTCTTTATTAAATATTATTCTTTTTATTCCAAATATTGGAGGACCTTCTTCCATTCTATATTATCCATACATAAATAATTCATCTTATAAACTATCAAATGCCACCTTCATTTTCTTTTTCGGCGGCATTTGAATATCCGGATCTGCTCTAAAGAAATCTGTACTGTTAGTTGGAATTGGAGTGCTCGTTCCAAGTTCCTTCTCCAACCTATATGTTCTCTCTATCATCGCATTCAATTCCGCAATCAAGATAGTGGATTGAATCGCGAAGGATTCTCTCTGCACCTCGATGTCTATCTCATTTCCGTTCCTATTCATGGTTTTATGGATTGTTTAAGAACAAAACATAAAACATCAATCAATTTTTAGTATCGTAAACTATCAATTCGCTAAAAATACATATAAAAACGCCTCCCCAATTATATCAAGAAAAACACCCCTAAATATATGTCCAATAATGTGAATCAGAAGAAAAATTCACAACCTATCAATACACTCAATACAATCGATTTAAAACACACCGATATGTTAAATCGATTCGAAGATATCGAAACCAAGATTATCCCCGCTCTCCAAGCGGAAAAAACACTCCTAAAAAACAAAGTCCCCACCTTAAAAGAGAACCAAATCGATGAATATATGGATATTCGCGATAAAATCCAGGCCATTCAAAAGCAAATACGTTCGCTCAAACTAGAAAAGAAAAACTACCTTCTCGATAACTCGAAATACATTTTCCAATACTTCGAGCAAAAACAACAGATATCTACCGTATCCAATGGCACGAATCAAAATTCCAATGCCCTTAATTCCTTTTTTAAGATTAAATCAGCAAACGCGGATTCGGCGAACCCCACCTCCGATAAATATTCGCAATCCAAAAAGGCCTATCAAAATTATTGGCGGAATGTCAATAACGAAATCTCGAATATCCAGGATTTCATCGTCACATGCGATGTCTGTGAAACTTGCCATCGCGGAGAACTTATCCCCCAGGATGAAGAAGGGATCCTTATTTGTAATAACCCCGACTGTGGGAAATTCATCACATATATCATCGATAGTTCCAAACCCACCAATAAAGAGCCACCGAATGAAGTCTCCTATACCGCATATATCCGACTCAATCACTTCAAGGAGATCCTCTCCCAATTCCAGGCCAAAGAGACCACACAAATCCCCGAAGAAGTTATTAATGCGATCCGTGCCCGAATCAAGAAGGAGCGCATTGAGGATATGTCCCTCATCAATTATGATAAGATGCGCGACATATTGCGTAAATTAGGCTTCAATAAGTATTTCGAGCATATTCAATATATCAATTCGCTATTCGGCATCAAACCACCCATTATGAATGAGGAACTCCATGTCACCCTTTGTGTTCTCTTTATTGAAATACAAAAGCCATGGGCCGTCCACTGCCCGGCCAATCGTACCAATTTCTTTAATTATACATATACGCTATATCAATTATGTGTGTTATTGGATCAAACACAATACCTGCCCTATATTCCGATGATGAAGGATCGCGAAAAGCAATTGGAGCAGGATATGATCTGGAAGAAGGTGTGTAATGAATTGGATTGGGAGTTTTTCCCCACGGTGTAAAAATTGAATTTAGTTTCGAGGTTTTAAACTCGTTATCTACTACTATGAAGTTTGTTATTACAAAAGAAACCATTCAGTCTACGCTAAATGCGATGTTAAACCACAACAATTTTGATAGTCGTATATGTAGATTGGAAATAATAGATGTTCGAATAATTAATAACCTTTGGAAACCCACAAGAGATTATATTGGCAAATTTGACAATATAATTTATCCTAGCGCGAAAGAGAAGTTTCTGAATTCGAAAAGAGACATTATCGAAGGAAAGGTTACTGTGCCGCCTTATATTTATGTGGATAATAATGGAAATATTGATTTTTACAACGGTAGAAATCGCTTTGCGAATTTGCGTGATGCTGGTGCGATAGATATACCCTGTGTTATTGAAAAAGTGGATTATAAAAAACTTTTACGACTAATCAAGAACATTCAATGATGCAAGTTTACGTCTGGACTCGATCCTTGCGATTCTCATATGCTCGGCGGCGATATTCTTTTAGTTTTTCCGGGTTCTCTTCTTTGAGTTTCAAAAGATATTGTCGAGCATTTTCCTTGATGCGATCCTTGTTTTTTTCATAGTATTTCTTATGCCGGTCATTATTCGTATACTTTTCCAATTTGACCTCTAAGATATGTACTGTTTCTCTCAAAATCGCGATTTCGTTCTCTAATTCGGTGATTTTGGGGTCCATATACAATTTTATATTATTGTTCTAAATAATTTTACGTAAAACTCATATTATTTTTCAGTATGAATGCTCAAAAAGAAATTGGTAACATAGAAACTATGTTATCAACACAAAAATATTAAAGGTTGACTATTACATCGGGAAACGTACGAGATTGAGACCAATGCCTAATCCAGCGCCATTACGCGCGGAGGTGCCCATGGCAGGGATGAAGACATCGAGGATGCTAAAGGTGGCCGCCGCCGTCAAGGCGATAATCACGATTTCCTCCACATTTAATTGTTTACGGGGAACAATAGTGGCTACAACGGCCACAACTAAGCCCTCAATAAGATATTTGATGGCGCGCTTGACAAGTTCAGTTAAATCGAATAAACCGCTCATTAGAGTTATATATTATATTCAAACAAAATATTTCCAAATATTATTTTCCTAAACAATACAAAGTATAATTGGAATCAAAATAACTTAAATATAATCCATCACTAAAACTATATTATGTCGTCATTTGAAAAAAGAGTATTGGAGAACGGACAACAAAATCCTAAATATGTGGATTTGTGTGATGAGGACGCGCCCATCGCCGGCCAAAAATTCGCCTGTATTTCTTTCGTTTCTCCCGAAAAGATACTACAGAAACGCGAGGTCTATTTATTCAATCAATTCATCAAGCAATGGGAGTTCTCCAAGTCGATGGAACGTTATTTCGAATTTATACACTTTATCTCCTATAAATATAACCTAAATGTCGAGAATCTCATTACGGATTTCAACGATTTCGTGAAGGAAGAGACCGATAAATTAAAGAAGAGTGGAATTGATGATGATTATAAGAATTTCATGGATAAGCAAGAAGAGAAACTGAACGAGCAATTTAATCGCGATCATGCCTTCCAAACTTCCGTGCGCGGCCTTAAGATTCGTGGTGTGTTCCCTAGCCAAGAGGAGGCGGAGATGAAGAGTAAGAAGTTACGTGAGCAGGATCCCAACCATGATATCTTCGTGGGCCCCGTGGGCGTGTGGATGCCATGGGATCCCGATGCGTATAAGACGGGCCGCGTGGAGTTCTTAGAGGATGAACTCAATGCTCTTCATAAGGAGAAGATGAAGAATGAGGAGATGGCCAAGAAGGAGTTTGAGGAGCGTGTGCGTGACACGAAGAAGAAGGCGATCATGGAGAACATCGAGAAGGCGAAGAAGAGTGGCAATACACTGACGCAAACCATGGACGAGGAGGGCAATTTGGTCGGTGTGAAGGAGAAGGTAAACTTCGACGAGAGAGAGGTGGAGGATATTGAATCCACCAAACTTAGAAACGAACTATTGGTAAAGACGGTGCAAGATAAGGTGTAAAAGCGTGAGCGGTTCAAAGCGTGAGCGAATCAATATTATAAACGGTCCTTATAATATTTATTAAAAATACATAAAAACAAGTATTGATTAAAAACTATTCTGAATATGGCAACCTTTTGTAAGATCATACATAAGCAGAATGCAATCACCGATGAATTTTATAATTCATGTGCAGAAAAAGATAATTTCGATTATTTCCGCAATGCATATCAATTTGAATGTAAAGTCAGGTCATTAGAAGATGTATTGATCAATATCTTCATAAGCACTTATGTCGGAAGTCCAGCGATCAATCAGGTAAAGAGCAAATTCGATTATCTAAAAACTGTATTGGATAATACGTTTGCGAAACCTGAAAGTAAAGAAAACTTTCTACTTAAATTTTGCGAAGCGCAAAAACTCTATCACCGATTAAATAACCTCGCATATCGCTATAAATGGACCAAGGCACCATATCGGATCACAAACGATTTGTTTTTGAATCCCATAGAAAAATCTAATAGCAATGTCATCACCATATTTCAAAATGGTCAAAAGTATCTATTTACCGTTCTCGATTTGAAAAACATCATTGATAGCGCACTCTCTCATTCACCCTATTTCTTTTCCGAACCCATGCCGATTAAAAATCCCTATAATAACATGCCTTTTAGTAAGGCCACCCTCTATAATATCTATTATTTTATGAAAAGAGGTAATTTTGTCCTTTCTAGCCTATTCCATAATTATTATATGGCTAATTTCAATTTGAAACACTTTCGTAATGAAAACGAAGTAACTATTCGTAAAGTATACGTGAAGAATTTTTTAAAGACGGCGTCATTGGACGTGCTCGATCGAGAAATTCGTAAAATGCTCGTCCATAACAAATATTCGAAGAAATTCTGTATTGATCCTGAGTTTCCGAAGGAGAGTTTGGTTTTTGTGATGAGGCCTTATTTGTCTCTTTACTATACGTATATGTTCACCTTGGATATGAGTGAACGCTATATTGCGGGTCGCGAATTGGATCGTAAACTAAAACGGTTTTTCAAACACAATTATATGTTTGGTCGCAAATTATTCAACACGAAGAGGGTCGAAATGTTTAATGAAGCGAGTAAAAAAATATATACGCCCTATTTTAATGACGACCATATAGGTTTTAAGGAGCCGGTGCCCAAGAATTACTATGCCAATTCGCACGTCACCATCGACGATAATGATAATATTTTATGCCCGGTCCATGATACCGACGGAGTGGACCGGCTATTTCATGATTATATAGATCCGATTGAAAGTCTTAGTGATGAGAGCGACGACTAATTATGTATCCAAAATATCTTGAGAGATCGTTTCTCTACAGACTGGGCAACAATATTTTCCTCGTTTTAGAGTTCCATTGCAAATGGCACATAGACAACGATGGCCACAAGGAATAAATACTACTGAACTTGCTGAGGATAAGCAGATGACACAATCGCCAGCATCGAAAACCTGGATGGTTGATAGATCCACTATGGGTGGATTCAGTAATTGCTGCTTTTCTTGTTCTGTCATAACGATAATGTTTTTACGTTTGATGGAATAATAGGGTGTTCCGGCTTTTACGGATAAGCGGATGTCGGCATCATTGACTTTATAATAGGTGCCTTCTCTTCGAATATCCTTAGGAAACATACAATTGTACTTATTGTTATATACATTTTTGAATATCTGATTTTGGGCATTGATGAAAGAGTGAAATTTAATACGGAGTTTGCTATTTTCTTTGATACAATATAAAATAATCATAGTGGATTGTTTTATATATAGTGGGGTTGGGTGGGTTCAATTTTTAGATGTTGATGTGGATTTTTTCCTACGGTTCGATTTTCTTTTGGAGGATCTCTTTCGACGTGTAGTTTTACGTTTTGATTTCTTCGACCCGCCTTTGGTGCTGGAAATATAAAAGTTAACAGGTGTATCGCTCCAGGGGGTTTCAAATGTTCTATGCTTGAGTTCTTCAAATAATTGCACAGAAGCAAGGGTGTTATTTTCTAATACCCTTACAACCTTTATACGAATAACGGAACCATTTTTTAATGTTACATTTAAAAAATAAGGGTCGTTAGGATAGTTGGGATCACCAATTACATCAATGTCTATACTTTCTACAATTCCAAGAAGGCGATCCTCTTTGTATAAATAATAATCATTGTAAGAATTAATATTTAGTTCTCTATCTTTTTCAGTATTATGCTCTGTTTTATTTATCTCATTGGTGATAATGTCTGATAATAGAGATCTACTCATCTTAATATATATAATAATGCAGATAAATAAATTTTAACGCTAAATATGTTAATTTTTAGGTGGGATACCGTAAAGGCTATAACTATTCGTTAGACCCTTTTCATAATACTGTTTTACACCGTTGGACATTTTCCATGTATGAAGATGTAAACTAATGCTCGATTCACGCACATCACTACCATTTATTTTTCTTCACATTGATAGCAGGACCCGAGCGTTTTTTTCCTTTACTTGGATCATATGCTTCATCTTCGTCATCCGATCCCATATTCTTCGATATCTCCCAGAATTCTTTGGAGCCCAACTTGAAATCCGGGTGGTTCTCGGCCTTATACCAGAAAATTTGGTCATTTAACTTATTCGATTTGGCGTTATTATTGATGACCAAACATTCGTAGTTCTCTGTGGTCTGGTCCATGACGGCACAGAAAGATTCCAATGTGGGAAACATAGATGCATAGTTCTCCCAGATTCGTTTTCTGTTGGCAAAATATGGCTCGCGCAAAATAAAAACGTAATCAATATTGGTGCGAAGATTTGGGGGAATTCCAAGTGGGTACTGCATAGTAATGATCAACATTACCTTCCAATGTCTCCCGTTCATAAATAATAAACGCATCATCTTATCACGAGTCCATGATTGGTCATAAAGACAATCATCTAAAATAACAAAAGTACGAGGGTCGATCGTGGTTCTGCGATACATCTCAATCTCTTTATTCACCTGTTTCAACACCGTTTTTTGACGGCGTAGCACGTTCTCGATCAACACCGTATTATATTCCTCATGAATAAATAATTTGGGCACATGCGCAGTATAAAACCCGTTTCCGGCCTCTGTTCCTGAGATGACAGTGCCGATGGGTATATCCTGATGGTAAAATAATAAATCACGGACCAAGAAAGACTTGCCGGTATCACGACGACCAATAAGCACGACGACGGGGCCTTTATTTTCATCGGCCTTGAATGTTATCTCTTTCATACTAAATTTTTTCAGTTCCAACGTCATCTCCTAAACAATGAGTAGAGTATATGAATATAAAGATATAATGAATTCTACGAAATAACGGATCGAATTAGTTTAGAACACTGATTTTAATATATGCAAACCACTTATACTTATATTTTTATTATGAGTCCATTCAAACTTCACTATCGTAAATTAAAACCATTGGACCTAGAATCTTTAGAAAAAACATATGAACCAACGGCCGATGATATTGAACACGGATATAACCCTTTTCGCATCCAACAACTCCAAAACTATAATCCCATGTATAACTGCTTCTTTACATTAAACGATGCGACCTATAATACCATCGGCCTCAATCATAAATACCACTTTACGACCATGGATCAATTATATGATTATGAGACCAAGGAACATCATGATTCGCCTGTATTTATTAAATACGCACCGCTCTTAGATCCTATCCGATTTATGATTGGTAAATACAAAAACGAATCCTCCTTAATACAAAACCTTCCAACTCTTAGCACAGACTGTGCGAGCCATCCCAAAATGATGGATAAAAACAACGCATCTTATATCGACAACTTTTTCTCCTTTTTATCGAGCCAACTTTTGAACACACATGGGTTTGTGAATGGCATAGATTATTACGGATCATTCCTAGGTGTCCAGGAAAAATACAAACTCAATATCGCGGACGATCTCGAGTATTTACACACGTCCACCTATTTCGCGAATCAAAATAATAAACTCTTTAAAGTATCCAAACTCGAGGATAATGAGTTCTTTAATTTCGGTTCTCGATCCAATAAGCAAAAACTCCGCATTTCCGAAACCCAGCATAACATTACGGTTTCGTCCTTGATTGAAGTCTTGGACAATGGCGAAAACACTATTGATCAATGCACTGATTTGGTCTATGAGAAAGCGAATGTTGTGCAACATAATAGTACGAGTAGTAGCAGTAGTTCTGATGACGATAGCGCACATGATGATGATAGTGCAAGTGATTCGGAAGAAGACAATGAGTCGGAGTCTGGCTCTGACGAAAATGATTCCGAGAATTCCGAAGTATCGAATAGTTCGGAATCTGGCTCCGACAAATCTGATGAAGACCAAGAGGACGGAGAACAAGACCAAGAGGACGGAGACGATGATGGGTGGGAAACCGATAGCGAATCCTCCCATTTCGATGACGAAGAGTTTGTATATGCTTATATTAACGAGTTCCCAGTGCAATTGATCTGCCTAGAAAAATGCGACGGCACCTTAGACGATTTATTCGTCAAAGAAAAATTAAACCGTTATGAAGCCGCTAGTTGTTTATTCCAAATCATAATGACACTTATCACCTATCAGAAATGTTTTCATTTTACCCATAATGATCTCCACACCAATAATATCATGTATAAAGAGACTGACATTGAATATTTGATTTATAAATTCGAGAACAAGACATACAAAGTGCCCACTTATGGCAAAATCTATAAGATCATCGATTTTGGAAGAAGCATCTATAGATTCAATAAACAATTGCTATGTAGTGATAGTTTTGCGCCGGGCGGAGATGCGGCCACACAATATAATTGCGAACCCTTCTTTAATGAAAACCACGCACGCTTAGAACCCAACTATAGTTTCGATTTATCGAGATTGGGATGCTCTATTTACGATTTCATTATTGATGAAGATGATATCCAAGACGAATTCGATGATCTACAGAAGACGATTTTCCGTTGGTGTTTAGATGATCATGATAAAAACATATTGTATAAGAAGAATGGCGAGGAACGTTATCCCAATTTCAAGTTATATAAGATGATTGCGAGAACCGTGCATAAACACACACCCCAGGAACAGTTAAAATTCGCCTATTTTAAGCAATTCGAAATAAAGGCTAGTAAAGTAAAAGCATCTGATAATGTGTTGGATATTGATGCATTGCCGACGTACGTATAAAAGGATTGATTTTGTGTAAGGATCGTTGATATAATATGTCGTATTATATCAATACAATGAGTGATTTGAGTATGAATAATTTGGCGAATGAACTGGAGATTGGCGATGGACGTGGCCCTTGGTATTGTTATATTCTACGTAACAAAAATCCACGATATAGCCATCTCACCTATAATGGGTCCACCAATAATCCCAAACGCCGCCTTCGTCAACATAATGAAGAGATCACAGGTGGAGCCAGATATACGCATGGCCGTGGTGGTGGCTGGGAAATCTATGCTCTTTTAACTGGATTCCCCGATCATAAAAACGCCCTATCTTGTGAATGGCGGATCAAACACACATCAGGAAAGCCGGGTAAACGACCAGCGGAACATTGTGGCGTCAATGGTCGTGTCATCGCTTTAAATTCGATATTAAAATTGGATAAGTGGACTAAACAATGCACGCTTGATAACCGATGTATGAATTTGGAACTCTATTTGGCGCATGATGTGGTCGGACTCGTAGATGTTGATAGTTTACCGGAGAATGTTACGGTTTATGGAGGCATTCCCGATTTTTCGTCCTAAGACCGGAACACATACTTAAACACATTCGTCTTGAAACCATTAAAATTACTGGATGACGCTACAGTATAAGCACCAAAATCTTCCACATATACCCATTCCCCGATCGCTAATTCGGGTAACATAATTTCATCCGCAATCAAATCAATAGAATCGCAGGTGGGTCCGAATAAGCGACTCTTATGTACCTTATCATTTCGCTCATTAAATGGTAAAACCGTGGGCATGTTATGATCAAAATAAATACAGCCAAACGACCCGTAAATTCCATCATTTAAATAATAAATAATCGTACGCGCTCCATTATCGTCTATCTCGACCTTTTTACCGATCACATTCAATACAAGTGTGTGTGTCTTTTCGGCGAAGTAACGTCCCGGTTCAGCAATAAATTGTATGGTCTGGTGTTCAAGTTCCTTGCCAAAGAATTCAATCATTGCATCATTGATACGCTTCGCGATATCTTCGAATTTGACTTCGCGATCTATGCCTGGAAATCCGCCTCCAATATCAATGATATCGATCTTTATTTGTAGACGGTTCGCAATATCGGTCGCCCTTCTACAATCATGGATGGCTTCATAGAAATTATCGGCGGAACTACACCCACTACCCACATGAAAACTAAAACCCGTCACATCCAATTTCAGCGTTTTGGCGATCGTGAGTAATTCTTCCACTTGCCCAAGTTTACACCCGAATTTCTTATTAAATTTACACTTACTTTTACTATCATCGACTGCCAATCGCAATACCAATTTGGCATAAGGGTGATATAATTTGATCTTATACAACTCTTCTTCGCAGTCAAATGTCATCAAATCTACGTCATTGGCACGTGCATAGCGAATTTGTGATGACATTTTACAAGGATTCGCGAAAATGATACGGGAGGGATCCTTCGTGATTTCGATAATGGTCTTCATCTCATTTTCTGAGGCACAATCGAAATTCGCACCTAAGGATGCTAGCGCCTCTAAGATAACTGGATTCGGATTACATTTCATAGCATAATAAGGTTGAACTTCGGGTAAAAGTCGGGTCCATGTGGCATATGAATTTGTTAGCGCACCCAGATCGATAATATAAAACGCACGCTCACTTTGATTATCCTCTAAGAAATCATTGATGATATCATAAGTATCACGATCAGATCCGTATAATTTCACATCGTATTTTTGAAGGAGTGAATTATCGAGCGTTTTGAACTCTGTCGGTTGAGGACGCAGTGGTTCTAGTTTTATGTTATTTAGTTCTACGGATAGGGAGCGTTCCTTAGTGTTGATTGGGTCAGTTTGACTTGATGTGGTTTGTAGCCGTTGTATATCTTCATAATCAATAGGACCGATCATGACGTATTAGATTATATAAAAAAATTGTTTTTATATGATCTTCGTATAACAAAATTATATCTTCAACGGCGTAAAATAATTTCCCTTTACTCCACAAAAATTCGAGTCGTTCCTACATAGAGTGGCGGATGCATATACAACATTTCCTGTGATCACATTCTTTTCACCAAACTTCGTACATTTGGATAATAATTCCGCGCTTTTACCCTTTGAACTGGAGCCGAAATAATATTTACAAGAGACGCAGGTAGGATATGCAGCATTTTTGATAAATTGATCGCTCACTACTTTCCCAGGAAGTAATAGTATTTTCTTTAGGCCGGTCATCACTTGCTCTTATAATATATAAAAAAATATATTTATTTCGTTTTAACATATTATAAAAATAACCGCTTATGTTCATCGATGCCATGTTTTGCGATAAACCCAATATGTCTCATTGCCAATTCTAGCGATGGATCAAACGCGCGTTTTACTTTCGATTGCGACTCCATTTCTTTACATATCCTTTTTATTGTTGGATTATTCACATAACTACACGACTCTTTTGAATCTATATATACGGATCTGACCCAAGACATCAGTTCCAACGTGATTACAGCACGATAACAACTTTCTATTATATTTCTTGTATGATCATCTCGAATATAAGAAAAATCCACTATCATAATAACTATACTATGATGTATATTTTTAATTTATTTAGAAACTGTAATTACTAAAACAGTCCACTAAATACCTTTTTAATCATCTCTTCGTTTATGGTTATTCCTTCTTGTCTAGTGAATTTTGATAACAAATCTGCAACCGGGTTTGCTTCGATCTTATCATGTAAAAGTTGAAGAGACTTATGGATAACTTCAAACATAGGCATATATTCTTCATTTTTTTGTTTTTGTTCTTTCGTTCTAATATACTCTTTGATTAGCATGTTTTGTTCATTCTTCCCTGTATTTCTTGGAACAATAATCTCTCCCAATTGTGGATGATGACAATGCATCCCTCTTCCATTTTCCATTGTAGGAATTTCAAACGGGACATTTACTTTTTCCAGTTCTCTCTTATGTTTAATGAACGTTTCTAGCGTGGACAAGCACTTATCCATATCGTCTAGATTATTGCATGTCTCGCATTCCTTCGCGAAATGCCCCATCTTTCCACAAACAAAACACTTATTTTTGGCACTATTGCTCATTTTTTCTAACATCTTGACCGTGGCCTCATCCAGAACCTCTTCGCAGAAAGATCCACCTCGCACGTTTTCAATACCATATTTATCCATATAAATTCTTGTATACTTATCTTCATCATAATCGTCACAACCATCTATAATTTCTAGAACGCGAACCGGACGATGTCTCTTTGTCCATGCGGCACCACCCGAATGGAAATGTTGTTCGATTCTAAACCCGGGATTATTCGTTTTCCCAACATAATACTTCCCATCTACCAATTCAAGAATATAAATATGCACCATTGTTTGCTTCGCTTTTGTGAATGTAAATGATAATGCGGTTTCATTCAATTTTTCAAAAGGTGCGTAAAAAATTGAATAACTCATCCCTAACACAAGAAAGTTAACCAAAACCACAAATGCCCACCTTTGATTATTCCATCTTTGAAAAACCAGAGGCCAATAGTGGCTCGAATCCCAAGCACGATATTGAAAATAAGATATGTTTCAAAATCGTCCTCCTAAACAGAAAGTTGAAAATCACAACGAGAAAAGATGCTTCTCTCGAAGATCTCTATGTCCAAGTATATAACGCAGTTTATCCGGAATATTCTATGGAAAAAGACGTGGATTCTATCCCGCCGCCACATGCTCTTAACGATACGTATAATGTCCCCCATATCTATAATTTATCCTTGTTAGACAAAGAGGAAAGGATCACATATGTACCTTTGCATAGACTCATCACGATTTCCATGCTTATGAAAACGAAGCCCGATTGTTTTAACAATATTGCCATGTTTGGCCCGCCCACGTTCCTCATGTTCGTCCTCGATGAAGAGTCTATGACAATAATTCACGAACGTCTACAGCAAAAAACTCAACCCGCGAAATCCATGTTGTTTCGTTGTTTTGATCGGATGTCCGTCTAAATCAAGCATCAGGCGTAGTATGATATTATATTTTTTTAATATACGCTAATGCATTGACAACCTTATCTCCCCATAACTTACTTTGAGAATCATAAAAACCAATATTTTCGATCTCGTCCTTCATTTTTTCTATTTCGTCATTACTTATATACTCACTTTCTATCCAATTGCCATTTCTCCATTGTTCCAATAGATATTTCGTTTTTACGCACGTTTCCGACTCAGGTTGATAATGAAGGTCTTCAATAATATAATATCCCCCTGATTTAACACTTGACCATAATGTCTTAAAACTAATCTGTTGATGCTTAGACGCATGATAACCATCATCGATTATAATATCATAGGTTTTCGTTTTTAATTGTTGTAAATCTTCTTCCTTGCTTTGATCACCGATACGTATCTCGATGTTATCAAAAGACGAATTGAATCTCAAAAAATTAGGATTGATATCTAGTCCAGTCAGCGTTATATTATTATTGAAATAATCGTTCCACATCATTAAAGACGGGATACTATTTGCATCATCGCGATTTAACCCTATTTCTAATAAATGAACGTTATCAAGAAGGTTATTGCTGGCTTTATGTCGGAAAACATCAGATACAATTTCTTGATACTTTATGGTATAATGATGCGCGCATTTATAAGTATCGCCTTTGTCTGAGTTATATTTGTTTGCCAAAAAAGTTAGCGTTCGTTCGTCATGTACTAACGCATTATTACATATAATCTCGCATTCGCATACAATCTTTGCATAATATTCTAACCAAAACGAATCTACATTAAATAGTTCATGATATAAAATATGGGCGTTTTCGCCAATATAGGCTATAAACTGTTCAATTGTATCATGCATTATTTTTATATGTTTCAATGAAGTTTCTGGTGGCATTCGTATAGGATTTTCATTTTTTAAATCCAATAAGGATCCGTTTAGATCTTGATTAAACAGTTCTATACTATTACCTTTATCGCCTTTATGTGATATATATGTCATTTTATCATATACATTCTCGATTTTCGATAAATCAAATATGAAAATGCGAGGTAACGCTCCAAACAATTCCCTTCCTGAATTAAATGAGCCATGTAAATCAAATAATATGCAATCCATTTCGTTATAGTTTTGCATGACATAATTCTTATACTCTTCATTGTAATTATTATTCATGATTCTACTGGATAACAGATAAACGGACTTATATTTTGGACATAAAAAAGAAAATAGTTTATAAATTAAACATCCGTCTCTCGATAAAAATAGCACAGTATTACGGTTTTCGCTCTCTAATATATTTACCAATTTCCTACACATAAATAGTAGCAATGGTATATTATATTGTACTTGTTGATCATATATTTTATATTCCAAAGATCCCTCCTCATAAGTATTCATGAGCCGAAATCTTCTTAAAAATGATGCCAATCCTATCAGGGAATTATGCAATAAAGTCCTTTCGAGTGTAGAAAAATTATGTGCTTCTGTATAGCAGCCTTTAATGCCATATTGAGATGCCATAACGATATCCGAATGCATATTATCGCCTGTGTGGCTAACAATACTATATTGTTTTGTCAAATAGTTCCACATTTCTCCATTCGCTTTTCCTCCCACCGAAACATATAATGTTATATTGGGATTTATTGAATGATAGTTCAATAGACGAATAATTTCCGCATGCGACAAATACATATCCGATACAAATATATCCCCGTTTTTAATTTTTGATATATTGCTCATAATCGGTATCGTATTCTCCATTTCCATTTGTAATTCAAATTCTCTTAACCTATGTATGGTTTCGTCACTTTCGCTAGTTAATAATTTTAAATTATAATAAATATCGTCCATAGTATTATTGGAATTATTTTGTGCGGTTAATCGTAAATTTTTGAAATTCGCATAGGGGAATTTTTCTTCGACAATATCAAAAATGTCGGTTGGATTTTGTACTGTTCTCGCCAATAATGTATCAAATATATCAAATGAATTCACTGTTTGCATATATACATTTAAATTATATATTCAACGCAATAAAAAAACGCATTCCTCTAAATTGAATCCTTATGATAAATACTTCGCTATGAATTCGCTCGGCTCATAAATGGGAATTCCATGTTCGTTTGCATATTTCGTCTTATTTGATACATCGCTCTTCGATTTTGCAATCAAAGCAAAAGTATCCTTTCCAATTCGGTCTTCTAATACTCCACCCACGCGTTTCAATCCTTCGATAATCGTGGCATCACGCACTTTGGTCATAATAATACGTTTTCCAAAAAGTGGATGCGATTTATCGGCAATTTCGATCTTGTTTTCTAATGGTACAATGGGTGCGCCCGCAGACATCTTATGTTCCAATCCACACTCCTTTAAGAATGTCATGAAAGCAGGGATATTCGCCACAAAACTCTTGGCGTTTTCAGGACCTATGCCAGGAATGCCACGTAACATCTTTATTTTTTCTTCATCCGTTTCGGTAGTTCTTAGAATATTAGGGAATGCCTCTAAAATAGGCCGGATCTTTCGCTCACCTAATCCGCGGCCTAATACATTCGATGCCACCATAATATCCAACAGTGTGGCCTTTTCTATCTTTTCGCGAATTCCCGCAAAGATCTTATCCGCCATTTTCTGTTTAAATCCCTCTACCGTTTCAAAATCCTCTTTGCTCATCGCCAAAATCTTAGGGACGGTATCATATCCTGCCTTCATGATACGTTTTACATTTCCACCCGATAGACCATCTACTTCCAAAGTAGTAAAGAATGCAGTGATATTCTTTTCACGCACGGTAATATCTTCGCCCACATTATCCAAAACAATATCCACATGCGTATCGGTCCAATGATAAGGGACATCGGGCATTTTCGGTTTTTCGGCGGGCGTCGTGACCGCTTTAATATGTGGAATCACATCTCCACTTCGAATAATTTGAATCAATGCGCCAATGCCAATACTATTTTCTTCGATGAATTTACCATTAAATCCACTAGCGTATTCGATGGTTACGCCCCCAACCCGGATCGGCTCAATACGCACCCGAGGTTTCAAATAACCCGATTTACTCGCCTCCCAAATCACATCGATTACTTTGGCCTCTGCCATTTGGTCACTCATCACCATCTTAAATGCAAACGCATAATCGGGATTTCCATCTTTACGAGAGTGCATATGATCATCAGTAACAATAATACCATCGATCTCATATTCATAATTTTGGCGACGATCTGTCAATAACTCGGATAGTAATTCATTCGTGAGTGTGTCTTCGGATTGATTCATCACGACTTCATGACCCAATTCGGCCAACTTTTGCATTTGCTCACTCGGTTTCATCAAAGGCTGAATGACCTCATAGGCCACAAAATGAAAATCTTTTGCCTTTTCATCGATGGTCTTACTATTGACGATACCAGATACAAGGTTACGAGGATTTGCGAATGTATCCTTATATTTTTCGTCGAATACAGCCTTGGGGATAATAAACTCTCCACGCACCGCATATCCGGGTTCTGATGGCAAATTCAAGATCTTGATCAAATGGCTAATATCCTGTCCTACTTTGCCATCACCACGGGTATATAATTTGGCGGGCTTATCGGGTTCTGTGATATACATACCACTCACACCATCCAATTTACAGGATAGCACATAGGGTCCAGTATACTTCTTGCTCCAACTTGTTAGTGCGCCTGTATCTGGTTTGATTTTATCCATCGAAGGCATATTATAAGGAAGTGTCACCTTATTTTTTGTGATGGGTGCTCCAATCTGTTCTAGCACCGCGTTCTTGGGATATTTCCTTTCCATATATTCCTTGATAATGTCGAATTCGTTATCGGTCATTAAGGATTGCTTTGTGTTATAATAAGCCGTGTTGGCTGTAGTGAGCATGTCGGCCAATTCCTTTTCGGATAGGTGTTCTAAAACACTGATTCCCTTCTCTTTAAAATCGGTGATATGGTTGGACCCTTTTCCCATTGATGCTTTAGTATCGCCAGATTTTTCTATATGATTTTTCTTAGTGATACGCAATTTCACTTTTTTTCCAGTTTTTTCTAGCACTGGTTGTGCTAATATCGGAACGATGGGTAATTCGTCACTGTTCTCTATATTTACGACGTTGTCTAGTTTTGGCGGCGGTTGTTCCGGTGGAACGTCTTCAATTTTTATGGGGTCGGGCTTCGCCTTTACCTTTTTTGTTTTGGGTGCCTTCGGTTCCTTGGGCTCCTTTACCTTCTTTGTTTTGGGTTCTTTCGCTGGCTTAGGTTCTTTCGCTGGCTTAGGTTCTTTCGCTGGCTTAGGTTCTTTCGCTGGCTTAGGTTCTTTCACAGGTTTCGGTTCCTTCGTTTTCGGTTCTTTTGGCTCCTTTTCTTTAAGATCCGGTGCTAAGAATCCCTCAACCGTCTTTACGGCTTGGCCATTAATACGGTCCTTGGGATCTTTATACTCCAACTTCAAAAAATCAAAGATATCCTGTTCGTTAGAGAAGACATTGCTAATCATTTCTTCCTTCTTTTGACCAGGCACCTTCTTTGAAAGTCCATGTTCGTTTAATGAAACCCCTAATTTTAATGCATGTCCGCGCATGACCGTATTAAATTCCTTACTTCCCGTAAAATATAACACGGCAAAGGGATACTCTTTGGGGTTCGTATACATAAAATCCACGCGTCTCGCGAATTTAGAACCAGGTAAACGTGTGATCACTAAACATTTTGTTCCACCACACGAAAGGGTTTCCAATATAATATTCTCTTGAAGAAGCGCATCCGTAAATTTCTTAAACATGGTTTTGTCAGACGCTGTAATAATCATATCAATATCGCCGGAACTAGATAATCTGCGACGATAACTACCCACAATTTCATAGGTAGCATCCGCCGTTTTTACCTTATCGAAAACTCTCTTAAAGATCGTATTATATTCATCGATTTCTTCACGTGGGATTCGCTCTAAGATATCTTCATAATATTTCAACCCCGCCTTCTGTGTTTCATTTAATAATTCATCCTGGCGCTGACGGAGGTCGGCAATGGATTTTACACCCGCATCGACAAGATCCTGTGCTTTTTTAGGACCCACACCATAGATTTGTGTGAATGCTTCATACACCGCGTTCATTTCGTATCCGGGCTTTTCCTTTTCTCTTTCGAATAGCGGTAGTGTCCCAGTTTCCATATACTCTTTGAATTTTTCGATAATGATAGGGCCAATATATTTTTTCCCCTTGATTTGTTCTATATCCGTAATATCTGTAGGAATAGCCCGGATCGTTTCTAAAGCACGTCGATATGCCAATACATGCACAAAATCTCTATTCTTTTGCATCAGTTTTACCAACTTTTCGAGAACCTCAATAAAGGTTTCGTTGAGGCGTTTTGGACCGGGCAATTCTTCAACGGGTTCGAGTTTTGTAGGGCCTTGTAGGACGATAGGTGGTTTATCTGAGATTCTAAGTTTTACGGTTTTTGCCTTCTTAGGTTCTGCCTGCTTGGTTTCCTTTTTGATCTTTATCGTGGTGTTCCTCTCTTTTTTTATCATGTTCTCTAAACTTTTTACTTGTTCAATATCGGGTCTTTCTTCCATATATTATAAAATTGTATATAATATATGTCTATTATATTTTTATCCTATTCTCGTTGCTGAACAAGACCCACTTAAATAAGATGTGACATTCGATATAGACCCTCCATTTGCATTCGCTTGGAAAACGGTATATACTGTTGAAACTGCGGTGGTGATTCTAAATGTTCCTGTAATACGCTGGCAACGAATATTTCCCGTCATCATTGTTATCGGCGTAGATATTTGTATGTCCGTATTGATTTTTTCGCTAACCGTTGATAAAGAAAGAGTTTCCATATTTATAAATGTATTATTCGCATAATAACTCACAGTAGATTCAACTAACCATATTCCTGTCGTCAAGTCAATTGAATAAGCATTTATTGCATTTATCGGCGTCATAGAGGTAAATGAATTATAACCACCTTTTACCAATGCACCAAGTTGATTTGCTGTTGTAACATCTTTCGGATTAAACATCAAGTTTATAGGTTTAAATAGATTCAAAAAACCATAGGTTCTGAAATCAATATTCAGCGAAAGATATACCAAATTTGATCCATCGGCATTGGTTCCCTTGAAATTTTTAAACGTCTTCGAAAATGTGATTAAATTCTGCACGGATTTCACTAAGAAAGGAATGATATATCCAGTGTCAATACTCTGATATACAGGGTTTCCATTTGAATCTACTTCATCTTTATAACCTGTCGCCGCCGAAGGAATGACTTCTTGTAATTCATCTGCAATAAACCCAACGTTCATAACCGTGGGTTCGTTCTTAAAAGCATATGTCACAGGTCTTAGTTTCATCATCGTTGTGTCTGTAAAATCCAATGTCACATCTTGTATATTCTCCTTTAATCGATAATCTGAGTTTGTGGTATATGAGATAGTCGTTGAATTTCCGGTGATCTTTCCTAGAAGAGAATTCGTTCCTGAAAATTGGATATAGGTGCATGCAGTAGTACTTAGCGTGTTCGTCGTATCTAATATCATCACTGGCTGTGCAGAGTTGTTACCCGAAATATAAGATGTGGGATTAGTTGACGTATTATTTATAACACTTAAGTAGGATACACGCGAATTTGCGTTTTCAGTTACTGTGCCATTTCTTAAATTAATTTTTCCATTAAATGATGCATCGCCAGCAACAAATAAGCGCTGATTCATAGATACGTCCACTGTATACGTGTTTCCTGTGTATAAACTTCCGCCAACATAGAGGAATCCCGTGGGAAGGAAAAGGCGATTATTCATAGACACATCACCAATATGAATTGTTTTGCCTGAAACAAACACACTCGCATTAAAGGAAGCATCGGCCGACACAAATAAACGATTATTCATGGAGACATCACCTGCGAAAATCGATGTGTTTGATACGTATAGTTTAGGTTGTGCCGTTCCCGATAAAAATACGTTCCCTGATGTATCTCCTGCGCTAATATATTGACAAGTAGAAGACATAGAAACCGATCTAAAATAAGAGGGCGTGGTATATTGAGACCACAAATTTGCATAATCTCCTGATGAGAATACGGCCCCTGCGCTAGATGAAAGTGCAATTTGATATTGACCAGTAGACGACATGGTTATACTACTATACTTTTGTTGTGACGCGCCCTTTGACGACCAAGTGATGCCATAATTACTGGATGAGTATACATAATCCGTTGCAGTACATACTAAGGACTGATATTGTCCGGTTGAAGAAATGCAAGCCGAACACCAAACTTTAAGACTATATGTACTATTCGTTGTCCAAGTATATCCGTAACTCGTGGATATGCAAATATTTCCGCCACTTGAAACCGCTAATTGATATTGACCTGTAGAAGATATAGCCACATCCTTCCAATCGTTCGTATTGGTTGGTCCGCCAGTTTGTTTTATCCAATTTTTTCCATAATTACTCGATGTATATAGATAATCGCTTGGCACAATAGCTGTCATATATTGACCAGTCGCTGATAACGAAACTGCTCTCCAAGATAATCCGGTATATGCAGTGCTCGTTACAAAAGATACTCCATAATTCGATGATATATAAAGATTTCCATATAATGCACCATCCACTTGATCAAGAGCAACTTGATATTGTCCGGTTCCTGATATAGCACATCCAAACAAATAAGGCGATGCAGGTGAAGCAATGTTTGACCATGTGATTCCGAAATTATTGGATACACGTATTTGTGTTCCAACACTGATTTGATACTGACCAGTCGCAGATACTCCAATTTTATATATAGATCCTGTATCAATATATACATTGGACCACGTGTTACCAAACGCATTCGAATAATCTAAGGGGATGTTCGTACTCGTTAGTACCGAATTGTCTACTAAATTGATCGGGTTCACTATTCCAGATACGATTGCATTTCCAGCAATGGAAATATTATTCGCGACATATAAATTTGAATTCAATGATGCATCGCCGCTAATAAACAGACGTGCGTTCATGGAAACATCGCCATACTGAATGGATCTTCCTGATACATATATGTTCGAATTAAAGGATACATCACCAGTTGTGAAGAGTCGCGAATTCATAGATACATCACCATAATTTATGGTTCTCCCTTTTACATATAAATTACTATTGAGACTCGCATCGCCATTCACAAATAACCTGGTGTTCATAGATACATCGCCATAGTTTATGGTGCGACCTTTCACATATAATTTACTATTGAAAGACACGTCTCCATAAGTAAAAAGTCGCGAATTCATAGAAACGTCTCCGTATAGAATGGATAATGAACCCACAAATAAATCGCTATTAAAACTGACATCTCCATACGAAAAAAGGCGATTATTCATAGATACATCACTATTTAAAATAGATGTGTTGGATACATTTAATTGTGGCGTTGCCGTGGCCGATACATAAATATCATCGTTATTCACCGCGATAGTTTGAAATTGCCCATTTGCAGATGAGGAAATGCCAATAGGTTGACCGCCATTAATAATCGTTAGCGTTTTCGTTAACCAATTCAATCCATACGATGTCGATGTATATACAGTGCTTGTGTTTGTGATCGCAGTTTGATATTGACCATTCGATGTCATGCTAATTCCTACCCAGTTATTCGCGGAATTTGATGATGTTGTTGACCAGGCTGATCCATAATTCGTAGATACATAAACGTTTCCATCATTCGCAACAGATGTGATATATTGTCCATTTGAAGATATACTGACACCAGCCCAGGTCTGGTTTTTTGTCACCGTTGACCATACAGTTCCGTAATTACTTGATACATAAAGATTTCCTCCATTTACAACTGCAACCTGATATTGCCCTGTTGCCGAAATACTCACGGCACCATATGCCTGAGATACATTTCTTTGTATCCATGATGTGCCATAGTTACTCGACGTATAAATATAATATCCATTTGGAACTGCAGTTTGATATTGCCCATTCGCCGAAATACTTATGCCGTACCAAGATTGATTGGATGGACCAGTTGCTGTCCATGATGATCCGTAGTTATTTGACGTATAAATATTACCATTTTTTACGACTGATGTTTGATATTGGCCATTTGCGGACATACTCACTGCCCAAACTGCGAGACCAGACCCCCACCCACTATCTGTCCATGTATAACCATAATTATTTGATACATAAATATCAGCCCCATTTTGGCAAGCCGTTTGATATTGACCGTTTGCAGACATACTAATTCCTGACCAAGAATTTACGTTAGAATCATATAGATCTTGCGTAACAGATGTCCATACATTGCCAAACGTATTATAATCATAGGATTGAGGATTACTCGATAAAACCGATCCATCTAATAAATTTAGTGGACCCGTTTGCCCCGCTACTAAAAGGTTCCCATTTATATTCATATTATTACCAACGTATACATTGGAATTTAAAGAAATGTCATTGTTCACAAAAAGCCGCGAATTCATAGAAACGTCTCCATATTGAATCGATCTGCCACCCACATATAGATTTGAATTTATAGATGCATCTGCGCTCACAAAAAGACGTGTGTTCATGGATGCATCGCCATATTGAACCGAACGGCCTTTTACGTATAGATTTGCATTAAAAGAAGAATCACCATATACGAAGAGTCGCGAATTCATGGATGCGTCGCCATATTGAATTGTTCTACCAGCAATAAACAGATTCGAATTTATTGATGCATCGCCGCTCACAAAAAGGCGAGCATTCGAAGATAGATCTTTGCCACTCACTAACGTATTCGTCGTTAATGTGCCATTAATGTAATGTGCTCCTGTGGGGCCTGTATTTATATTTCCGCCCAAGTTTAGATTGCTGTTTATTGAAATATCGCCTGCTATAAATAAACGTGTGTTCATGGATACATCTCCATAAAGAACAGATCTTCCGCCTATATAGGCGTTCGAGTTTATAGATGCATCGCCAGCCACGAATAAACGAATATTCATAGACACGTCGGCTGTAAAAGTATTACTACCGCCCGTAAATAAGGTTCCACCCACATAGAGATATCCTGTGGGCAAAAACAACCGGTTGTTCATGGATACATCGCCAATATAAATTGATCTTCCTGCCACATATAGATTTGCATTCATCGATGCATCGCCAGATATGAAGAGTCGTGAATTCATGGATGCATCTCCATAAAGAACGGATCTACCACCGATATAGGCATTCGAATTTATAGATGCATCGCCAGCCACGAATAAACGAATATTCATAGACACGTCGGCTGTATATGTATTGGCTGTATTACTACTCACTGTGGTTCCAGTGAACACGGACCCCCCAACATATAAATTTCCTGTCTGTAAGAATAAACGGCTACTTATTGTGACATCATTTTGTAAATAAGACATTCCGGATACATTCAAATTGGAATTCAAAGATACATCTTTCGATACAAATAATCGTGAATTCATCGATGAATCGCCATATAATATTGTTTGTCCGTTTACAAATAACTTCGAATTCATGGACGCATCTCCGCTCACAAATATCCGGCTATTCATAGAAACATCACTATATTGAATGGTTCTACCAAATATGAATGTATTTGCATTGAATGATGCATCGCCACTTATGAAAAGCCTTGTATTTAAGGATGCGTCACCATATAAAATAGTACGGTTGTTAACAAAGAGATTGGCATTTATCGATGCGTCGCCACTTGCGAAAAGTCGGTTATTCATAGATACATCTACCGTGAATGTATTCCCAGTATATAAACTTCCTCCTACGTATAAAAATCCGCTGGGCAAGAAAAGTCGATTATTCATAGATACGTCTCCAATATAAATTGAAGTTCCTTGTACGTATAAATTTGCATTAAAAGATGCGTCGCCACTTATGAAAGTCCGTGCATTCATAGAAACATCTCCGTATACTATGGTTTTCCCATATACAAACAAGTTGGCGTTCAAAGAAGCATCACTTGCTACGAATATTCGCGAATTCATAGACACGTCACCATATTGGACGGATATTCCTTTCACAAATAAGTTTGCATTTATGGATGCATCCTGAGATATAAAGAGTCGCGTGTTCATCGAAACGTCACCATATTGAATCGTCGTTCCTCCAATATAGATATTTGAATTGAAGGATGCGTCTCTTGTTGTGAAAATGCGCGCATTCATAGATACATCGTCACTTAGTATGGTTTTCCCTTGCACAAACAAGTTGGCGTTTATGGATGCATCGCTACTTGTAAATAGACGGGCATTCATAGAGACATCCCCATATTGTATGGACCTTCCACCAATATAGAGGTTCGAATTGATCGATGCATCACCACTTATGAATAGACGCGCATTCATGGAAACATCGCCATATTGAATTGATTTTCCGTAGACAAATACATTTGCGTTCATGGATGTATCGCCCGCTACAAATATTCTCGAATTCATAGAAACGTCGCCATATTGAACGGATCTACCTCTTACAAATAGATTTGCATTTATTGACGCATCCTGTGATATAAATAGCCGCGTATTCATCGATACATCCCCATAATAAATGGTTTTTCCACCGACGTATAAATTCGAATTCATCGACACATCGTCTGATATAAAAAGTCGTCCCTCCAAAAGCATATCGTTCGCTACAAAAATATCGCCATTGATAGACACATCCTCTACGATTATTAACTGATTATAGGATGTGCTGCTAGTATATACAATTGAATTTGTTGTATATTGGTCTACATATAATCTTCCACGTATTCTTATATCATTCGAAACACATAGGTTTCCATTTATAGATGCGTCACCAGATACAAAAAGTCGTGCATTCATAGATACATCTCCATATTGTATCGATTTTCCTTGCACAAATAGGTTCGCATTCAAAGATGCATCGGCTGCTATAAAAAGTCGCGAATTCATAGACACGTCGCCGTATTGAATTGTTTTTCCGTAGACAAAGATGTTTGCGTTCATGGATACATCTCCACCTGCGAATACTCGGGAATTCATGGAAATATCTCCGTTTTGGATATGTCTTCCTGCAATAAATATATTCGAATTCATGGAAACATCTCCTGCGACAAAAATACGGGAATTCATAGAAACATCACCATATTGGATGGATTTGCCGCCAATATAGATATTGGAATTGGTCGATGCATCGCCGCTTATGAAAAGTCGTGTGTTCATAGAGACGTCGCCATATTGCACGGATCCACCACCAATATAGAGGTTCGAATTGATGGATGCATCGCTGCTTGTAAATAGACGCGCGTTCATGGAAACATCGCCATATTGGATAGATTTACCAGACACAAAGACGTTTGCATTGAGGGATGCATCCTGAGAAATGAATACACGCGAATTCATGGAGACATCGCCGTATTGGATTGTTTTTCCATTAACATAGATGTCCGAATTAAAAGATGTGTCTCCAAATACAAATAACCTATTGTTTACAGATACGTCTACTGTAAATGTATTGCCTGTATATAAACTTCCTCCGACATATAAATAACCCGTTGCCAAAAACAATCTATTATTCATGGATACATCGCCTATCATTAATGAGTCACCTGCCACAAATAGATTTGAATTCAAAGAAACGTCGCCGCTCACATACAAACGAGAATTCATGGAAACGTCGCCATATTGTATAGATCTACCGGCTATATAGATATTTGAATTGATAGATGCATCGCCACTCACAAAAATCCTCGAATTCATCGATACGTCACCATATTGAATGGATATGCCGCCGATATAGATATTTGAATTGATAGATGCATCTCCCGTAGTGAAAAGACGAGCGTTCATGGAAACGTCGCCGCATTGGACGGACCCGCCGCCAATATAGATATTGGAATTCATGGATGCATCACCAGCAGCGAAAAGGCGTGCGTTCATTGAAACGTCACCATATTGTACGGATTTGCCGCCGATATAGATATTTGAATTGATGGATGCATCACCAGCAGTGAAAAGACGCGAATTCATGGAAACATCACCATATTGGAGAGATCTTCCACCAATATAGACATCCGAATTCATGGAGGCATCGCCACTCACAAAAAATCGGGAATTCATAGAGACATCGCCATATTGAACCGATTTGCCTTGTACGTAGATATTTGAATTGACGGATGCATCGCCACTCACAAAAAATCGGCTATTCATAGAGACATCGCCATATTGAACGGATCTGCCACCAATATACACGTTTGCATTCAAGGATGCATCGCTACTCACAAAAATTCGGCTATTCATAGAGACATCTCCATATTGGACAGATCCGCCACCAATATACAGGTTTGAATTGAAAGATGCATCGCCACTCACAAAAAGACGACTATTCATAGAGACATCTCCATATTGAACGGATCCGCCACCAATATACACGTTTGAATTGATGGATGCATCGCCACTCACAAAAAGACGACTATTCATAGAGACATCGCCACATTGAATGGATCCGCCACCAATATACAGGTTGGAATTGATGGATGCATCGCCGCTCACAAAAAGACGACTATTCATAGAGACGTCACCATATTGAATCGTCAATCCTTCTAGGTAGACGTTGGAATTCAATGATACATCGCCGCTCACAAAAAGACGGCTATTCATAGAGACATCGCCATATTGAATGGATCCGCCACCAATATACACGTTTGAATTGATGGATGCATCGCCACTCACAAAAAGTCTCGTGTTCATAGAAACATCTCCATATTGAATGGATCTACCCGACACGTATACGTTCGAATTAAATGATGCGTCACCACTGACAAAAAGTCTTGTGTTCATAGAAACGTCACCATATTGGATTGATCTACCACCAATATAGACATTCGAATTGATGGATGCATCGCCACTGACAAGAATACGCGCATTCATAGAGACATCACCATATTGAATGGATCTGCCAGACACGTATACGTTCGAATTGATGGATGCATCACCGCTCAGAAAAAGACGAGTATTCATAGAAACATCGGCATATAAAACGGTGTTTCCTGCTACAAACAAATTCGAATTTAAACTCGTATCTCCCACAACAAGAACACGCCGTTCAAAATTCATATCGGTGAGTATATATTCAGTGCCACCGGTGAATACGTTGCCGCCCAAATAAAGAAAATTCAATGGTAAAAATAATCGCTGATTCATAGAAATATCACCATCATGGACCGATCTTCCTTTCACATATAGATTTGAATTCATCGAGACATCTCCGTTTTGGAATAATCGAGAACCCAAAGTAACATCGCCATCCAAATTCGTTATTTCTTTGACATGTAGTACATTTTGCGTCGTCACGTTCGATATTTTTATATTACGATTTTGGGTTACCGTTAAGTTTCCTTGAATCCATACATCATTTGTCACGCTCAAATCTCCAGTTAGAACCGTGTTGCCATTCACAGATAAATCCGAATTCACATATAATCCATTGTCAACCATCGCCTGGCCCATTTTCGTAAGGCCTGTGAAGGATGCATCAAAAACCGTCGATTTTAAATCATTACTTTCGCTCATATTCTGTTGAAACTCAAGTGTGCTTTGCATAAACGATGATAATGAATTTATTTCATTGGCAATAAAATTATGATTTGCTAATGTATTGTTCAATGAAATATTCTTCTTATTGGACATGAAGTATTACTTGTTTATTATAATATATTATACTATAATAAACAAAAAATTACGATCACTAAAACCCCGGTTCGTCCGTGAATATTTGGGTGGCCGCCATATTCGAGGTTTTGTTATCTGTTACGACATTCATAAAATCAGTCAGGGACGTATTTATATTGGCATATACGAATAATCCGATCGTAGAACAAAGGAAGACGACCACGGCATCGCGAATCACAAACTTAAGTGGTTTCCATTCTTTTTCTAAATATTTCATCTCTAAGAATTTGAAAAAACAGAAGAGAATCGAAATCAACCCAGCAATCATAAAGACTTTTTGCATTGCCACCTATATAATTTTTTATTATTTTTATGCGAAAAAGATAACGCAATCATATTCTTCTCCCTAAACTTAGGGCAGTTCTTCTACATCGCTTAATTCATAATCTTCATTATTCTTTGATCTGGGTTCATCCAATACGTCAAACCCACTCAAATCAATCGTATCCGTGTGAATTTGTATTTTATCCTCCTCATCCTCTTCCAAGCGTTTTACAATCGCGCGAGAATTGGAAATATTTGATATCTGTTCTAAGGATTTGTTGGCCAAATTTGTGTTCGATTCATCCAATACCGAATCCATCTCATTAAATGTCAACCGTGTTACAACATCTTCATTATCTATGTTTTGAATGGAGGGTACCACGGATGGAATATCCTCCTCGGATTTGATGGGATCGATCTTCTCCGTTTCCGTTTCATCCTTCTTCTCCGGTTCAGGTTCCGTATCCTCAATATTCTCGATAATAACTTCCTCTTCCTGTTCCACACTTTCATCCATATAGGCGCGAATAATCGCCTCCGTAGGAATACTATCACGGATTGCTGATAAGATGCATTCCTGAACGATGGTTTCTAGTTCGCGATTATTCTTTTGTAATTGAAGTGGAGTAATGTTTTTCTCAAACAGATATACATTGGTATATACCTTGCGAGCCACGTTAATATATACCTTATGAACAAACATATCTAATTTTGGGATCGAAATATCAATCTTCTTTTGCTTATTTCCGACACGTATACACGTAAGGACTTTAAGTTGAATAATATGCACACATGTGATCAAATCTTCTAAATAATTACATCCACTACGATCCACAATGCGCTTGCATTCCTCTTCAATGATCGTAGCGTTCCATTTCGGAATACGTGCTAGCAAGTTTTGAAATGTCATCAAATACTTATTCGCTTCGTCATTATCCATACATAATTTCCAGGATTCGTTAAAAATAGATCGGATGCCCTCGGTCACCAAAGGCGTAAAAATACTGACCAAACGGCTACACCATTCATTTTTCGACTCTTGCAAATTGGATATCACAAAATCGTCCATTTATTATATTGATGAAATATTTTTTAAGTCTTTATTCGAACGTAAAAATATAAAATCGAACATATACAGTAATAATAATTTCTCACAACGAAACTCCGATTTTATTTTATCAAAACACATGCATATCGTTGTTTTATTGATTTCGGGAATTGTATCTGTCCGTTTGATCCATTCAATAAGGTCCAAGCAAGATACCCCCTTTTCATAGAATTCGGTTGCTAAATTTGTATAAGTGATATGATTGTTCTCCGTTTTTGGGATGGTTTCTATTTTGTCTCTTATCCACGATTGGCAATCAAATTCGTATTTTAAAGAATAGAGGCGATGTATCGAATATTGATGTAAATTGATTATTTTTCCATGTTCTATATATTCGGGCACATAGATCTCACAAAATCGGGATAGAATCGGGTTCAATAATTTTTGCTTGTTCTCGACAATGATGAAAAATCGCGTATTATAACTAAACAATTCAATACAACGTCTCAAGGCGGATTGGGCATCTATCGTTAAATTATCGGCATTCAAAAGCACGATGGTTTTAAAGATCATACCATTATTGGACTGAATATTGGTTTTCGCGAAGAATTTCAACTCCTCACGTATAAATTTGATTCCTTTTCCATGGGCGCAATTTACAAACATGACATTCGTTTTGATCTTCGCCTTCTCATTATTATAGATCTTATTTAAGAAATTATCGACGATGGTTCTCTTTCCGCTCCCCGAAGATCCATGAAAAATAATATGTGGGATCTTATTGGATCGATGAAAATAGTCGAGTTTCTCATATATTTTTTGATGAATAAGAAGTTCTCGAGGCTTTTCGAATAGTGGCGGATCTATGGTTTGTCGAATCAATGGTTCTCCTTGGCCATGCCCTTGACGTATCAGAGGTACCCCTTGGCCCTGGCGTATCAGAGGTTCTCTTAATATCATTGTGTTCTGCATAGGGTTTGTTTCTTTTTATATTCAAAACAGTGGAATTGTTTATATTTGTTTTTTCACTATATTCAATTGTTTGGTAAAGGCATATCTTTCATGATACATTGTTTTCCGTCTTAGATTACAATTCAAACATGCGATCATAACATTATCGTTATTATGGCCCTTATCATTTTCGATTCTATCAAGGGACCATTGTTTGGGCTCGCGCACATTTTCATAGAGTACATGGACGATCTCTTTACAATAAAAACACCTGTTTTCAGTTTCTATCATTAATTCGAGAACCTTGTCTAATGTTATAAAATCCTGCTTTTGATATAGGTCTTTTTCGATATCCTGACTTTTATATCCGGATATCTTTTGGCCAATCTGTTGTAAAATCAGTTTCGTGACATTGTTACTTTCAGAATTGATGATTTGCTGAATATAGTTAAACTGTGTTTCTGGTGATTTAAATATCCAATTCCCTTTCTGTGTCACCACGCGTTTTTTGGGGACCGACTCTTCATGTTCTCGATTATCGATATTTTTTTGTGTTTTTTCTGATAAATCTACCTTGATGTATTTGATATCCATCCTCCTGTTATAAGATATTATTTTATTTATTTCAAAAAAACTTATGGCGAGCCTCGGAACATTTACGAAACATTGGAGAACATCTTTTCGGATAATTGGAGAACCAAAATGACCTTTTTTGGATAAAAAATTGAATAACTTTTTTATCCAATGCTTTTAATCAAATCCCCAAACCAGTCTCTTGCAAGTTTGAAAATGTCCGCCGTTAACACTGCCTCTTCCTTCTGCGCTGAGGTGAATGCCGTCTACATCGTGTCTCTCCCCGCGGAGGCACAGACGACGCATGATGTGAGTTCCTTTGTGACCGCTGTCCTCGGCGTCGAGGCAGTGGAGTCTGTCTCCATCATCCCCAAGAAGGCCCCCAATGGGGTAGTGTATCGGTCGGCCATGGTCAACATTGACAAGTGGTCTGATAACCCGATGGCGCTTATGCGCCACGATGAGATCTTGTCATCTCACAAGAGCAATGATGGGCGCGGCTGCGCCTATTCCGAGTTGATGGATGCATCCGGCAACTTGTACCCGCTCAACATTCACTTCGACAATGGAAAGCCCATGGACCACGTGCGCTTTCTCTTCGCGGAGAAGGAGACGGACTCCAAGGACCCCCTTGCGTTGGAGAAGGATGCTTGGACGAGCATCTACATCCCCTTCCTGCCCAATGATCTCTCCATGATCAATGGCGACGTGAGGTACGATAATGAAGACACCCTGTCCGCACTCTTTGAGGATGAACTCAAGGTCGGCAAGGTCTCTCGCATCGACTTCATGAGCAAGGGCATTCCTGGCTCGGAAGATGACGTGCGATGCGCCTATGTGCACTTCGATCACTGGTACGACAACCGTGCGGCGAAGAACATGCGCAGCGTCATCGAAAAGCGTGGCAACTTCGTGTGCAATGGCTTCTATGATGGGTTCGAGTTCCGCCGGTTTATGAACCAGCGCTTCATCAACTTCAAGGTGAACTACCGGCCCATTCCTACCGTGGATGAGTCGCTCAACGTGCACCAGTTGGCGGCGGCCAAGGTGGCTCTCGAACAGAAGATCATTCAACTCGAGAAGATGTACACCGATGCTTGTAATAACCTCGCCGGCATGGTGGAATCCATGATGGTGCGTGAGCAGAAACTCAAGGAGTTGCAGGCCGAAGTCGATGAACTCAAGGCCAAGCCCATGGCCTTCGACGTCGAGGCGTAAAACAAAAATAGATAGTCGTAGATAGTAAACAAAAAATAGTAGTATAGACGAAAATTGGGCCAAAACCCTTTTTTCACGTATATTTTTTATCCCACTCCGATTTAAATTCATTTAATCTCTGTTTATGGGTTTCTTTGAATTGTGTGATCCGATCCTTCTGATTTCGCTTCTCCGTTTTCATTTGGTCTCTATGTTGTCGGACCATCGTATTCAAATATAGTTTATGAAGATCATTGGATTCCCTTATTTGTTTTGCGAACGACTTCTCCATACTCTTTATTTTCTTATCGCGAATGGCCTTTAGTTCGAAATTACTATGCGATTCCAGGATTTTACTCACGTCTCCATTGATCTTTTTTATTTTATCCAGGTTCTCGGTCATTCTACTTTCTGTATCCAATAAATCATAGGTATATTTCTCAAACAAAGAATCCATATATGATTTCTTACGAAAGTATATCCGTACTTGGTCAGCCTCTTCGGCCATATCATCTTTCCATTTATTATTATCCAAATAAAACTCCGCCGATTTGCTCTCTACATCGAGCATCAATTCCTGATAGAGTTTCAATTCGGGCCGCCAAGGATCATAGTAAGATAGTCCGTATTCCTCCCTTTTCTCCTGCCAATTCATCGCCATATTAAAATATACACACACCATATCCACTACCAAATATTCAATTTTCTTTCCACCCTAATTAAATAATTTTACGTAAAATACTGAATCATCGATGAAAATTAAAAAAAGAAATGGGGTCACTTTTTTTTTTTGGACATTTATAAAATGTCCATTTTCAAAAAGTACGAGGTTAGAATTTTAAAAACATCGATGATTTTCACTTTTGCTGCATATTGCTAACAAACCAGTAATAGAAAATAATGGCTGGCTGCATAAAAAATTAAGTAGTTTTACGCAAAAAATGATTTAGAGGGCTTTTTGTGTTTCCATAATATATAGAAAATGGAAACAAAAAAAGCCCTAAAAAGCCCTCCAAAATTTTACTGCAAGACATGTGACTATACAACGAGTCATCAACGTGATTTTCTTAGACACCAAACCACTGCAAAACACAAAAAAGGGCTTTTTGGAAACACGATGGAAACAGAAAAAAGCCCTCAGCACATATGCTGTAATGATGACCTCACATGTACTCATTGTGGTAACAAATACCAGTCAAGGTCCGGTTATTGGAAGCATGTCAAAAAATGCCAGCCTATCGAACCATATGTTACGATAGTTGCAGAGAAACCTGAACCTGCCATAAATAGTAATTCTATCATAGAGATTATCAAGCAGAACCAGGAGTTTAAGGAGATGATCGTCGAGCAGAATCATAAGATTATGGAGTTATCTAACAAAGTCAGCGTGGTCAATAATAAAACCACCAATAATATCACCAATAACAATCAGTTCAACTTGAATTTGTTTTTAAACGAGACCTGTAAGGATGCGATCAATATCCAGGAATTCATCCGCGATTTACAGATCCAAATGAAGGAATTAGAGAACGTAGCCAAAAACGGTTACGTATCAGGAATAACGGATATTATTTTATCGCGGTTAAAACAGTTAGACATATCCAAACGCCCCGTCCATTGCACGGATCTGAAGCGCGAGGTTCTCTATATTCGCGATGAAAATGAATGGAATAAAGACAATGACGAGAAGTCGAAACTCAAAAACATGATCGGACAAATCGCCAATAAAAACTATAGAAAAATACCGGAATGGCGAGAACAGAACCCGGAGTGCCAGAACACGGAGACCCAACAATATGAATTCTGTATACAAATGATGCGCAATTCGCTCGGCGAAATCGGCGAAGAGCAAGATAAATTAGATGAAAAGATAATAAAAAATATTGCAAAACAGGTTGTTGTGGATAAAACCACTTAAAATATATTTTCTAATTCTATGTATAAAATGGCGAACCATCCCAAAGTACACTATATTACGATCGCAACCAAGCCTCATGAAGTATTAGATAAAATCAAGGAGAAGGTCGCGGAAAACGGGGAGGAGATCCATATTTTGGGTTTAAGTGAGAACCGTCTTATCGGATGGGAGGGCTACCAGAATTTCGGCGTGAAATTGAGAGAGGTATATGATTTTTTACAGACCCCAACGCTATCACCGAATGATATTGTCCTTTTTACAGATGCCTATGATGTGGCGTATTTGGGCACCTTGACCGAGGTTCTCCGCCGTTATTCCACATTTCGCGCACCGATCCTATTCGGATGCGAAACACAATGTAATCCCGACCCCGATCAAGCCTCGAAATACGTAAAACGCGATGTAGAGTTCTCTTATTTGAATAGTGGTATGTTTATTGGACCCGTGTGGGCCCTAAGAAAATGCATGGAAGGATACCAATATAATGACCGTGATGACGACCAGCGTTTCTGGACCAAGCAATTCTTTGCGTACCCTGATCTCTTTGAACTCGATTATGAGAATTACTTATTTTTGAATACGGTGGATATCGAGATGGAAAGTTTTGTATTTAATGGGACGTCGGCGTGGTATAAACGTAGAAACCCATTGTTTGTTCATGTAAATGGACCCGATAAGGCAATGATCAAAACGTTTTTATGATTATGCAAATATATATTTAAAAAAACGAGATAAACATAATACCAGATAGTATATAAAGAGTAAACGAAAGGATTATGTTTACAACGGCAATTCCTTCAGAACCAGTGCAAGCAAAAGAACAGGTGCAAGACGATAAGAACATAGGCAAATATAAAAACATTATTAATTTGTATTCCTCGAATAATGATGAGATGAACTATAATACGATCGATTCGCTCCTTGAAAAGGAAAAACAACATAATAAAACGGAGACGTGGATTAAATTAGATAAAACCATAAAAATACAAAAACTACACCAGTTCGCCGAAAAGTATGGCAAGGATCATACATTGCCCGTCAAAGAGATCAAAACACTCAAGGCGTTTTTTGTTAACTGCTTAGAGAAGAATAAACTGAATAAGACCAAGGATGTGATATATAATAAGGATACGAAGGAGATTGCCTCTATACCTGCACTCCTTTTTAATGCGACCACCCGTAGTTTTACTTTGAAGAATATTGATGTAAAACATGTATCTACGCTCAAATCATTGACGCCTAAGCGGATGACGGAAAAAAACAAAGATGCGAATGCGACGACGGAGGAATTAAACGGTGAATAAACCGTACTTTCGATATTAATTATAATGCTAATTAATATTGAAAAATATATAGAAGTAAGACGCGTTATATAATAAATGACTGTAAATAATGCCGAAGATTTAGAGGAATATGTCTGCTCAAACCAAGATACGAGTAGTAGCGATAGTAGCGAATCTCTAGTAGATGAAGAATCAGACACATTTTTAGACGAATTGACCGAGGAAGACATATCCTGTCTCACAGACACCGTGTATGAAGAGTTCGATATCTACATGAAAACCAATATTCTTCAATTATCCTCACCGAACTTTTATAAAACAATCATTATCCATGTATCCAAAAACCTCATGGATTATTTGGTAGATTTCGATATCGAAGAAGACGATTATGATGAAATCGAGGAATTCGTGGAGCAATTATCCGAAGTCTATTTTGATGCACTGGACATGCCAAAACGCCAAACAACACATAGTTCGAAAGAACAAAAAGGGACTGGTCTGGTCGATAAGGATGAGATCGACGGAATCCTCGAATATTTGAAAAACTTGCCTCAACCTAAACAGAAGACACCCGAATGGTATTTATTTCGATATAATTTGATGACGGCCAGTAATCTATGGAAAGCATTGGGGAGTGAGGCCATGCAAAATAGCCTGATTTATGAGAAATGCAAACCCTTCGATTTCTCACAATCCTATTATGGCCAATCGAATACGGAATCGGCACTCCATTGGGGAAATAAATATGAACCCGTCACGGTGATGGTTTATGAGGATATGTTTCAAACCAAGGTGGGTGATTTCGGCTGCATCCAACACCCCGCTTATTCCTTTATTGGCGCATCTCCCGATGGTATCAACATCGATTTCACGAATGAACGGTATGGCCGGATGCTAGAAATCAAGAACATCGTAAATCGCGAGATAACGGGCATTCCCAAGGAAGAATATTGGATTCAGACCCAGATTCAGATGGAAACATGTGGTTTAGAGGAGTGTGATTTTATGGAGACGCGGTTTTTGGAATATGCAGATAAAGACGCGTACGACACTGACGGATCCCATGAATACAAAGGCGTTATTTTATATTTTATTGAACGCACGATCAATACGAGTTTACAAACTATAACCACCACATCCTCCAATGCGCCTATTTATCGATATATGCCAGTCGGACTCGATGAAGAAGAGCAAGAGGAATGGCTGAATAATGAAAAAACAGAGGCGAAGGATAAGGGCTGGGTCCTCTTTAAGACATTGTATTGGTATTTAGAAGAATTTTCATGTGTCTTGATTCAGAGAAATCGCAAATGGTTCGAGGCTGCCGTGCCCAAGATTGAGGAGATTTGGAATACGATTTTAAAGGAGCGCGTAGACGGATATCAACACCGTGCCACAAAAAAACGGTCGAATAGTATTCAAGTGGTGGGCATGGATGCATCGAATTCCTATTTGGTGAAGAATGTGCCCCTTACAAATTCAATTTGTTTAGTACGTTTAGATCACTGATGATCGAAATTGGGTAAATTATTTTATGGGCCTATTTTATAACAAGGAATATTATTTTTATATGTCAACAGCACCAGGACAAACGCCAGGACAAACGCCAGGACAAACGCCAATGTCACCAACAAGCCCAGCACCAGTAGCACCAGTCCCAGCAAAAAAGACATGGTCATGGTCGTGGCCATCTTGGCTAGGGGGGAAAACTAAACCTGTAACAACAACAGCACCTGTAACAACAGCACCTGCAACAACTATGGCTGGAGGCAAAAGACGCAGTAAATCTGCCAAAAAGTCAAGATCGAAGAAGTCCAAGAAGTCGAAGACTGCCAAGAAATGATTGCATCTTTTTAACATTTAAAATTCTTATTTTTAAATGTTCTCAATGTTAAAAAATTGAATAACTTTTTGCCCAATCAGAATTGGTAAAATCACCAAGCATAATCATTAACATGTCTCAGCGCACGGTCTCTCCTTTTATTGCGTTTTGCGAGGCCAAGCGCGATGAAGTAAAGGCTGCCAACCCCACGGCTGCGTTCGGAGATACTGCCAGAATTCTGTCAACTCTATGGAAAGAAATGAGCGAGAGCGAGAAAGCGGTTTATGCAGACCCGCGTCCTCTCCTTCAAAGAGATCCTGAGTCCACAAGCGAGCCCGTGCTGCGCCGATCAAGCCGACTGAGAAACAAAGCCCGTGGTGTCAACTTCTTTGGCGTCAAAATAAATCACTAAAAGTAGATTGTCTTCTGGCTATTCAAACGAAAATTGGGCCTGTCCCTTTTTTCATGAAATGTGTAAAAATTGAAAACAATATAGATAGTAAAATCGTTAATAAACAAACACCAGGATAATGTCCACCAACACCTCTCCAAATACTACGCGCAAGATGTCTTTTGCCCAAGAAGAAGAGATGCATGTAACAAAACGCAATGGATCTAAGGAAATCGTTTCCTTCGATAAGATTCTAACACGTATCAAAAACAAGGGCCAAGAGGCAAACATAAAAATTAATTATACGACCCTAGTCATGAAGGTGATCGATCAACTCTATGATGGGATTTCGACGACCAAAATAGATGAACTCACAGCAGAGCAGTGTGCATCCATGTCCTCAATCCATCCCGATTATAATATTCTAGCAGGACGCATCGCAGTATCCAATCACCATAAGAACACTTCGGCATCTTTCGTGGATGTGATGACCCGACTTTACAATAACCGCGATAAACATGATAAGCATTCGCCTATAGTTACTGAGGAACTAATGACGATCGTGGTCGATAATGCTGCCGAACTAGAGGATCTTTGTATATACGATCGCGATTATTTGATCGACTATTTTGGGTTCAAGACCTTGGAGCGCGCCTATTTGATGAAGAGTCAAAAGGTCACACTTGAGCGTCCACAGCATATGTGGTTGCGCGTGTCGATCGGAATCCACGGAAGAGACATGGTCCGGGTTCGCGAAACATATGATTATATGTCGCAAAAGTATTTTACTCATGCCACGCCAACCCTATTCAATGCGGGCACGCCTCATCCACAATTGAGTTCCTGCTTCCTGGTCGCAACGGAGAGCGATAGCATGGATGGCATTTATAATACCCTCAAGGATTGTGCGATGATTTCGAAGTGGGCGGGTGGCATCGGCTTGCATATTCATAATGTCCGCGCATCAGGAAGTGATATTCGTGGCACCAATGGCCAATCCTCGGGAATCGTACCCATGCTCAAGGTATTCAATAACACGGCCAAGTACGTAAACCAGGGAGGAAAACGTAATGGTAGTTTCGCGATTTATTTGGAGCCCTGGCATGCGGATATTGAGATGTTCTTGCAAATGCGTAAGAATCATGGGGATGAGGAACTCAAGGCCCGTGACCTCTTTTATGCGCTTTGGGTGCCGGATCTCTTCATGGAACGCGTGAAGGCCGACGCACAATGGACACTGATGTGTCCTGATGAGTGCCCCGGCTTGGCCGATGTCTATGGCGATGATTTCAATGCTCTTTATACACAATACGAATCGGACAGTAAGGGTCGAAGGACAGTCAAGGCACGCGAACTCTGGTTTCAGATCTTGGATGCACAGATGGAGACGGGCACGCCATATTTGTGTTATAAGGACGCCGCAAATAAGAAGTCCAATCAAAAGAATCTCGGCACGATTAAGAGTTCGAATTTGTGTAGTGAAATCATCGAATATTCGGATGAGAATGAGAGTGCGGTGTGTAACCTGGCGAGTTTGGCCCTGCCTGCATTTGTCAATACACAAGACTCCGAGAATCCCTATATCGATTATGAGAAACTCCATGAGGTCACGAAGGTGGTGACGTATAATTTGAATAAGGTGATCGATGTGAACTTTTATCCCACGGAGAAGACCCGGCGTAGTAATATGCGCAATCGCCCCATTGGCATTGGAGTTCAGGGATTGGCGGATGTATTTATGATGTTGAATTTGCCTTTCGCGAGTGACGCGGCTAGACAAATCAATAAGGATATTTTCGAGACGATTTATCATGCGGCCATGGAGCGCTCCTGTGAAATTGCAGAAGTAGATGGGCCGTATGAATCGTTTCAGGGGTCGCCGACATCGAAGGGGATTTTCCAGTTTGATATGTGGACTACTGGTGTTTCCGATACTCGCTACGACTGGCCCGCCCTCAAAAACAATGTCATGACGATCGGCATTCGTAACTCGCTCCTTCTAGCACCGATGCCCACTGCGTCGACATCACAGATCCTGGGATTCAATGAGTGTATTGAGCCGATCACATCGAATATTTATAATCGCCGAACGATTGCAGGAGAGTTTATTTTAGCGAATAAGTATTTGATGAATGATCTGATCAAACTCGATTTGTGGAATGAGAAGATCAAGAACAATATCATCGCAAACCATGGATCCGTCCAGCATATCGATGTGATTCCTTTAGAAATCCGCGAAAAATATAAGACGGTGTGGGAGATCCCGATGAGAGCATTGATCGATATGGCGGCGGATCGTGGTGTGTTTATTTGCCAGAGCCAGAGTTTGAATCTATGGCTAGAGGATCCGACGTATAATAGTTTGACCTCGATGCACTTCTATTCGTGGTCTAAGGGTCTGAAGACGGGCATTTATTATTTGCGGCGTCGAGGAAGGCACCAGGCACAACAATTTACGATCGAGCCCGAAAAGAAGGAGAATTTAGGGGAAATATTGGAGGATGAAGTTTGTGAAATGTGTAGTGCATAAAAGGATGTTAATAGATTAAAAAAATATATGAGGATATTATATATTTTTTATTGATTATTTATATGGACGAGTCAGGAGGAGAATCAGGAGAAGAATCGCCAAAATATAGTCCATCATCGCCCGACAATAATGAATCAAGAAAGCGCGGTCAAAAAACACAAGTCCAGCCAATTTCAGCAAAAAAACTAGGTTTATCTTCACCTCCAGAAGTACCTAGCAGTCGAGTGGCCAGAACTGCTCCTGCTCCTGGTGGAAGAGGAGGTGTGCCACCAAGACCCGATCCTCCGCCAGGACCTGCTCCTCAGCCAAGAGCAGGAGGTGGAAGAGCAGGAGGTGGAGCAGCAGGAGGTGGAAGAGCAGCAGGTGGAGCATCCCCTTTATTACCTCAATTGTCTGGACAAGGATCTGCCCCCGCCCTCGGGAAGGATCCGGCGATCGCTTTAGGTGTTAAAATTACACCCGACGAAGGAGCCAGACGTTGTGATTGGTGGAATCAATGGTATTGGTCTGCAAAAGCAGAACAGGAAAAAGCCGCTAGCATAAAAGCAAAATTGGCAAGAATAGAAGCCGAGAAAAAAGCCAATGGGCAACAAAGTTTATCAGACCAGAGTGTTATAGTTCTTGACGAAGGCGGCGGTTTCATAGTGCGCATAGACCCACCAAATCCATCTGGTGTTTATAAATCGTGGGATTTATTAAGAAGGACGAGAAGAGCCATTGCATCAACTATTTATAAAAACCGAACTTCCCTGATAGCGGCTGGAGCGGCACTAGGAGGAACAGTAGCAGGGCATTTATTCGGACCCCAAATTGTTGGAGCAGTCGGGACTGGCATTGGATTGGCAGGAACTGGGGCAGCATTAACAGGGGAATGCCTTTCAACTGCAGGAGGTTTTTTAATTAGTAATGCGGAGGATATCTTGACATATGGAATCATAGCGTTATCTACACAAGGAATCTCGATGCATCAACTAAAACCCATGATTGAAAATATGTTTGGCATAGTGAAAGTTAATGAAAAACCAGATGGTAATGAAATATTAAATCAATTATACGAGATTGAGAATGAGCAAAAAGGAACGGCTGTCGTAGATAGTGCATTATTACAAGTCCAAGGGTTTATGGGGAGAGTATTTGGGAAAACTTTGGAATTGATAACCGATACTGGCCGTACAATTGGCCAAGTAACTGCTGAATCTTTAGCGGCATTTGCATCCACAGCAGCAGACCAGGTAGATCAAGAAGACATACAAGCAGGCAATCAAACTACTGCGACACAGACTTCTGTAGGAACTGTTAAATCAAATGTAACTGAAGGATCAATCAATGCCAATTTGCAACTTGTCGTTGCCGGAGGAGGCAAACCATCAGACGACGATATGATAGCAGCATTGTTAATGTCTTTAGGCGAGGCACAAGATGCAGCAGTTCCCAGTCCTGTTCCCGCTGCTGTTGGTTCATTAGGAGCAGGCGGAGGAACTGCTGCGGCTGAGGCGGCATACAGAAAAGCAGATGTAGGGTCAACTGAATTCAGTCAAAATCCAGATTTGGGAGGCGGTGCCAAACGCAAAACCAAGAAATCGCCCAAATCCAAGAAGTCCAAAAAATCCAAGAAGGCCTCCAAAACAAAGAAGGCAAAAAAATCAAAGAAACACTAATATCATTATCCATTTACAATAGCAACCCACTATCGTATCCATGCCGCATCTTCAAATAACACCGTAAACAAGCCATCACATCTACCATGGCGTCATGAAGACCAGGCGGAACATCACCGAACAATTTGCTATGTAGTTCTTCCAAACGTGGCCACTTATATGCGACTCTTTTTTCAATTTTAGTAATTTCCAAGGCCAAAGCAGGATGTAAACCAGTATTCGGTTCTTTCACATCTACCTTGTCCGAATCTTCCTTTTTCTTTTCCTTTACAAGTCCGCACAAATTCGTGCCCCGTTTCATAGTACAATATCGTTCAATCCTATTCATTTTCTCGTAAATAGGATTGAAAATCGTCAAGCACTGAGGTGCCTTGGCCAAGATCGCCTCCCGATTCCTTTCCACCTCGATTTGGATCATCGTGATATCGAACTCAATATTATGCGCAACTAGGCAATCACAGAACACATAGGCCTCATAAAACCGCTCTAAAACATCGAGAATAGGCGCCCCTTGTCCATTGCATTTGGCACGATCAATGCCCGTGAGTCCAGTAATAAAATCCGAAATTGCCACATCTTCGCCAACTTTGACATAAGAATTATAACGATCTACGACACAATGCTCGAATAAGTCATAGACAACGAAACTCAATTGTAAAATATGGGGTTGCTCCGTTATCGCAGGAACAAGATCACCCTTCTTTTGTCGCACAAGTTTACCAGTGGTCTCGGTGTCGAACACCAAATAACGCCGGCAGCGAACGGGAGTTTGGATCACGGTATCTACCATTGTATTCAGGTTTGTTTTTTAAAAGAATACAATAGAGTCATACATATTCAATTTTTTACGCATTTTCACGAGCAAAGGTTTAGACCATTGAAATATGTAACTTCTATGGATAATCATAAGAGTAGCACCAAATATAATATCGTATATTATTATATATACATTTGGAATTGATATGTCAACGATAAGTTCATCTGTAACAATCAATTCTTCGACGGTGTCAACATATACTTGGCCCGTCACTATTAATGGTGGAACATCGGGATCTCCAGTAACAGTGACACTTGGATCAGGGATCACATTTACAACAGCATCTCAATATTTCAATATCGGAAGTTCCTATATCGTATTAAGTGGTGGCAACAATACAATCACAGTAAGTAGCGTCACAAACTATCCAGGTTTGATCGGAAACTATTTTTCTAGCACATCCGCAAGTGTATCTGGATTTGGAAGTAATTGGGGAACTTCTTTATCACCTGGCAATCTAAAATATACGTCGGTAATGGTGTCGGGAACTGGTCAATATATGTATGGGTTTGCAATGGCAAATAGCACTTTTTATAGATCAGCAAATTATGGCGCAAGTTGGACATCTACTACTTCTCCTAATAGCGGAACGGGTTATAATGGTGATTGTTCTGAAACTGGACAGTATGTTGCTTCAGGAGGAAATTATACATACATATCAAGTGATTATGGTGTGACATGGAGTTATAAAAATACTATCGCTTCGTGGTCAGTGCGCATGTCTAGAGACGGAAAATATATGATCGCAGTTGGGTCAGCAACTGACTTGGCTTTTTTTTTCTCATCTAATTATGGAGTATCATGGTATGTTCCATCTCAACTTGCGAATGTCGATTTTGTTTTTCAGCATGCTAAACCAGGTTTTTCATATGATGGCAAATACATTCTTTGTGGAGCAGAGACATATAACAAAATGTATCAATCTACAAGTTACGGAGTTTATTGGAATTCTTTTACAGTAATAGGTCCAAACGAATCAAAAATATCAAGCACTGGTCAATATCAGGCATTCACTGCAGGATCTACTATATATCGATCGACAAACTATGGTGCAAGTTTTACTCTCACTACGGCATTAGCGGGTTCTTCTTCGAATCTTACTATGGATGCAACAGGTCAGTATCTTCAAGCCGCTGTGAATTCTTCTTATATTTATGCATCAACTGATTTTGGTGCCTCTTTCTATATAACAAATAGTATTAATAACACGTCGTATGGCTGGTATTCTATGGCAGGTTCAAGTGATGGTAAATATACATTAGCGGTTGGATATAGTAATAGTGTAACTAATCCAATATATTCGTCAACCGCAACGCCCGGTACGACGAGTACGGGTTCTACGAATTTGACATTACAAAATTTTTCGCTCGTGAATTCCAGTTCCACGTTAGCCACGGGAAATGGGTGGATAGGACAGGCAAATTTTGGAACGAACAGTTTAACTTCAACTACTATTACAAACGTATCAAGTCCTGCGCCATTTTTTACTCCGATTACTGCCTCTGTGACAATCACATCGACTACATTTTCTACATATGCATGGCCCGTGACAATCAACGGTGGAACATCAGGTGCTCCCATCACGGTTACGCTTGGTTCCGGAATCAGCATTACTAGCGCTAACCAATATTTTATTATTGGAAGTTCCTATGTTACCATTGATGGCGGATCGAATACATTAACTATAAGTAGCGTTTCGAGTTACCCGGGTCTCGTACAAGACGGATCATCAACCACAACGAGTTCTACTGCATATACCAATGTGACAGTACAAAACATCGTAATTTCCAATAGCGGTTCCACGCTAGCGTCCAACTCAGGATGGATCGGTCAACAATATTTCGGTCAAGGTGTTTATCCCACCATAACCAGTTGCTCAGGAACATCCCCGCTATTTCCTACTGTTTCCACGATTTCCGTGAATTCTACGCTTAATAGTAATTGGTTTACCTATGCAGCCAGTTGGCCGGTAACTATCAATAGCGGTGCTACGGTAACATTAGGAACCTCCGTCACCCTCACGACAACGTCACAATATTTCATTATAGGTAGCAATTCGGTAACCTTTAATGGTGGGTCCTATACAGTAACACTAAGCGGAATAACAAGTTACCCAGGTCTCATCCAAGACGGCACATCTGCGACCACAAGTGCAAATGCGTATACAGGTATCACCGTACAAAATATCAATATCGCGGCCTCCGGATCAACACAAGCATCCAATGCGGGGTGGATCGGTCAACAATATTTTGGTCAAGGTAATTATCCCATCGTATCCAATAATGCTTTAACAAGCGGATCGGGAAATCTGTTTCTTATTAATTCCATCACAGGAAATATAAGTATATCCTCTGTAGGAATGGTTAGTACATGGCCAATTCCGATTACTGGAGGAACATCATCATATCCCATCACTGTCTCAATCACGGGAAATTTATCCATCTCCTCGGCGACTCAATATTTCCAGATCACTAGTCCTTATGTAACCATTGATGGTGGTTTGAATACGGTGACTGTCGGAAACGTACTAAATTATCCTGGCTTAGTGCAAAACGGGTCTTCTACGACTCGTGGCAGTGGAAATGTCACCATACAAAACATAAATATCACATCCTCAGGTTCCACGCTCGCAGCGTATAATGGATGGGTCGGCCAACAATATTTCGGAAAAACTGCGGATAATGTTCTCCTTCAAAACTGCACCTCCTATGGCACCATCGATAATAGTTACTGTGGTGCTATCGTTGGTGCCTATGCAGGATCTTATAGTGGAAATGTAACATTATATAAATGCACGAGTGCGGGGAATATCTTTTCGAATTATTCGGGCATATTCTTTGGACCTTACTCCGGATTGATGGGCGGAAAAACGACCATGAATAACTGCACAGTGACGGCCACGGTTTATCCGACAGACGTAAATTCGGGCGGAATATTCGCACTCACGCCGACGACGTCAACAAGTAGCACGATTGTTTATAATGGTTTAACGACCAATATAAGTTCGGCGACCATGGCACAGCAAGTCGCAGGGAGAAATAAAGGATCACCTTATTATAATGTTAAGAATTATTATGGAGAGATTGAGATCGCGAATTCTACCGCATTTTCATGGACGGATGCATTGGATTTGAGTGGGACGAGCACTTATAGTTATTACGCTACGGGAACCACTACAGCAGGACCAGGAACAACAACAGTAGGAACGAGTTACACTCTTGCTACACCAACTTCGGGAACGCCTCTTATTACGACTTCAAATTATGTATGGGGAAGTAATGGCATGGGAATGTCGAGCACTGGTCAATATATATGTGTTAGTTCGTTTGATACAACTTCAGGAACAAATGGAGGCGTGCTCTTTTATTCGGCTAATTATGGTGTGACATGGGGACAATCCACAGGTCTTCCTACAACAAATTTTTTACCACGCGGTCTTTCTATGTCGAGCGATGGGCAAAAAGTATTCGTTGTTAATACAGTTGCATCAACAAACGAACCCACCTATTATTCTACGAATGGCGGTGCATCCTTTGTTCAAAAAACCAATTTACCCTCAACTTACTATATGAATAGCAGTGCTATATCAGATGACGGGCAGATTATTGTTGTGGTTTGTGCTCTCTTATCTGTCGCTTATATATCGACGAATGCTGCTACATCATGGACTTCGTCTAGTTATGGCACTGGACAGAATGCTATGGGCGTGTGCATGAATTCTAGCGGAAGTACAATTTATGTGGCCGGCGGAAACGGCTCGCCTTATACATTGTGGCGATCTGTAAATACAGGTTCAACTTGGACGGCTATTTCTGGTTCTTATGGTCTGCCGAGTGGAATTAGATATTGGAATTGCCTTGCTATGACAAGAGATGGCACTAAAATTATAGTAGGCGCATATGGTGGAAGCGTATATCTTTCCATTGATAGTGGCGCAAGTTTCAGTGCGCTTTCAGGGCTGCCCACAGCCAATTGGACAAATGCTGCAATTTCTCCAGATGGAATTTATATTACTTGTGCAGCAGATAGTGGAAACTTATATCTATCTACGAATTCAGGTGCATCATTTACTGCACAAACGACGACTATTCCTACGAATTTTTCATATTGGCAAACAAGTAGCATGGCCATTACAGGAAACGTATTCGTTGCATGTATAGGAGGTTATGCAACTAGTGTTCGTGGTAATGTCTATATTTCCTATGGCCAAACGACGGTGCCCACCACAACGCTTGTAAATACCACCACCACGGGCTCGCTCAATTGGATCCTTCCTGTTAGTGCCCCCACGTCCGTATTATCCAATTCCACCTATTCCTTCTATAATCTGATTATCAATACGAAAAAATCACTATGCACGTCTGCCACAGGCCAATATATGTATATCGCCGGATCCAATGAAATCACCAACACCGGTCTTAACTATATTTGGTCCAGTAGTAATTCGGGCACCAATTGGGCCGCGAATACGTCCAGCACGGCCTTCTATAGCGGTTCGACCCCCACGGCCAGTTGGAAAGTCATCAACTGTGACCAAAGCGGCCAATATGTCGTTTCCGCGGCCACAATGAGTGGTTCCAGCGTGGTGTATAATAGTACATCTTATGGAAATTTCTGGACGGCATCTACGGGCCACAATACAAGCGGCAATGTCTCCGCCATATGTAGTTCCTTGGCCGGTAGTATCGTATACTTGGCCTATAATACAGGCCAGATCTATTATTCCAATAACTATGGCTCTTCATTCTCGGTTCTTTCCGGTAGCACATCGTCAGCCTATACGGATTTGGCGTGTGATAGCACAGGAGCCTATGTATATGCGGCATCGACCGATTCATCCACGGGCGGCATATATTATTCGGCCAACTCTGGGTCTACTTGGACTCGCGTCTATACAGGCCAATGTTTATCCGTGGCATGCATAAACACGAGCAATGGCTCAACCGCATTCACAGGAAACTATGGAGCCAATTCACTTCTAAAAACAGTAAATAGTGGTTCAACGTGGACAACTGTATCGGCTAGTCCAGTCGGCATAGCAGGCAAACACTATGGGTATATAAGTTGTAATCAAAACGCGACCACGATTTATATATCCCCCAATTGGCAGAATAACTTGGTTTATCAAAGCATAGATTCGGGGACTACATTCCAAACCCTTATTCCAGTTGCCGGGGGCTATTCATTCCCGTATACTTTCACAAGTCCTTATGGCACGAGTAACTTGGCGTTATCTAGTGGAACGATAGGAGGCACCACGAGTTCTGTAGTTGCTATGACTGCGGTGGTGAGTGCTACGCCACCCACTGGCCTCACATTTGTCAGCGCAACGTCGAGTTCAGTGACGATTAGTTTCACTGCACCAACTGGCACAATTAGTGGATACACCGCCATTGTGAATGGTTCTGCAACTGCGTATACAGGGTCAGGAACGACATCGTCATATACAATTACGGGATTATCAGCGAATACATCCTATTCGATCGCTATTTCATCGACCACGTCTTCAGGATATGTGAGTTACCCATCCTCAACGCTCACTATTCTCACACGCCCTACTGCGCCGGCGAATCTTACATTTATTAGTGCGACCGGCTCTTCCGTTACGGTTAGTTTCACTGCACCCTCTGGATCAGGAACGATCTCGTCATATACTCCTAGCACTGGATCGGGGTCGGGCACAGCGTCATCGTATACGATCACGGGATTATCGGCGAATACATCCTATTCGATCACATTAACTGCAACGAATTCTTCAGGTGCATCTGGATCATCGAATACATTATCTTTTGCAACGTCTATTTCAGCGCCAACAAGTCTTACGTTCGTTAGTGCAACCACAAGTTCCGTGACAATTAGTTTCACGGCGCCAAGTGGAACAGTCACTGGATACACTCCTAGCACAGGCACAGGTTCAGGAACTTCGACTGCATATACGATATCGGGATTATCGTCGAATACAACCTATTCGATTTCATTAACTGCGACAAGTGCATCAGGAGGGACATCCAGTTCGTCTAGCGCATTATCTGTTGTTACGCAACCATCTGCTCCGACAAGTCTTACATCTATTAGCGTTACATCTACTTCAGTTACATTTAGTTTCACGGCGCCAACTGGAACAGGAACCATTACCAGTTATACACCATATGCCAATGGTTCAAGTGCAACGGGTTCAGGCAGTACATCGTCTTATACAATCACAGGATTATCATCTGGAACAACGTATTCGATTACGATGGCAGCAACAAATTCATCAGGAACATCGGCTCAGTCAAGTAGTTTATCTATGACAACTGCACCTTCTGCACCAACTGGTCTAACGTTTGTTAGTGCGACAACAAGTTCAGTTACGATCAGTTTCACTGCGCCCACAGGAACAATCACAAGTTATACTCCCAGCACTGGCACTGGATCAGGAACATCGAGTGCATATACAATTTCGGGATTGTCGAGTAACACGTCATATTCGATCTCATTAACTGCGACAAGTGCATCTGGCACATCATCTTCGTCGAGCGCAGTATCTGTTCTAACACAACCATCTGCGCCCACAAGTTTAACGTCTGTTAGCACCACGTCTAGTTCCGTTACGATTAGTTTCACAGCGCCAACAGGATCAGGAACAATCACAAGTTACACTCCAAGCACAGGCACAGGATCGGGCACTGCATCATCTTATGTGATTTCGGGATTATCGTCAGGAACAGCGTATTCGATATCATTAACAGCGACAAATTCTTCAGGAACGTCCGTTTCATCGAGCACTGTATCTGTTACAACCACAGCAGGCGCACCTTCTCCTCCAACAGGTCTAACTTTTGTTAGTGCGACAGCCAGTTCGGTTACGATTAGTTTCACAGCACCTTCAGGAACAATCACGAGTTACACACCCAGCGCTGGCACGGGATCGGGAACATCGACTGCGTATACAATTTCTGGATTATCTTCGAATACAGCATATTCGATATCATTAACAGCAACCGGATCAGGAGGGACATCCAGTTCGTCCACTGCTGTATCTGTAACAACCAAGCCCAATGCACCAACTAGTCTTACATATTCAAGTGCAACAGCAAGTTCCGTCACGATTAGTTTTACTGCGCCGACAGGAACAGGCACCATTACAAGTTACACTCCAAGCACAGGAACTGGATCGGGAACATCGACGGCATATACGATTTCAGGATTATCCTCGAATACATCTTATTCGATATCATTAACAGCGACAAATTCATCAGGTGCATCCACTTCATCCAGCACAGTCTCTGTGCTTACTAAACCGTCTGCTCCAACCGGTCTTACATCTGTTAGCACAGCATCTACTTCAGTTACATTAAGTTTCACTGCACCATCAGGAACAGGAACTATTACCAGTTATACACCCTATACCAATGGTTCAACTGCATCGGGATCAGGAACAACATCGTCTTATACGATTACAGGATTATCTTCTTCAACAACTTATGCGGTCACAATGGCTGCAACAAATTCATCAGGAATATCGGCTCAGTCAAGTAGTTTATCTATGACTACGTCAGCAACAGCAACTAACAGTTATACAACGATTGGCTCAGGAACTCCTTCTCTCCGGTTTAATTGTAGTTCTAATGGTAAATACATCTTAGTTGGTTCACAGTTATGCCTTTCAACTAATTACGGAGTTTCATTTAAAATCTCTACCTCCGATTTTACTACAGCGCCTACTGGAGGAATTGTTTCATCATCAGGACAATATATTTATGTTGCGTTTAATATGGCCTTATGTGCTTCTAGTAACTATGGATCAACATTTATATCTAGGTATACAATAAATGGCGTTCCGGATAATAGTAATTATTATACATCACTAACATGTAATAGTTCTGGACAACATGTATTTTGTACTCAATATAACGGGGCTTTAGTATTTAGTTCAGATTACGGCTCGACATTCACAACTGGTATTACGTTGCCATATTTAGATAATATGCCTGTCGACGAATATGATGATAGAGTTCCGTATTATTCGGGGGGGATTTTATGTTTATCAGGTGACGCATCAATATTATATTTTACCGGATCAAGTATGATGAATCTTATGAAATCTACAGATAAGGGAAACACTTATACCGAAATTTGGTCGGGAGCTGCGTATTTGACTAATCAATCTTGTTCTGTTGATGGAAAGTACGTAATTTTTTCTAGTTTTAATCCTTCGCAAGTGTATCTATCTAGTAATTATGGAAGTAGTTTCTCAGTTGTATTAACTACCACAACCAATAACTATTTCCAAGGGGCAAGTGTTTCATCCACTGGACAATATCAGTTTTGCAGTTATAGCAATTATAGTCAGGCGAAATCATATTTAATGTTTTCAACTAATTATGGCGTTACTTGGAATACACAAACAAGTAACGGAGTTGCTTCAACTATGTTCCAATCAGGTAATTATTTAAATAATCAATACATTTTTGAAAGCAGCACTATAAGTCCAATTGCTCTAATGACGTGGGGCAATAATGCAACGCAGATGTTATATATTAACAATTTCTCTACTCTTTAAGAGATAGTTTGTAGATAAGTAATCATGCTATTTGTTGCAGATAGATAACAATCGTATTCGCCAAATCTAGTTCCAATAATGCATTTAGTTCATTTCATCTTCATAACGCAAATCCAATGACCAAATCCAAAAATATCTAGGACACAACATAATAATATAATATCGTATATTATTATATACACGAATTATGTCATCGACGATTAGTTCATCTGTAACAATAACATCGTCTAATTTTACATCAAGTTATACTTGGCCACTTTCTATAAGAGGCGGAACATCAGCTTCACCAGTTACTGTATCACTTGGATCAGACATTACTATTACAACCGAATCCCAATACTTTATTATAAACAGTCCTTATATTATTATCGATGGCGGTTTAAATACAGTCACCGTAGGAAACGTAGTCAATTACCCAGGGTTAGTACAAAATGGATTGTCAACTGCCATTGGCAGTGGTAATGTCACGGTTCAAAACATAGTTATCGCATCCTCAGGATCCACACTCGCTGCATATAATGGATGGATCGGTCAAGCCTATTTCGGAAAAAAAGCGGCCAACGTCGTGGTCCAAAACTGTACCAGTTATGGCTCGATCGATAATAATTATTGTGGTGCTATTGTCGGCGCCTATGCAGGATCCATTAATGGAAATGTGACGATTTATAAATGCACGAGCGCAGGAAATATCTTTTCGAATTATTCTGGCATATTCTTTGGACCTTATGCTGGATTATACAATGGCAGTGCAACCATGAATAATTGCACAGTCACTGCTCAAGTATACCCATCCGTCGTCAATTCAGGCGGTGTGTTCGCTCTTAGTCCGACTATATCGACAGATAATGCAATCACCTATAATAACGTAACATCCACGATCGATAATATACCGACATTACAAAAATTACTAGGGAGGACACAAAATGCGAATTATTGGGATATTACGAATTACTTAGGCGAGATTCAGATTGCTAATATTTTTGCAACGACTACATTTACAAACGCGACTACGGCAGTCATTGGAACGGTTACGTATAATTCTACAACCACGACATCTACGTTTAACTGGTTTGTCCCTAACGTCAGTTATGTGATTTCGGGATTAACTCTTGGAAATACATATGCAGTTAATTTAACTGCCACAAACTCATCGGGAACATCGAGTTCGTCAGACACCGTTTCAATTGTTCTCGTATCGCCCCCCTCTTCGCCAACTGGTCTCACCTTTATCAGCGCGACATCGTCTTCCGTTACAATTAGTTTCACGGCTCCAGTGGAAACAGCGTCTTCCTACATTACTAGTGTAGGAACAGGATCTGGAACTTCGTCTGCTTATACGATTTCCGGATTATCGGGTAATACAACATATTCACTCACATTGGCGGCTGTAAATTCAGCAGGGATATCGAGCGCATCAACTGCACTATCGATTACTACAAAAGTTGCAGCACCAACTAGTCTGACATTTATTAGTGCGACGACAAGTTCCGTTACGATTAGTTTCACGGCTCCGTCAGGAACGATCACGAGTTACACTCCAAGTTCAGGGTCAGGTTCAGGAACAGCGTCATCGTATACGATTTCCGGATTATCGAGCAACACAAACTATTCGATATCATTAACTGCTACCGGGTCAGGAGGAACATCGTCTTCGTCAACTGCAATTTCAGTTACAACTATTACAAGTGCGCCGACCAGTCTTACGTATATTAGCGCGACAACAAGTTCCGTTACGATCAGTTTCACTGCGCCATCAGGAACGATCTCCTCGTATACTCCTAGCATAGGCACTGGTTCAGGAACTGCGTCGTCGTATACAATTTCGGGATTATCTTCCAATACATCCTATTCGATCTCATTAACAGCAACTGGATCGGGAGGAACGTCCTCGTCATCAAGCACACTGTCTGTTCTTACTCAACCATCTGCGCCAACCGGTGTCACCTTGTTGAGTGCAGCATCCACAAGCATTACTATTAGTTTCGTTGCGCCATCTGGATCAGGAACTATTAGCAGTTACACGCCTAGCATTGGAACTGGATCCGGGAGTGCAGCATCATATACGATTTCTGGATTATCATCTGGAACAGCCTATACGATATCATTAACGGCTACGAACGCATCGGGTACATCAAGTTCATCAAGCACAGTTTCTGCTACTACAACCTCGCCGCCATCTGCGCCAACAGGTCTAACGTTTGTTAGTGCGACATCGAGTTCTGTCACTATTAGTTTCACAGCACCTTCTGGAACTATCACTGGATATACTCCAAGTTCAGGCACAGGGTCGGGCACGTCGACTTCATATACAATTTCGGGATTATTATCGAATACGACATATTCGATCTCATTAACTGCGACAAGTGCATCTGGCACATCAAGTTCGTCCAGCGCCGTATCTGTAACAACTATTCCATCTGCACCGACAGGTCTAACCTTTGTTAGTGCAACAACTACGTCACTAACAATTAGTTTCACGGCGCCATCTGGAACAGGAACTATTAGTAGTTACACACCAAGTACGGGCACAGGATCAGGCACTGCGTCGGCTTATACTATATCAGGATTGACTGCAAATACTTCTTATACGATCTCATTAACAGCAACAAACTCGAGTGGCACTTCTGCTTCATCGACCGCAATGGCAGCCGCCGTCACGAAACCAGCAGCGCCAACCGCAGTTACTGCAACTGCTAGTGGATCAAGCGGGGCAAGTGTTGTATATACAGCAGCAACACAAGGATCGGCATATACGATCGCTTATACATTATCCGGCGGAGGATCTTCAACTTTATCGTCAAATACATTCACAGTAACCGGTTTAAGTGGAAGCACTGCATATACATTCACAGTAACTGCTACAACAACGGCAGGAACTGCGACCGCCACGTCAAATTCCATAACTACAACTGCCGCCGCTTCTGCAAATAGTATATCATTAATTAATAGCGGCAGCACAAGCGTTATAGCAACATCGAGCAACGGTCAATATATAATAACCAGTTTTGGATACTCTACTAATAGCGGTTCAACATTCACTTCATTAGGTGCAAAATCGGTTGCAATGTCTTCAACTGGACAATATATGTATTATGTAACCGGAGGAACTAGTGTATATAAATCAGCAAATTATGGTTCAACATGGACGACACCATTAACAAATGCATTAAATATCAATCATATAGTTTGTGATTCTACTGGAGCAAGGGTGTGTTTTGTAGACGCAAATTCAGGAAAGGGCCTTTATTATAGTAGCAATTACGCTGGTTCATTTGCAAGTGCAGGGTTGACCGATGTGCCTTATAATGATACCAATTGTTTGGCAATGTCTTCAACTGGTCAATATGTCGTAGTAGGAAATTATGCAAAAAGAATGTATTATAGTAATAATTACGGCGTATCGTACAGTAGTGCTTCAGGTTCCTATATGAACGATGTAAATTATGTTTCTATATCAAGTAATGGACAATATGCATTTGAAACCACCAATAACGGTTTGAATATATCTAGCGATTATGGTGCAACTTATCAAAACCAGAGGTCAACATATGCTGGAATTGCAAGTTGCATTGGTAGTACAAGCACTGGACAATATCAATTTGCATTTTATGGTGGTGCTTTGCGATACTCGACTGATTATGGCACAACCTTTACTTCATCAGTAAACTCATTCTTTACAAGCACAGGACTCAACACTATGACATTTTTCACAGGAACGGGTTCTGCGACAGCAAATGTTTATTTCTGCACAGGAAGTGGAATATATTTGATGGCATTTAATCCTAGTAATACAGTATAATTTAGGGATAAGAAAAATACAAATACAATGTTCTTCATAATAATATATGATTATTTATTATTATGAGCATTAATATACCAAGTGCTCCGTCTGGAATATCAGTTATTAGTAGTAATTCGACAACTGCAACACTTAGTTTTCCTTATCAAGCAGGTGTAACGTCATATACAACGAACGTAGGAACCGGATCTTCTTTTACATATTCTTTTCAATCCGTGATGATTACTACGCAAAAATCACTTTCTTTATCTAGCACAGGTCAATATATGTATGTTGCCGGATCGAATAATATAAGCAATTCGGGTCTCCATTATATTTGGTCCAGTAGCAATTCCGGTGTCACTTGGAGTCCTGCTACTTCCAATGCAGCGTTCTATAGTGGTTCGAATCCCACGGGTAGTTGGAAAGTGATCAATTCTGACCAAACGGGCCAATATGTTGTCTCTGCAGGAACTATCGGATCATCAAGTGTCGTATACAATAGTACATCATACGGCCAGTTTTGGAGCGCATCTACAGGCAATAACGCAACCGGAAACGCTAATGCTATATGCAGCAATGCCGCAGGAAACATCGTTTATATCGCATATAATCCGGGTCAAATCTATTACTCTAATAATTATGGCGCCACATTCTCACTTCTTTCTGGCAGCACATCATCAACATATACAGATTTGGCATGTGATAGTACAGGAGCCTATGTATATGCGGCATCGACCGATTCATCCACGGGCGGTGTATATTACTCGGCCAACTCTGGTTCTACTTGGACTCGCGTCTATACAGGCCAATGTTTATCCGTTGTCTGCACAAATACAAACAATGGTTCCACCGCATTCACAGGAAAATATGGCGCAAACAAAATGGTTCAAACCACCAATAGTGGCGCAACTTGGCAAACAGTAACAAGTAGCCCAACTGGATCAATCAGCAGTTATTATGGATATATCAGTTGTAATCAAAGTGCAACGACGATTTATATTTCACCCTATTATTGGCAAAATAACGTGATATATCAAAGCACGAATTCAGGTGCATCTTTTCAAACGGTTATTCCGGTAACCGGTGGATATTCATTCCCTTATACTTTTACAAGCCCTTATGGAACCAGTGGGTTTGTTATATCCAATGGAACAGCAGGAAGCGTATCGACTGCTCTAAGTTCTATTATTTCGATTTATGGCGGCGTCGGACCATTGCCTCCTACAGGCCTCACATTAATTAGTGTGACGTCGACCACTGCCACGATTAGTTTCACAGAGCCATCAGGAACAATTTCCTACTATACACCAAGCAGCGGCAAGGGATCTGGCACGGCATCCTCCTATACAATTTCGGGATTATTCCCAAATACGAACTATGTGATATCTTTGATGGCCACCAATTCCAGTGGTTTCACAAGTTTTTCCTCCTCGGCATTATCTGTTCTTACGAGTCCAACAGCGCCAACCAGCCTTTCTCTTATTAGCATCACTGATTCATCTATCACGATTAGTTTCAGTGCGCCCACCGGAAACGGCTATATCAGTGGGTATAGTCCGAGTGCAGGCTCTGGATCGGGCACTGCATCAGTATATATTATTTCAGGATTATCGACGAATACATCTTATTCGATCTCATTAACGGCGACAAATGCCTCAGGAACATCGACTTCGTCAAGTGCAGTGACAATTTCAACTGCGCCAGCCGCCCCCACTGGTCTTACGTTTATTAGCGCAACATCGAGTTCCGTTACCATTAGTTTCACTGCGCCAAGTGGAACCGTCACTGGATATACTCCAAGTGCGGGGACAGGATCTGGCACATCGAGTGCGTATACAATTTCTGGATTATCGAGCAACACATCGTATTCGATCACATTGTCGGCGACAAACTCAAGTGGATCATCGAGTGCATCAAGTGCACTATCTATCACTACGAAACCCGGCAGTCCCAGTGGTCTTACGTTTGTTAGTGCGACGACAAGTTCCATTACGATTAGTTTTACGGCACCCTCGGGAACAGTAACGAGTTACACTCCAAGTAGCGGCTCTGGATCGGGCAGTGCGTCGTCATATACGATTTCGGGATTATCTTCCAATACAACATATTCGATCTCATTAACTGCTACCGGATCAGGAGGAACATCCAGTTCGTCTAGCACCGTATCTGTTACAACTCTCCCTTCTGCGCCAACAGGTCTTACATATGTTAGTGCGACAACAAGTTCCGTTACGGTTAGTTTCACGGCACCTAGTGGAGCAGGAACGATCACAGGATATACTCCAAGTGTGGGCACAGGATCTGGAACATCGAGTGCGTATACAATTTCTGGATTATCTTCCAATACAACATATTCGATCTCATTGACGGCGACAAATGCTGGAGGGACGTCTTCGTCGTCAAGCACAGTATCTGTTACCACCACACCTAGTGCTCCAACTGGTCTAACCTATGTTAGTGCGACATCGAGTTCCGTTACGATTAGTTTCACGGCACCCATTGGGACAGGAACGATCTCGAGTTACGCGTCTAGTACGGGAACAGGTTCGGGCACAGCGTCGGCATATACGATCACGGGATTATCAGCGAATACATCCTACTCGATCTCATTAACTGCGACAAACTCATCTGGCACATCCAGTTCATCAAGCACAGTGTCTGTTCTTACTCAACCATCTGCGCCAACAAGTCTTACATATGTTAGCGCAACCACAAGTTCCGTTACGATTAGTTTCACGGCACCTAGCGGAACAGGAACGATCACAGGATATACACCGATCACGGGCACAGGATCGGGCACAGCATCGGCTTATACAATTTCGGGATTGTCGAGCAACACATCCTATTCGATATCATTAACTGCTACAAATGCTTCGGGAACATCATCTTCGTCGAGCACAGTATCCGTTCTTACTCAACCATCTGCACCAACCAGTCTTACATCTGTTAGTGCGACAACAACTTCTGCTACTATTAGTTTCACTGCACCAACAGGAACAGGAACAATCACAAGTTACACACCAAGCACAGGTACAGGGTCAGGCAGTGCATCGTCTTATGTGATTTCGGGATTATCATCAGGAACAGCGTATTCTATATCATTAACGGCAACGAATGCATCGGGCACATCAGCATCATCGAGCACTGTATCCGTTACTACAACTGCAGCGACTCAAATTGTTTTTTCAAATTATAATTCAGTCACTACTAATGGTTCTTATAAAATTTACGCGTATACATCGGTTGCTTCATTTGCAAACGCAATATCGGTTACTGAAGCAAATAATACAGTAATACAAGTTTTTGCAGTTGCTGGCGGAGGAAGTGGAGGATGTGATCAAGCAGGCGGTGGTGGAGCAGGTGGAGTTCTACAACGCGCAATAACTATTAGTAGTGGTTCGGATACAATTTCTTTAACAGTCGGGGGAGGCGGTGTCGCCACTGTTAGCCCCAATCGCGGCACATCAGGAACGAATACAACAGTTAGTTTTACAACAAATACAGGAAATAATGTCACCTGTTACGGTGGAGGTTGTGGTGCGTCATATGTATATGGTGCAAATTTGACGAGTTCAGGAACAACGCAGACAAGTTGTGGGTCAGGTGGAGGCGGTGCAGGATATAATTCCTACGCCGCGGGAGGAGGGACAAGTGGTCAAGGTAATTCTGGTGGCACTTATGGAAGTCAGGGTGTAAATGGAGGCGGTGGTGGAGCAGGAGGCGCAGGCGTTGCAGGTTCAGGTAGCAATTCAGGAGCAGGCGGAATTGGTGTACAAATTAATACATCTACATTATCTTATTTTGCTGGATCAACCTATGCAAACTATTGGTGGGGAGGTGGCGGTGGTGGAGCCGGATCTCTTAACAATATAAATGCAGGAAATGGAGGTAAAGGCGGTGGCGGCGGTGGTTCATCGAATAATTATACTGCTGGAACTGGAGATACGAACGGAATAAATGCAGGGGTGGCTGGTCAAGTGGGATATAACAAAAATGGAGGAGCGGCCGGAGCAAATACTGGCGGTGGTGGAGGTGGTGCAGATCAAACTGGAGGCGATCTTGGAGGAAACGGTGGATCGGGTATAATATTAGTCGCAGTTGCTTCTTAGTAAAACACCATTGCGCATTTGAATTATTCAAGGATTCAATTATTATATCATATTGTAATTTAGGGATAAGAAAAAAATACAAATGCAATGTTCTTCATAGTTTCAAGCAGCACATGGGCATCCACCGGTGGCGCAGGAGGAAATGGTGTTACGTCTAGCATAACAGGTAGTTCAGTACTTTATGGTGCGGAGGAGGGGGGCAAAGCGATTGCAAGTGGCGGAATGACAGACGGAACCTCTTACGGCACAGGTGGAAGAGGGTCAGGAGGTGACGGAGTTAGTAGATCCGGCAAGTATAAATACATTTACAATAAATAAATCTTACTATTCGAAAATAATATTAAGATTTTATACCCTCACCATTTTATACTTTCCTCCCTTCTTTTCCAATCGACCCACCAACATAGGATCCGTACCATATTGGATCGCCCTCTGATAACTCTCATAATCATAGAGTTCGTTCGTCGCCTCATTCAATGCGAAATCCGCGCCTTCAAACGTCACCTTAATACCCTTCCAACTAATCTTCTTCACGTCCAATCCGCCCTTTTCGCCTTGATCCTTCTCCAAATTAGGATACGACGAAAACTGATTCGATTCGATCTTACCAAACCCATAACAAACGAGAACCTCATCGCTCTTATTTTTCGCGGCCAGAGCCGAATATAGACTACAATCCACCGCCGTCTCCTTCACTGCCTGTAAAATCTCATTATTGATACGCTGCTTAATGCTCGCGATTTCATAGAGTGATTCATCCGTGGTTACCGGCGTCTTATTATCCAGGCGACTAATATCACGAATACGTAATTCGATATTCTGCTCATTGGTTTTTTGATCCTCACTAAACGTCGAAATATATAAAAACACCTTCACGGTTCGCAATTCCTCGGGTAAATCTTGATGACTACAAATACGACGTGCGCGGCCCACCACCTGTTCCACGCGAACCATATGCCAATAGGGTTCTACGATATGAACAAAACGCGTGTTTCTTAAATTAATACCCTCCGCACCCGAAGACGTGATCATAAAGACCTTAATGATTTCGCCATAATTATTATTTTCAGCGCGTTCTTTCAAGAGATTGGCGATCGACACGGGAACGAAATCCCATGCCCCGTTATATACGTTTCTAATAATTTCCTTCTCTTCGGGCGACTCTGTGCCCGTATATAATACGAATCTGGGTTTACCGGCATCCTCCTCTTTCTCGAAGATTTCCCAGGCATCATTTACCTTTTGAAGTTTGAATTCGGCGAAACCATTGGCCATTAAGATCAAACGCATAATACCGATACCCTCGATCGTGCGGAAATGGCTATATAATAAATGGAGTCCTTCGTTCGCTGCATCCGTCAAGTTCTCTAATATCTTGGCGAATTTGGGACTATACATCGTGAGGGCCGCCTTGGATAAATAACGACTTTCATTTGTGCCATCGACTTTCTCATCCAAATCCGTTAGTGCTTTTTCAATACGTTTATTATAATTGGCAAAGTTTACATCCCCGTCCTCAGCGGCACCTTCGCCAACATCCTCCACATTCTGATAGACATCCACATCTTGACGAAGTGCTTTGGGAACGGCATCAAATGTTAATTCATCGACCTCGCCGATAGCATCATCAGATGCACCTTCCTCACCTGAACGGACAACCGGCACAGGTCTTTCTATCCCAGGCGGGAAAGCAAAATTACAGCAAGCACGTGAAAAAATGCGATAGGTAGATGAGATCTTATAGAGTTCTTCCGGATTCGCACCAGCCAACTGTTTACGTTTCTTCGATTTCTTCTCACGATCCGCCTCTACTTTACGAATCTTCTCATAAAGACCGAATTGATGAGGCGTCATCTCCGTTTTCACCACATAATATATATCCCCCTCCTCCGTCTTCACATAACGAGGAAGTAATTGCTCTTGTGCACTGCGGAAATAGGAGGTCAAGCCCAGGATACGACGCTGGAACAAATTGATATTCTGTGTTTTCCCCGTATCCTTATTCACAAACATATTCAAAAACGCTTCCGAATTATCTGGAAGGGACTTATGATTTTTCTCCTCGATACTACCTTCGCGAATCGTAAGGCCATTCTTGACTTTGAGAATCTGGATCACGGTCTTGATAAAGGCATCATCTGTAATATTGCCCGTATCGTCCAATTGAACACCATTATAACGATCGAATACTTCATGGGTGCCCATTTCATAGGTCGCCATATTTTTCCGGGTTTTAGCATCTACACCGGGCTTGATCTTCTGAGTACCCTTCAAAGCCCCACGCTTCTTCGAATTGACGAATCCAAAAGGGTTACGCGTTACAATCAATTTATTATCGGCATAATCCACATAATCAAAGGTTCTCAAATTGGCTGCATCGAACATCTTTAAGACCGTATCCGTATTTAATTTCTCGGATTTTTCCCATGATAGGGGAATGGTCCAGGTTTTGATATAGCCACGTAAAATATTAAATAGGATACCGATTTCATTCGGATAATTGATAATAGGTGTTCCTGATAATAAAACTACACGGGCATTCGTCGCACTCATCAAATAATCATATAAAATATAGGAGATAGATTTGGGTTGTTTGATTTTATTGACGATACGACTCACGAAATTATGCGCCTCATCAATAACGATGACGGAATTATCAAAGGGATTATGGCTAAAATCTCCCGTGAGCATCTTCAAACGGTTCATATTAAGTCCATTATAGTTAATATCGGTATATTTGGTGCGGATCATCTCATTTAATTGTGCATCGACCTGGGTTTGTTGTTCCGTGTCCAATTCTGTGAAATTGGCGGGTTTCTGGACATTCACGAGCCATGCGCCACCATTCTTACGAATATATTCGGTAGAGAGTGATAGTGCTCGGGATAAGATACCGACATACTCGGGCTTTCCATCGATAGAAATAAACTCCCAAAATTGGTTCTTCTTATAGAGGTGATCTCCGCATTTTTTCATCTCACTGAAGAAATTCATTTTTAAGGATGCGGGGGTCATGACAAAAACTCTTTTGTTACTCTTCATTCCCTCTGCAATAGCAATACTAGTGCAAGTATTATGAGTAACAGTGAAATCGCCTATCAAATAGCGGCAATTTCCATCTAACATGAAGCCATAATAGTCCCCTTCGCCCACATATTCTACGTCAATGCCACTAACAAGCACATCTTTGATTTGTTTTCTTGGGGATGCCTGCTTTCTAGGGATAACAGTGGGAATTGTTTCTAGGCCATTGCCATTGATGCATATTCTCCAAGCCGTGCCCTCGTTTTTCTCGCCCTTATATGTCCAGGATGTCTCTTTCAAGGTTTTATAACAAGAAAACCCCAAACTTCGGGCCAAGAACACGACATCATCCATAAGAGTTTCGTTTTTCTGGCAGAATTCAAACCCACCATGACCATAACAGCCATCGCTATCCAAAAGTCCTGCCAATAATTTCAAACGGTTCTCTCTCGAATTGCATTTATAGATCATGGGGATGTGTTTATTACTGATCATATTTAAATCCTTTAATGTATTCAAAAACACATTATTTCCTTTGGTGCCATTGCCGGTGAGTCCATAACAATAACCAGAACGATAATTCAATGATAGATTATACTCGGGCAGTTTCCTCGAAAAATAATATAGGACAGTTGAATCTTGGCTAGTTATAGATGCTTCTCTCGAAGTTCCATCACCTAGCCAATATCCTAACATATAAGGATCAAGTGGTAATTCGCGCTCTGGAAAATCAAGAGGCACTTTATATCCCTTCAAAAACGCCTTCTTCTTCGCTGATAATTCTAAATAATCTTTTACGGATACTTCATATACATTATCGCTCGTTTCCTTTGTTGTTTTTATCTTTTCGTAAAATGCCTCTGCATCCGCCTTCTTTTCGGCTTCATTCTCGCCATTAAACGTAAACGTTTTGGAGCAGAATGCATTATTTTCTAGCCATTGAATATTATAGTTCGTATTCGATTTATGATTATTACGAGAGAACTTGGGGAAGCCAGATGCACGTAAACATAAAATATGCTCTTGATTTACTCTATATTTTTCACCCTTAATCGGAATAATATCATACATTTTATCTCTTCCTCTCGCTAAGGACAGCACAGTTCTTGGTTTTGAATCATCTCCCATGAGTAAATCGCCCACTTTTATATCCTCAACTAGGCGAATTTCGCCAGTTGACAGCATAATTGCAGTGCCCTTAGCATGACATTTACCTGCCCCCAGGCCATGGTACAGGAGCAGGCCACGGTAGGGTGTATACAAATTCAGATAATCCCTGACAATTTTTTGATGTGTGAGTAGATCGAAATCTTCGGCTCGAGAACTCGTGTCACATGAAACTGTATTCTTATCTGATAATAACTCTTCCTGATAAGGCTTGAATAATTCGGTTAGTTTCTGGATGAATATCTTACGATTATTCATATAATACGTGGGCGCTTTGACAATAACGCGTTCGCGTTCTTTGGGTAAACGTTCGATCACTTTTTGAGTACGAATCATGGCGGTTGTCAAATCCACAGGTTTTAAATCTTCGGGATATAGCGTTTCTGACTTGGGTTTTCTGCCACGTTTCTGGCCCTTTTTTTCCGCAGGCTTTTCCTCTTCTAATGCGACAACTTCCTTTTTCGGTCCTATTGCCTCAGTTAATTTCGAAAGGTCTTCATCATCGCTATCCTCATGTTTTTCAAGATCTTTGAGATCTGCAGGGTTTTCAACTTCTACGGTCGGTTCAACAACATGTTCTTTTACTTCCACTTGCTCTTCCACTTTCACAGCCGGTTTTTTAATAACGAATTTCTTCCCCGTACTTATAAAGGTTGGTTTTGGTACGACAACAACAGTTTCGACCACGGTCGCTTTTACGAGTTCGGATTTTGTTTTGACCATGGTCGAGCCCATAATTTTTTTCAATATCAAATCGCGATCAATTCTGCTTTTTTTACGGCGATCCTTGATCCTGACTTGTCCATGTTCTAATCCACTTTCTGCCTTTTCTTCAACATCCACTTCTTGACCTTCCTCCGCCTCCTCTCTTTCAAAAGCCACTTCTTTCATAGGCCGTTGTAAATTGATTTTCACACCTTCAAATTTGGTAAGAATAGGTTTTTTTTCTAATATGACTAAAGGACGAAATGGTAAATTACTCATATTTCTAACTACAATATAATATATTCATACAAAATATATTATATATTCTTTTCACACGTATAAATAAAAATAGCCATAGTGCATATAAAAAGATGTCACTATCTATATCATATGAAAAATCTTCCGTACGAAACACAGAAAGTATTCCGTCCATGGGGATGGTATAAAAACATCGAAGAAGAAGATCATGCACCCTATAAAGTAAAGGTGATTTGTGTAAACGTGGGTCAACGGTTATCTTTACAATCTCATAACCATCGTAGTGAACACTGGGTCATCGTGAAAGGAAAAGGAAGGGTTCAAGTGGGTCAAGATTTTTTTGTATTAGAACCCAACCAACATATCTATATTCCCGTGAAAGAATTGCATCGTATTGAAAATATTGGAGAAGACGTATTAGAGTTCACCGAAACACAAATAGGTGATTATTTGGGAGAAGATGATATTGTGCGTTATGAGGATGATTATGGACGCGCATAGAATCCGACTGTGGACGCGTATAAAATCCGACTGTGGACGCGCCTAACCTAGTTCCCTATTCTTGAATCACGACAGCATCTTTCTGAGAAAGCGCAACTAATGCATTGATACAAGAATACATCACATCATCGTTGGTCGAATATTGACACATCAAATCCAAGATCTTTGCCTGTGCGCCCTCATCTATAAGAAGCCTGCGATTGATGTTATCCATGGCTAAAGCGCCCACCGCTTCAACGCCACGAATCAATACTTCCGCATTATCCTTATGTATATCTAAAACCTGAACGACCACCCCGATCACTCCTGCCTCGCGTAAATGCCTTTGATTTGCAGTGCTCATTCCAATCTTTTTATAACAAATAAATATTATGCGACAGATTCAATTTTTCCAGTTAGAATCCATTCAAATGACGGATCGCCGAATCGCATGCAATTTGCTCCGCCTTCTTCTTAATCTTATGCACACCTTCGCCCAAAAACAAAAATATCTTATTATGTTGTGACATATACTGATGTATATCATAATAAGAACCAAATCGACCAAGTGGAATCGAATGGGAATGGTTTAGACCAAACACGGGCTGGCCCAAACATAAATACACACCCATATGGTATCCCGTCTCAGGGTTATGCTCTTCCACCTCAATATAATCCGGAGTGACCTTGAACTCTTTCTGAATCTTCACCTGTAGAATATTCTTAAAATTATCATCATTTCTGATTAGATTGATCCAGTCGACATGTTTCTCGAATACATTCTCTACGAAGATCTGGACCATCTGAAATCCCGGCCCCGTCAAAAACACATCCTTAAACCATCCATCCTCATCATTCACCGTGATCTTATTAAAATCCAAAAACATAGCGCCGAGAAACGATTCAAATAGGCACCCCAACTTTTTGAGATTCGTACGAGTCTGTTTCGCTTCGGCATGCTTGGATAAAACAACCCATTTATGCAGACCCATTTCATACGCCATTTTCCCAATCGATTCGTTTTTCACGAGTGCGATCTTCTTCTCGGTCATAAACCCCTCATTTTCTTTGGGAAATCGGCGATAAAGATAGTATTTAGTAATACACTCCAGCACTCCATCCCCCACAAACTCCAATCTTTCATTCGATTTAGTAAATAGAGGAAGACAATTATCGGGTTTAGGCACAATGACCACGTTATTTATTTCGTTTTCCAAATTGGGTCTCTTAATATAAGAGCGATGAATAAATGCCCGCTTATAGAGTTCGAGGTTTGCCACGCTAACATCAATGCCATAATTTTTCAATATTTGTTCTATATCAGATTCCTGTATCTGTTTATTTAGGGGATTATAGGGATCAAAAATATAGGTATCAACGCCATTAGCATTCTTCTCCACGCGGATGTCTTCGTCGATATTCATGTTATTCTGCAAATAATATGAATCAGCCTAATTAATTATGCCAAAATGTTTTTATATTCTTTTTTTTATTATTTAACACGTTTGTCGGATAAAATATTTAGTTATAATATATACAAGAAATGCCTCAAGGAAGCCCATTCAGTTCATCCAGTCGTTCTAAAATGAATAGTAGCCATGCTACAACATACAACCAAGGAGGTGGAGATAAGAAGGCCGGATTCCCTTTCCAAGTGGGACGTGAATCCTGGACATCGGTTGCGTTCCAAGCCACCGATCCTGCCCACGGCCACTGCTGCAGATTAGTGACTATGCAAATCAACCTTTTCCCTAATGCTAGCATCTCCAAGCCCATCGGATCCACGTACAAGCCAAACACCTATTTCACTGTTACCGGAACACGTTAAACACAAAGTTCCATGCTATAATATCTATTTTTGAAACCATATAATGACTTTTTACAGGTTATTATATTGTTTATGAAAGTTATCATCGACGAGCGCGAAACAGATCTCTATCAACGATGTGAATCCATTATTATTTCTCAACCAAATCCATCCATTATACAATTATCCAAACAGGTTCTCGATTTAGGTGATGTTTGGATAAAAACGGATGACGATAAGGATGTATTATTGATTGAACGCAAATCCTTCTCTGATTTATTGGCATCGATCAAAGACGGGCGATATGAAGAACAATCCTATCGTTTGGTAAATTCGAGTGGGTTCCCTCCACATTCCGTGTTCTATTTGATCGAGGGAATGTTCTCTCAACTACGAAATCCACTTGAGAAAAAGATTATTTATTCGGCCATGACATCACTACAATATTTTAAGGGGTTTAGTGTTCATCGCACATCGGCATTGTCCGAATCTGCGGAATGGGTTCTCTATATTGCTGAAAAAATAGAGCGCGATTTTGCCAAGGGTAAACTACCCTATTATTTGACACCACCATTTTTAGAGCATTTTCGCGCACCCTTAGAGAACACACTCGCACCAGCGCAAACCATCAGCGCAGCCAATTATTGCTCCGTAGTAAAAAAAGTTAAAAAGGATAATGTTACACCCGAGAACATAGGCGAAATTGTTCTATGTCAAATACCCGGAATAAGTTCAGTGACCGCCATTGCTATTATGAAACAATTTCAGGGTTTCCCGAATTTTATTCAGGAACTACAAAGAAATCCACTATGTATCGAGAACATGACAATCGAAACGAATGGAAAAACACGTAAAATAAGTAAAAGTTCTCTGGAGAATATTCGTAAATATTTGATAGGATAAGACCTTACTTATTTATTGGTACCAAACAAATAATCCGCCCCCGGAAAAACAATATTATAATTACAATTTCCACCGCTTTGATGGTGAATTCGATGATTTCGGATCACCCAATTTGTATATAAGGAATTTCTATCGACGGATTCAATAGGCAACCCTTTTGGAAAGCCACATATTTCACTGGGATCCAAATTATGAATATAAGCATGATATGTGTTCCAAGTTAGAATATTTATAGTAAGAAACCCTGCCACAGTTCCAGAAATGGTGACGATCGAAATGCTAGGATAAAAAAACAACCCTAACATCCCCGTATTCATTAACAACAATACGATCAACTGAAAAAAATCATTTACGGAAGATAGGTCCACACAAATATAAGCATCGTGTTTGTTTGTTATTGTTAAATCTTGCAACGTGTTCTTATGATGGGTGATATGGTTTTCATACATCCCACCACAATTCTTATTATGCATGACATATTTATGTAGGAACCATTCTTCTGTGGTAGATAATAAATATGTGGTCAAAAGAAACCAAAACATTCTATAGGATCTAATCCTAAAAAACCATGGACCTTATAACACACCGTTAGAATTTTGATTACAAATATCGATATTGTGACTTTCTAATAAACAATAATAATCATGGCTGCATATACCGAGCAATGTTTAGTAAATTAAAAAAATTTTATAATATTTTTTGTTATGAACTATTATAGAATGTCCCACAGTTCTTCCAGTTCTTCCAGTTCTTCAAGCAGTAGCGATGAATCCAGCCACCATCATAAACACAAGCGCAAGCATCATAGACATAGTCGTAGCCGTTACTACTATCACTATTACTATGATTATGGATATAACTATCCTGTTTTGCCCTATTTTTATTTATTAAATAGAGGCAGACCCTATTATTGGTAACCAATATCCAAAAGACATTTTTTGATAAATGTTCTCAATCGCCGTCAAAGGAACATATTGTTCATACCAATCCTTCAACTTTTGTTCTAAGTTATGATTTAATTCATCCCAATCCTGTAAAATCACTACAGGAAGATGATTCTCACGAAACAATTGATCCAATGGCGATGTTTTCGTGATGACAATACAACCTGCCAAAAATAATTCCCAAGTCCGATGGCAATCCAATCCTTTCCCTCTTGGGGAGAGAACAAATTGATAACTATTAAAGATGCGCGTGATAGTTTCGAAAGATTGGGACTGTCCCAGAAAATCAATAGACTCGTTATTCATCAAGGCGCGGTGTAAAAATATGCGCTCAGCGTGCGTTATCGATAAATGAGTGTCTGATAATATTCTATGCTTGATCTTTTGTTCTGACTGCGTGCGACACTGGATCATATACTTTATTTTTTCGTCTATTGAATCGTGTATCAACCATTTTTTTGTATGGAGATTAAATCCGATAGGCATTGCCCTTAATTTTTCATGGCATAGGGTCAGGTCGTAATTTTGCGTGAACCATGCCAGAATTTTATTCGATTCTAGGATTCGTTTTATAGTATCGTAAGAATAGGAACTAGGCACAGGACGATCCCCGTCACTTGTCACCAAAACAACAGAGCCTTGTATTTTATCCAGATGTCGACTCACGATATCTAAATCTGTTTCTATATCACTGCCATGAGAACCATTTCGGATCCATAATAGGCCCGATGAATTTTGAATATGTGGAATTAGCGTTTCTTCACTACTTATTTTTTCCGTATCTGAATCTGAATAGGCATTTCGTATCGGACCCTTTGACCATATTATAGAGTGAATATCCATAATATTGTCGCATGTTATATTTCATCGATATGAACAAATTATAAAACATCGATAGGGGGTGGGTTTTCGTTTTGGATCGTTGGGTAAAATGCCACTTTGGGCGAGAACAATACAGGACGACTCACGTTATTTTCTTCGTATTTTCCCGAATCTATCATCTGTTGGGTATATGTGATCCCGGCCCAATTGGAATCCATAGGATTATCACTAATTTTATTCATTTCTGTGGAATCGTGGACTTTATCTAAATCTGTATATACACCTTGATATTGACCATGTGGATCAAAACTTGGGTAGTTATTTTCGTTGTAGGGCTTATTTTCACGACTAGCATCTTGTACTTTGACTATATTATTGTCGTCGTGAACAGTTGACATACTAGGCAAACCTCCCTCGAGATCAAAAGGGCTGGGTCGCATTCGATACACGTCTTGCCCCTGAGCATTATTTTCTTGTTGCAAATATAATACAGGGCAGTCAATCCCTTTGTTTCGTTGTATTTCTAAATAGTTGATATATTCGTCTAAATTGAAAAAGGGGATAGGATTTTGTCCGTCTACTAAAGGTTGGGTTGTATTATAAAGTAAAAGGACATTACCTTTTTGCACTAATAAATCGGGACATGAAGAACCTGCAACGTCGCCTTGTTGGTTCTCCATATTTTCTTTGCCATGATCAAAATACATGGTCAAATATAATCCACTTAAGAAGACAAGAAATAAAAATATGATAAAAAGTAATGTTAATTTATTCATGAACTTACTGTATATATTATATCAAGTATTTTATCTACGGATCGCGTTCGAATCACTATTTAGACAATATTGTTTTCTACACATATTCTATACTATAGAATGACTAACACGAGAACACGTAGAACACATAATCATACGCAAAAAAATCAGCCTCATAAATCCAAAGTCACTCTGGGTCTTTTATACGCAAATTGGTGTGGTCACTGTCAAGCACTAAAACCTGAATGGAAACATTTGAAAGGTAAAATCAATAAGGATCGCCAAATGAGAGAACAATGTAAGATTGTTGAGATTGAATCCAATGAGCCTAGAAAAGATAAAAAAATAGCGATGGTCAATAAGCATATTAGTGGGGAAAACAAATTAGTCGAGGATGGATATCCCACGATATTCTTGGTAAACCATGGCAAATTAGAAAAATATGTCGGGGGCAGAACAAGTGACGAAATGCATAAGTGGGTGGGTGGCGCGATCAACGAATCACACGTTCAAGAACAACCTATTGTTCCAAACCTATTTGCTGGAGGAAAGAAATCAAAAACAATAAAACATCGTCAGACAAAAAAATGCAATTCATGGTTTAAATGGTTTAAAAATTGAATATGTATTATTCACCGACCCCACAATTAAAAGACCATGAAAAATGGATGTTGAAAATCCAATGCAAAATGATATTCCCGTAGCAACATTAGTTAGATTAGAAGTTATTGGAGAACCTTTCGAAGAACCCAAAACATTACATATTTGTGCTGAAAAAATATGTAATGGCATAAAAATCCTTTGTTCCGCATTAGTTATAATTTGCGTAATGGGTGGGATTCTGCTATACGTGTTTGTAATATAAAAGAGTTTACAAATATTGCATGATGGTTTGTAAATAACACAATAGCGAAAACGTCTTGAGCATAGGATAGTTTTTCTTTGTGACCACAGGAAATCGATCGCTCGCATCCTCTGGATTCTTCCAGACGCCGATGCCCACAAAGTACATCATCGCGTTTCTACGGCGGAACCAGGTGGTCATGTACTTTTCAGCGCGGCTCTTATAGTACAAATGTATCGCATTTAGGTTCAATTCGTTATACGTGAGGTCTGCCTTATGAAATAGGCTATAGATTTGGATAAACAATGTGGGGACCGTCATCGACGGACTCCAGCAATCTCTCAAAATATCCATACAGACACCCCCCTGATAAATATTGGGGTGAATCACATCCGTCTTACAAACCACGTCAGGTGGACGAAACGGATAATCTTGAGGCAAATTGGCTTCAAAGTGAAAGCGTCGGTTTTCATAAATCGTACCTGCAGGGCCGTCAAAATATACATCAATCGTATCGATTTGATCATTACGTTTTACAAATGTAAGATAATCGACATTAAACATCTCCAGAGAGTTGACCTCCCTGAGGATACGTCTGGAAATCGTCTGGTTTCGAATCATTATAGTTGAATAATTGGATTGCTTTTGCCCCGAATCAATGTCCAAAAAAGCATTCAATTTTTTAACCCATTTAAAAAATTGAATATCGTGGACCAATATTTATTGAAATCAATTAAACGTATCTCAATATACACTCTAAAGATGGCGGAAAAAATAAGAATAAAGAAACCCACCGTAGTAAAATCATTCCGATTATACGATTTTAACATATTCGATGATGTGCCCAAAGATGGTTCGGGCTCTGAATCGGGGTCGGGTTCCGATGATGAACATAAATCATCCAAAAAATATGTAGACGAAAAGCAGTTCGTGATCCAGATGTTTGGCATCAATGAGAAGGGCGAAACCTGCTGTTTGTATATTCAGGAGTTCCAACCATTCTTCTATATCAAGGTGGGGGATCATTGGACAAATTATAATATGAATTCCTTTATCCATGAGATCAAAACGAAATTGGATAAGCGATTTCAAGAATCCATTGTCGCGTATGAATTGGTAGATCATCATAAACTCTATGGATTTTCGGGGGGTAAAAAGTGTAAATTTATGAAACTCACCTTCAAGAACACCATTGTGATGAATAAGGTGAAGAATCTTTGGTACTTCTATAAGAAGGCGGATGAAAAAGCAGGAGGCGGCCAAGCAGGAGGGCAGAATCGCGGTGAACGGGTTCGTATCGACTTCAAATTCCAGGGCACCTCGCTAGAACTCTACGAAAGTAATATCCCACCATTACTCAGATTCTTCCATATTCGGAATATCAGTCCATCTGGCTGGGTCTCTTTCCGACTGAATCGCGTTGTAAAACCACCTATGAATACGACTACGTGTAAATATGAGTTCATCTGCCCATTGGATGAACTCACCCCCAACCCAGAAAAGGAAACGCGTGTTCCCTATAAGATCTGTAGTTTTGATATTGAGGCGAGCAGTAGTCATGGGGATTTCCCTGTGCCCATCAAAACATATAAGCGGTTGGCCACGAATGTGGTTGATGTGTTTTTAAAACAACTACAGATTCTAGACGTATCGAAAAGTGCCACACTACTTCAAAAACTCTTATTGACGGGTTTTGGATATGACAGGTTTGATGATGTGGATATCGTATATCCCAAAGTCACGCCTTCCAAGGAGAGAGTGAAATCACTCATCAAGATCCTCTTGGAGAATACGCTAGAAAACGCACAGAAGGCGAATATAGAGGATAATTCGTATCTCTTGACGATTGATGATATATTTGAAAAAATGAAAGATATGCAGGCCGAAGCAGAAAACGGTGAAGGCGGCGACGGTGGTGATGATGAGGGACCATCTACCAAAGATGAAGTATCCGCACCAACCTATTCACAAAAGAGAAAATTGGCCTCAAAAAAGATAGAGAAGAAGACCAAGATTCTGGATATTCTTCTAAGTGCTACGTATTTGCGCGAAGAGAAAATTCAAATCCTGAACGATGTATTGACAAGATTGTTTCCAAGGTTGGAAGGTGATAAGGTAACCTTTATCGGTTCTACGTTTATGAACTATGGCGAAACGGAGCCATATTTGAATCACTGTGTGGTCCTGGGGTCATGCGACGAAGTTGCCGGCGCCAAGATCGAGAGTGTAGAAACGGAGAATGAACTGCTATTGAAGTGGACAGAACTCATTCAAACCGAGAATCCCGATATCATCATCGGGTATAACATATTTGGTTTTGATTATGAGTTCATGTTTCGACGCGCCCAAGAAAACAACTGTGAGCGAGAATTCCTACTCCTATCCAGAAAGATCAATGAACTCTGTGCCAAATCGAATTATGATTCGCCAGGCGAACTCAACATCGAGAATACGAAGTTGGTGATCGCGAGTGGTGAATATGATTTACGATATTTCAAGATGACAGGACGACTTCAAGTGGATATGTACGCTTATTTTCGACGAGATTTTAACTTGGCCTCGTATAAATTGGATGACGTGGCCGGTGAATTTATCAGCGATAACATAAAGAAAGTCGTTTGTTCTGAGCATGAGACGCATGGCCAAGTTACCGAACTATATAGTCAGAATCTTATGGGGGTGAATGCAGGCGACTTTATCCATATTAGTTTTGTGGGATTCACATCGGATTATTATAAGGATGGGAAGAAATTCCGTGTCTTAGAAATCCAGCGCGATAAGGAAGTAAAAGAGATGCAGAAAAAGGGCGATGAACTCATCGAGGTCGTAAACAAATACAATATCATTTTGATTGGTGGACATGAACATGTGGATACATCGAAACCGATCAAGTGGGGCATGGCCAAGGATGATGTCACCCCACAAGATATCTTTCGGCTGGCCAATGGCGACTCGCGTGATCGCGCCATAGTCGCGAAATACTGTATTCAGGATTGTAACCTCGTTCATCACTTGATGAATAAGATCGATGTGATCACGGGTTATGTAGAGATGTCTAGCATCTGTAGTGTTCCGATTAGTTTCCTCGTGTTCCGTGGCCAAGGTATCAAACTCACGAGTTATGTGGCCAAGAAATGCCGAGAAAAGAACACGCTCATGCCCGACCTAGAAAAGAAGGGTGATGGAGATGGTTATGAAGGAGCCATCGTTCTACCGCCCAAATGCGCAATGTATATGGATAATCCTGTAGCATGTGTAGATTATGCATCTCTCTATCCATCCTCGATGATTAGTCAGAACTTCTCACATGATAGTGAAGTATGGACCAAAGAATATAATCTTCGTGGCGAACTGATAGGGACAACTGGCGAGCGCGATGCCAGTGGAAATTTCATCTATGATAATCTGCCAGGATACCAATATATCGATATCGAATTCGATACGTTTAAGTATATTCGAAAGGCGGCCACGTCCAAGGCCGAAAAGACCAAGGTAGGAAAAATCATCTGCCGTTGGGCGCAATTTCCCGACAATAAAAAGGGTGTCATGCCCGCTATTTTAGAGGAACTATTGAAGGCCCGCGCGGATACGCGTAAAATGATCAAAACGATAAAGGATCCCTTCATGCAAAATATTTTGGATAAGCGTCAACTCGGTTATAAGGTAACTGCGAATTCACTTTATGGACAGTGTGGTTCTAGGACTTCGACATTCTATCAAAAAAATGTGGCTGCATCTACAACCGCTTATGGTAGAATGTCGATCACCTATGCAAAGCGTATTATCGAGGAAGTCTATGGAAATCGGATATATGATACCAAAGTCCATGGCCCCGTAAAATGCAATGCGGAGTATGTTTATGGTGATACAGATAGCGTGTTCTTTACCTTTAATTTGGAAGATCCGAAGACGGGTGAGAAAATCAGGGGCAAGCCCGCGCTCGAGGCGACCATCGAAATTGCCCAGGATGTGGCTAACTTATGTACACACTTTCTCAAGGCGCCGATGGAACTCACCTATGAGAAGACCTTGATGCCCTTTATTCTGCTTTCGAAGAAGAGATATGTCGGAATGCTTTATGAGACGGATGCGAATAAGGGGAAACTCAAGTTCATGGGTCTATCTCTAAAGCGACGCGATTCATGTGATTATTTGAAGGACGTTTATGGCGGCATCCTAAAAATATTGATGGATACTAAACGTGAGAATACGATTCAGGGCGCCATCGAATATCTAAACGCATGTCTCAATGAACTCGTATGTGGTAACGTGAGCATGGATAAACTCACGATCACGAAAGCGCTTCGTAGTGATTATAAAAATCCGGGCGCGATTGCCCATAAAGTGCTGGCGGATCGCATCGGCCAACGCGACCCAGGAAATAAACCCAAGGCCGGAGACCGTATGAAATTCGTACATATTGTAACAGCAAATCCTAAGTGTCTTCAGGGCGAGAAGATCGAGACCACGGATTTCATTCTGGCCAATAAATTGGCCATTGATTATAATCACTATATCACGAACCAATTGATGAAGCCACTCCAACAGTTATTTGGACTAGCACTCGAACCGATATGGGAGATGCAAAATAAAAAGTCGGCGATTAAGACGTATAAGAAGGAGATCGAGAAACTTCAGGACGAATTTCCAGACATCGAGATCTTTATGAAACGCAAGGAAAAATACTGCTCCGCAAAGGTAAAAGCATTATTATTCGATAAGGTGTTGGAACGTATATCCAATGAGAAAAATAAAATCCAGACGATCACGACGTTCTTTACACCTTTGCGCATTTAAAATGCGCATGGTAACGTTGCCATTGCAATGGTGTAAAAAAGCATGATCATTCATATTCATAGCATTATATCCAATTGCGCAACCTGAAATACCCCTCTATTTCTTTCGAATCCGCCCACCGATAAAGTGGTTTTTGTGGTGGTGGAAACAATTCATTATTTACAAAAAATACTAAATATTCTTGGTGTTTAAACGGTAAGTAGCGTTCTACTATTCCATCTAATTTATAGTGAAATAAAGTAATCAACTTATGCATGGGAACAATATTGCCTATATAAATATTATCAATGCCCCACCGTTCTCTGCAATAAATAAAAATATTTTTGGTTTCACTATAATAATCTTTATTCTTTTCTACGAAGTCGACCACCTGATCACTTGATATAATTTGCGAATTATCCAGAATATCAAATCTCATATTTACAATAACTTCGTTTTTGTACGCGGGGTTCGGAATATTTTTTATATAGTTTATCATTTCGTAATTGCCGTACCACATATTCTTCCATCCGATCACAGGTGCTTTCGAATCGCCAACATTGCCACTGATATCACCAATATATTTTATATTGTCATCGTCAAGAATCATTATTTTCTTTATTTTACTAGATAACTCTTTAAAATAATCATGAATTAATTCTTCTGTAACAGGTTTTTTATTCGGGATGATTTCTCTCCAACTTATATTCGATTGAAATATAGGCCATGTTTGGATATACAATTCAATGCTAGACAAATCGTCAATCTCTTTTAATAAATGATATAATCTATCATTATCAAAAGAATTTCTGATATGCCCGCGTATCAAAACTATCATATACATATTATATGTAAATTAATATTCTGTTGTATAGTCAAATGTGTATGTTCTATTCGATGACGCATCTAATTGGTTATCGACGAGTACATAATCTCTTAAAATAGAGGCTATGTTGTGTGTTATGTTTTGTATATTATAAGATATATCTAAATATACATTATTTGATGTATCCGATGCAATAGATTGACCGGTTCGAATATCATATCTACATACAGGACACCTGACGTTAGTACGAAACCAGTTTTGTATAGCAGTTTCACCAAAGGAGTGACCACAGTGGCATATTTGACGGATCAGATCGCCATTGACAAAATCATCTAGTGTTATCGGACACCGCGTGTTCGTTAAACCCATATCTGTCGCATATATTATCGATCTTGTGGAGTTTGCGATCTGTTCTTCGGTTGGTGCAACGACGACGTCTCTGAAATCATTTCGAAATGGATTCCCCGAAAGATCCGTAGTGGGAAATAAATAGGTAAACAGAAAACGTGTGTCTTGTCTCGGTCTTTGCCTAGGCACAGGTTGCGGTGCCCTTGTCCCCTGTCTATTTCTTTCATATGCCACTAGACTAGATAGTGTATGTAAATAATTACGCATATTCAAATTATATTCCCTTATATTTTCATTGTACGTACGCATGATTTGATTTAAAGAATTGATCACATACATATTGTTATATTGTTGTGCGCTAGTTCCATTGCGACTGGGAAAACGAAACGTGTTTTGTGGTGCAATATATGTTTCGAGCAATTCTTCTAACATAATTTGTATCTCATTTTCCAGGTTTTCATTCGTGTGATTATCCATTTATAATTACTATATAAAGATTATTGTCTATATATACTTATTAAACATTAATTTTTCACGTACAAAATGGATCTATCGAAGTATGAAGGGAAGGGATTAACCGGACTGGAAAATTTGGGAAACACATGTTTTCTAAACGCATGCATGCAGGTATTAAATCACACCTATGAATTAAATAATTTTTTAGACTCGAATAAATACGAAGCGCATTTAAAAAGGGATATACCGGACGCCAATATATTACTCGAATGGAACGATTTACGTAATGTGATGTGGAGTGGCAATGGCGTCGTCACGCCCCGGAAATTCGTTCATAATATACATGAAATCGCCAAAATAAAAAACAAGGACCTATTTACTGGGTTCGTCCAAAACGATATGCCCGAATTTTTACTGTTTTTTATTGAGTGTTTCCATAATAGTATTTGCCGAAGTGTAAATATGAGAATTAGTGGCAAAGCGGAAAGCAATGTCGATGAAATGGCGATCAAGTGCTTTGAAATGTTAAAGACGTCCTATTCAACGGAATATTCTGAAGTGATGGATATGTTTTATGGAATCTACGTATCCGAAATTATATCCAAGGATTCGGGAATAACACAGGCCATGAAGCCGGAGAGTTATTTTATGTTGGATCTTCCAACCATGGATAACCAAATGATTGCTGCCAACCTAGATCAGTGTTTCCAATTTTACTGTAGACCCGAGATACTGGAGGGTGAAAACGCATGGTTCAATGAGAAAACCGGAAAAAAGGAGGATATACGCAAGCAGATATCGTTTTGGAACTTTCCCAAACTTTTAGTCATCGTATTAAAGCGGTTTACTCCTTGTGGAACGCGGAAATTAAATACTGTTATTGATTTTCCGATTGACGATTTAGACTTATCCAAATATGTGAGAGGATATAGTGCTAGTACATTTAAGTATGATTTATATGGCATTTGTAATCACATGGGTGGTATTATGGGCGGACACTATACGGCGTTTGTAAAGAATTCGGAAAACAAGTGGTTACACTATAACGATAGAAGCGTAGAAATCGTAGAGAATAAAAACGATATAATATCGCCCATGGCGTACTGTTTATTTTATCGTAAAAAAAATAACTTGGTATAGTATATTGTGGTATGGTTAATTCAGATAGTAATGTAAAAGATAGTTCTGGAAATAAAACTAATGTAAAGGATAGTTCTGGAAATAAAACTAATGTAAAGGATAGTTCTGGAAATAAAGTGGCCGCTACAAAACAAGAAGATAAGACCCAATTTACAGATGTGTTTCATACCATATTTAATAAATCCAATGTGGTTTTGATCTTATGGTTTTTAGGCATATATTTCATACTTTATTTTGTATTGGGATTCTTTTTTAATCGCGATGGCGAGTCTTCGAATTTTCAATTAAAACTAAGTCGTATTCTGGATATCATTGTCTTCTTTATTATCTTCTTGGTGTTGATTTCATCCTATTATTCTTTGTCAGAAACAAAAAAAGAGAATGTCATTGGTGACACTCTTCATGGTGTCGAAGACTATGTAAATGCACCCACCTCGATTTTTTCTAGCGGATTGTTCTTGTTGGGCTTTTATATTGTGGTTTATTTATTTCGTATTCCCATGACGAGAGAAACAAAGCCTATTTTTATATCCGTGGTCGAGAACATTGCATGGATCTTTTTCGTCGTGATCTTGATTGTGGATTTTTTTAAGTATATTCTTGGTATCTCCATCTCTGACTTATTTTCGGGAAAGCGTTTATGGGATAAAGTGCCTGAAAAACCACTAAAAATGGTCGATAACTCCAATAATCGTATAGACAATTCCAATAATGTAGTGAAAACATCTATTCCTGTGCAAACGAATGAAGTTTTTAATATTGCGAATAATTTATATACTTATGATGATGCGCAATCTATATGCACATCCTATGGCGCAAAATTAGCAACATATGATCAAATCGAAGATGCTTATAATCATGGTGCCGATTGGTGTAATTACGGATGGTCTGATAAGCAGATGATTTTCTTCCCTACGCAAAAGTCAACGTGGAATAAATTGCAAGGCACAAAAACCCATAAGAATGATTGTGGAAGACCTGGGATCAATGGTGGATATATCGCCAATCCATATATGAAATTCGGCGTAAACTGCTTCGGAAAAAAACCCAAGGCGAAAGAATCCGATTTAGCAGCGATGAAGGCCAAACCAGATATTGTCGTTCCCAAAACGAAAGAAGAATTGGCATTAGAAACCAAGGTCAAATTCTGGAAGGATAACTCGGATAAATTATTAAAGATCAATTCATATAATGCCGATAAATGGTCAGAATTTTAGGGATATATTTTTGAAATAATGATACAAATTATGTTTCAAATCCAACAGTCCGTTGCCGTTAGTTATATTGCGACAAAAAAAATATACGTATTTATTATTGGAATGGCATATAGCACATTAAATAGCATTCATACTGTTTCTGGAAGAAATAAATTTAAATCTAGCAGCACAGGGACATTGATTTCAACAAGTACTTTTGCATATACAGGAGCAAATCAATCTGTTACTGTTCCGGCAACTACTACATATATGGTCGCTCAATTATGGGGAGCAGGAGGAGCTACACCAGGCAATGGTAATATAACTAATGTAATATTTGGGTCAGGAGGTGGTGGTGGGTTTACATCAGCAAGCCTTAATGTGACGTCAGGAACAGTACTGACCGTAATTGTTGGACAAGCAGGAAATGTTTCTCTCGCCGGTGGACAGGCTACAGCAACCTATGGCGGTGGTGGAGGTTGTGCAGCGCTAAATGGAGATACAAATTGGAGAGCGACGTCAGGTGGTGGACGATGTGCCATACAAATAAGTTCTGCCGATATTATAACGGCCGGCGGCGGAGGCGGAGGTGGTCATGCTACTGGATCTGCATCAGGATATACGCTGACAGGAGGCGCAGGTGGTGGATTAACCGGAGGAGACGGAGGAAGTGGAGATGTTGATGTTACATTTCAAGGAAAAGGTGGCACGCAAAGTGCTGGAGGCGCGGCACCAACCGCTACGTCAGGTGGAACTTCTGGAACTGCAGGCTCTCAGTATACAGGAGGAACTGGATGCCAATATTGTGCTGGCGGTGGTGGTGGTTATTATGGCGGCGGAGGTGGAAATTATTACAATATTAATGGACAATCGATGGGGGCTGGTGGAGGTGGATCTTCTTATGTTAGTGCGACTTATTTGAAAAGTGGTACAACTTCTACTATTACACAGGCTTCAGGAAGAGTGGTTGCTGCTAATTCATCTTTGCCTTCTGGAGTTCAAGGAACAATAGGTAATGGAGGCACATCTGGGGTTGCTGGACCTGGACAAAATGGTTATGTAGTCATATCTTTTTATAAATAAATGCCGATAAATGGTCAGAATTTTAGATAAGAATGAAGAAGAATATAAAGCGCAGTAAATAGAGCAGAAATTAAAACGACAGCCAAAAGAATACTCCTTTGAAGAGCACAATATGTCATTGTAGAAACTAAAGCCATCAACATCATGAACACAGCAACATAAGTATTCGAATACGCAGTCAATACACAGACGTCACGACATATAAGAAGATTCGGATTCTCATAAATATAGGAATGATTCATTAGCGGATGAACTTGATAAGGTACTCTTTGTATTTTCTTCTCTTTTATCAAGGAATCGTAGCAATTATAGAGGCAGGACTCACCGTAATAAGCATCTGTCCACTTATACATCCCAGTTGTCATTTTATTATATTCGAAAATATAATAAAACGTAATCAATTTTCTTTGTTAACTATATAAAAAATATGAGTGATCGAAATGTGGTCACAGAAGAAGAAAAAATAGTCATCATGAAATGGATCCACAAGAACCTCCATCGATTCGATAAAAAGAAGCAGTATACAATACAGTTTTTTTGGGATGTGAATGAAATGCAAGACGATCAGGAAGCCTTTAATGCGATAAAGACTATTGAACAACGAATTATATTGAAAGAGAACTTACAAACCGCTTTAAAAACTAGTGTCTATGGAAATGATCACGGATTTCATGACTTTATTTATGTCATGAGTGAGGGGAACAAATTGCATGGGCATAAGGATAAGAATCTAGATGATAATCATATACATGTTCGATTTAACACCTGTATACAAGCACCAGAACGAGGTGGAGATCCGATTTATGGTGGAAAAAAAATAAAACTAAACGAGGGGGAGTATGTGGTTTGTAGATCAGGCTTAGATTTTCATACAAGTAGCATGATGTGGGGAGCGGTCCAAAAAGTCGTGATATCGTATGGGTTTTTTATTGATAAGTCCAAAATAGATAAGTACCCAAATGGCTAATTAAATGTAATCTTCTTCTCTATCTTTTCAAACATCTCATTATTATACACTAAATTGCCCGTTGGTTTATAATTATTGATAGGTGTATATTGCTTTTGTGCCTTCTGTAAATTGTTCTGTTTATCATTGAATAACTTTGAATTGGGATCATTGGAATCATTCTGGTTCTCGTCATCATTATTATCTATGATGTTTCCTTTTTCATCAATGATCTTGCCGGTTTTCTTTTTGATTTCGTTTCTTACATAGGAAGGTACCCAATTATTCCAGGATACAAATAGTGTGTTCGGATGCAAATAGCGGACATGGAATCCATTCTCTTCTAACTTTACGACTAAATGGGCAATACAGTCTCCACGATCATAGATCGGTTCTCCAAATATATATTCAGGGACTGTAAACCAAATATGTTTATCATTGGTCTTGGTTCGAGCGGTTACAGTGATACGTTTATGGACACGGTTTAAGATTTTGTTAAATATGGTCAGTTGTTTCAAATCGCGATGTTGTGCTTTTTCATATAATTCGTCGATATTGATCTTTCTAGTGCTTTCTTCATCGTCTGTAAATAAAAAACAAGACATAATGGATATTAATATATTCAAAGAAAAAACATAGAAGAAGATTACATAAATAACATAATGACAGATAATATAATAAAACATTTGGTACTATGTGGAGGAGGAGTATACGGCCTAACTTATTATGGCTTAGCCAGGGAAAGTAATAAGAAAAAAGTGTGGGATATTGAGAACATTAAAACCATTTATGCTACATCGATCGGGTCAGTTCTAGGAATAGTAATCGCTCTAAAATACGAATGGTCGGTTCTCGATGATTACTTTATAAAACGTCCTTGGCAAACTGTCTTCAAATATAATATTTATACTGTGATAGATAGCATAAAGAATCGTGGCATGTTTGATAAAAAGCATTTCGATGAATTAGTGGCACCTCTTTTCTTAGCCAAAGATATTCCCTTGGATATTACTATGAAGGATTTTTATGATCTAACGGGAATTGAAATACATGTTATCACTACGGAGTTGAATAACTTTTCATACTTAGATCTATCTTATAAAACACATCCCGATTGGAGATTACTCGATGCAGCATATTGCTCTTCATGTCTACCTATTTTGTTTGCACCTTTGAACATTGAGTCAAATTATTATTGTGATGGTGGTTTTTTTATTAATTATCCTATCGCGGACTGCATAAAGAACGGTGCGGATCCAAAAGAGATTCTAGGAATGAGACCATTTTATGATAATAATAACCCTTATCTTGTGAAACCGGATTCGAATATTTTTGAATATGCATTCGTCATTATCATGAAAATATTGGATAAGATTTCTTTGGATAAAGATATGCCGGAAATTGGCGTTGAATACGCTATTCCTTGTAATTCATTTACGATATATAGTATGATCGAGGCAATGACTACGATGGAGACGAGGATCAAATTCATTGATATAGGAGCGAATTTGATACTAAAAGAAGACGGCGAAAATGATAGCAATGGACCAATTGACAAAATAGACTTAATCGTTTAACATGGTTTGAACGAATGTGGTCAATGCACTATTACTGATTTTGGAGTCGAACTCGACCACTTGTTCATCCTTTAATAATTTAATCGTAGGATAAGACTCGATCTTATATTCATTAATTGCACGTGTCACGTCACTTGTCTCATTAGTGCAATCCATCTCTTTACATCTCACGACATAACCATTGATTTCCTGGCCATCGTTTTGTGATTTGAAGGCATTCCATTCAGGAAGGGCTTTTTTACAGTGGGGGCACCAATCGACATGGAAAAAGAAAACAGTCGCCTCCTTGTTACGGCGATTTACGTTCGCAACATCTTTAAATTTATTCTTATCATTTGAGTTATAACTGATATATGCATAATATCCTGCGACCAAAAAGATAATGATGATCACAAATGTAATGATAAAATAGTAATAGGGACGTATGTATTTGGTTAACACATCAACAATATTGGCCATTCGTTTGAATATAATATATGAGAATACAATTTCAAGCGGATTTGTACTAAATGATTTACTATTTAGTATAATTTATTTTATCCGGAAAGTATAAACAGAGAACCATTAACCCATGAAACACAATAAGACACAAAAAAATACATTTTCAGAGAACGACTATTTAAGTAATGACGGGATGTTAACCAGCGTTTGGGGACCTAGTATGTGGCACTATTTACATACAATGAGTTTTAATTATCCTGTCGAACCGACTGAACAAGATAAGAAAAACTATCGGAACTTTGTATTAAGTTTGAAAAATGTATTGCCTTGTGGTAAATGCCGTAATAATCTACGTAAAAACTTCAAAAAACTCCCCTTAGAAATGAAGGATATGAAATCGAGGTATACGTTCTCAAAATATATCTATGATTTGCATGAAGTAGTGAATGATATGTTAGGAAAAAAATCGGGGCTAACTTATGAAGAAATTCGAGAACGCTATGAGCATTTCCGAGCACGATGTGCAGATTCGTATAAGAAAATCCTATCACTAAAGAAGCAGCGGAAAACTAAGAAACACGTGAAATTCGCCAAGAAGATATCGGTCATCAATGAGAAGGGTTGTAGTGAACCACTCTATGGTGAGAAGTCGAAGTGCATGTTACAAATTGTCCCACAGGATACAAAGGGTGAGACTTTGCAAATCGATGATAAATGCGTGAAACAGCGACTCGCGTCTATTTTAAAGGAACACGATAAACACGAATGAAAAATGTCTGTATATGTAAAGAATGATAATTTACATATATAATTATTTCCCTTACCATTATGAGGTTCTCCCCTCTATTATTGAAAAATATAATCACATCATAAAGCGTGAAAAATCAAGCGAGGATACCATTTATTTATACTTCAAGCCGGATCGTAGTTTTAGAAAATATATGGAATCCGCTTATCCCCATGTGATTCTTGATAAACCCGAAAACTATGACTATTATATCAACTGCACAGCATATCCCAAAGACCTAAAAACATGCATTCAAGATGGTCGTCATTTTTATATTTCTCATACGGTGGGGAATTATCCATCGAATGTGTTCTATTTAACACCACTATGCAAAAGTACTAACTATTTATATTGTGACGTTTTGCCTTATCAAAAAGATAAAAATGTAGCGATTCGCCCTTCTATCCCTATTTATGTCATTCAAGGCGGCATTAGTTCATTTCGCCGTGATTTCTCACTCTTAGAAAAAATATTGGAGAACACATATGAATACGATTTCAGAATAAAAATCATAGGGAATGGCAAATTAGATGATAAATTTAAGAAATACGGGGATAAGATCATCTGTAAAACTGGCCTGCCTTTTATTGAGTATCATAAAGAGTTTTTAGATTGCTATGCGATTTTACCATTGATCACTAAAAAACACACCGTCAATATTATAGAGATAAGTTAACGAGTTCCATCAATTATGGTTTAGCATATAATCTGAAATTTCTGGTGGATGAGGAACTACAGAAAATATATAATTTAGAAAACGCCGAGACGTTTTTAGATGAAAATGATATTGTGCACGCCTTTCAACAAACACTTATCGATTATTTCAAAAACCCGTGAAAACGGATAAGATTATATAGGAGAATATATATATCAGATAATCATAAACATGTTTCAAAAACCAATAAAATCAAATGAATATAATACGATGGATATGTCACATAATGAAATAGGACAGGTTCAAGGGCATATCGATGCAGATCATAAACCGAGTTTTTTCCATAATCACGACCACGACCATGATCATGGTCATAATCATAACCAAAAACAAACGATCCCTTTCTGGATTGAGAACCCCAATGTTCTCTTTCAGTCGGATCATATTATGGAGTTTTTTCCTATTGAGGGCATGTCCTATAATCAAAAGTTAAATGCGATCACTCGAGTTATTATTATATTGACCTTGATCGGCTTCGCTTTTTCCCGAAATATTCGCATAATATTTATTGGCATTATTACGATTGGTGCTATTTTTTTATTGCATTTTTACCATGAAAAAGAAAAGGATAAGGTGGAATCGAAAAAAATTATCGAGCCTGCAAACTTGAAGGAGGGATTCGATGGTCCCGGATTAGCCTATTATACTGAGAACAATATGAAGGTCCCTGATGATTTATTTACCACACCCGATTCTCATAACCCCTTTAGTAATGTTTTAATGACGGATTATGATTATAACCCGAATAAAAAACCCGCCCCGCCAGCATTTAATAAAAATATAAATGAATCCATTTTGAGCCAAGCGAAGCAATTAGTGAATGATGCGAACCCGGATCAACCGAATATCGCCGATAAGTTATTTAAGGATTTAGGAGAACAATTGGAATTCGAGCAATCCTTGATCTCTTTTAACTCTAATCCTGCTACCACGATCCCTAACGATCAGGGAGCATTCGCCGATTTTTGCTATGGTAGTATGATATCTTGTAAGGAGGGCAATAAATTCGCTTGTGCTAGAAATATGTCGCATTATACGAATTATTAGACCGATAATGAGTTAATGGGACGCAAAGGTTAAGTGATTGTCTGGCATGGCTTTGCAAATTTTAATTCAAAGATTAAGAATTTTCCTTCTCTTCCTATAATATAATAAACCAATGGCAAGTATCAGTTCTTATCAATTTAATAATATGGCTCGCTTAGGAGAAGATTCCACAGATCAAACCCAGCGCAATGTTTCGAACACCCGTTTTGGAAATTATACGGTCGCCAACTATTTTAGTAAAAATCTTTCGGACGACCATGTGAAATTCGCCACGCAGCAACCCACGGTAAATTTCAATTCCCTTTCCTATGGTAATGGTCTCAATGGGTCGGTCGTGGATGTGGATTCGCTTCTTACGATCAATAAGGAATCGGAGCGTGGCTATGAGAGAATTCAACTCTTTGAACGCCCTTTTTTAACCGTCCCCTATTTAGGAAGAGGCAGTTGCGATCCCACTTTAGAATCTCAATTACAACAGGGAGAACTTGTGAGCGATAAGAAGAGTGTGTCGACTATCATGGAGAAGTCGTTTGCACAATATGCTTTATATCCCACGGATGATAAAATGCAGGAACATATGAAAAATTCGGTTCAGGAATCTGCTTTAGACGGGTGGGTGCGCGGAGGAGTTTCAACTCGCGAAATGTCGAGTGATGAAAGTATGATCAAACATAATCGTCCGAGTGGAAGTTATTAAGTAGAATATTTAGAGAAAATGGCCTTGGGGCGTGTGAATATATAATGTTTGTTTATTATATATTCGAAATAATTAATTAATGTTACCAGCCGACCAAAGACGAGCAAGACATGCAGAAAGGGCAGCAGGAGGAGGGGCAGCAGGAGGAGGGGCAGCAGGAGGAGGACGAGTCGAAAAGATCTCATCAGGACCAGTGTCGGCAGAGGAAAACGCCGCATTTATTGCTCAACAAAAATTACTAGACTTCGAAAGAGTAGAAAATTTAAGAACACAATATAATAATCTTCCTATTGACACTCCACAACAATCCAACGAGAAAGTCAATTTCTTATCAGCACAAAAGCCTGAACATCAAGCGATCATAAAAATGAATTTTGATGATTTTAAAGCATATAAAAATAGTGTATTAGGGGAGGAGACACCTATAATAAACCCACCTCTTACAGCAACTGGCGCCGGATTTGGAGCACGCGCTAAGAGTGCATTGGGAGCGGCAGGAGCAGGGCTATCGGGGGCGTTGGTATCGGGCGCGAGGGGAGCAAGCAAATTGGCAAGTAGTGCGTATAATTCGGGACCGGATGTAAGAGGGAGATGGGAGAGGTGGCGTGCTAATAGAACACAAAAGGCTTCGCCTGAGCCGGTTCAGCCTTTAGCCGGCGCGGGAGGTGCAAAGCCTCCGGCCAACAGGTCTATTGGTAGTATGTTTGGACTTGGAAATAGAAATAAAACAAGAAAAAATTATACAGCGAACCTTGTATCGTCTGGACCAAATGGAACTGCATTTGAAGTAAATAGCGGATCTGATACTTTTGAGGTTATAGTAAATAAGAGATCTATTGGTTTTGAAGAAGGTAACAGTATTAAGTCGGACGAGTCTGAATTTGGAAGTCCTCGAACTCAATACTCCGATAGTGATAGTGATAAGAGTGATTCTCCTGCTGCAGGAGGAGGAAGAAGGGGGTATGGTGCAGCAGGAAGTCAATTAGACGAATACGATGATTATGATCAGTTTGGCGGTAGCGATAAGAGTACTTTGGGCGGCAAAAGAAGAACATACAAAAAAAAGAAGCAAATAAAAAGAAAACCAAGAAAGTCTAGACGTTAAACCATAGTTATATACATTTCAAACGAAACGTATATAAAAATTATTGAGGAAAACTTGTATAATGTCTTATCCTCTCGATAAAAGTCTATGCAACTATAAAAACGATAAAGAATATCGCGCCTGTTTACGCTGTATTTTCGGAATGAAACAAGAAAACTATCCAGATACTAGTGAAATGGATCTAGATGATATCACGGAGGATGAAATGTCATACGATGATTCGTCCGCTCAAAAAGTCATGGATTTTATTCTAAAATCTACCGATAACAACCAACTTTTTACCAAGGTCTTCGAATTGGGCGCAGCAAAAATGATCTCTATGGATAAAGAAATCGGCTTAACGATTCTATTGTCTTATGATTTTTTACACTTATTCCATCCATGTTTCATCGATTTCTTGGAGAACCCGGATACCTTCCAAGAAACTACGGAATCTTATGCGGCGCTATTGAAACACGTTGAGCCAGCAAGGAAAAATTGAATACCTTATCTATACATATTATAATAAGAAAACATGACGAAACTATCAGATAAAGAAGTGGCGGAGATAACCAAAAATATCGAGGATCTAAAACGCCAGGTAAAATGCAAAGAGTATGAGCGTGAGGATTTAGCACAAGGATGGAGTGTGAGGATTGGCGCAGGAATGGATGTTCCAGATAGAAAGCAGGAGTGGTATGAACAATGCACCAATAAGGCCAAGCAAGATGATGACGAATTTCAAATCATAATACAAGAATTAAACAAGCAGATCGAATCCCTGAATGATGTTCTGGAAAAGGTATCAAAACGCAGAGAATCTTTGAAACAAGGCAATAGCACCGACAATGACGAATATCATGTAGAACAAGTCAAATAGCGCATCCTTGCTATTCAATTCCTTGGGAACACAGTTCTCTTGGTGAAACTGCCAAAGATCTTCACGATAGGTCTTGCCCAAGTAGTTGGACGGAGGAGGGACTGCACACTCATTGCGCGCACTAGGAAAGAGTGAATACGTATAATCGCACTTTTTTTCCTTGGATTCCGTCTGCTCCGCCACCTTTTCTCTACGCGCACGATTTGATCGAATTGATCTCATCATGACCATTCTCACTTGCGGAGATGACATGGACAAGCCGGCTGCCATGGAGAGGCCGAGAATAAATACAAATGAAATGAGGGTGAACTGCATTTTGCTGTGATGTTTACAAGGATTTAGAAGATGGAAAGTTATTCAATTTTTAATGGTTCGGAGAACAATCGGAAAAATATATATCCATAATATAAAATGGCATCCACCAGTAGTAAGAATACTCCCGGAGATTATAGAGCGGAACAACATATCAATAATGAAATCGGCACTTATTTGACCTATGTGAATTCCGCCCCCGCCGTAGCATATACCAATCACTTTGCCGGGGATGGATTATTGATGGGGAAAAACGCCCGTTCTCAAATGTGCCATAACTATTTGGATATTGAATCCCAATTATTCGGGATCGGCGCCACCAATTTAGTAAATCCTAAGCCGATTCAGATTCCGGATTTACGACCTCTTCAGAGTTTGAATGTGATTGATCGTCTTCCTGTTTATCTACCTGAGCCTCTGGTGGTACAGAAAGACCAACGTCCTTATCATTTGAACTAGTTGCGCTGTCAACGATAGATATATTATTTCTCGATTTCATACTATATCTATTTGTCTTACTATAGCGATTTTTAAACGACATATTGTTCCGAGTACGATCTCGGGGTTTCTGAATTTCATCTTTGGATATGGTGAGAACGGGCTCCGGCTCCGGTTCCTTGTCCCGTTCCTTTTCCCGTTCCTTGTCCCGTTCCTTTTCCCGTTCCTTGTCCCGTTCCTTTTCTCGTTCCTTGTCCCGTTCCTTGTCCCGTTCCTTGTCCCGCTGAATAACCGCCTTTATTTTTTCCATGATCGGGACCTTTTTCGCATCTGGCGCAGGTGGTAATTCGCTTAATTTTTCAATAACGACATCCATATATTCAAACATAGGCGTGGATGTTTTTTCGGTTATTGCTATCGGCAATTTTATATTTGCCATGACATATTTGACAGACATAATTCACTAAATAGTGATAAGTTTGTGTATTTATATATTTTTTATTACATTAGATAAAAATTATCATCCCTGTGGTTGTGTAAAATAGGTTTTATATCGTTCGAAACATGTGGCTTTATCGGATTCGCTTAGACCCCCTACAAACGTAACAAATAAGTAAAATGCCTCTTCGAAATCGTCGCTTTCTATACAATCATCGATTAACCCAATAATATGATCGAGATCACTTTGTTTTTTCATATATACATAGGTATAGATGAAACCTTTATGTTTTTTCTTAGGATTCTTCAGATTCATCGACACCCTGCTTATCTGAATCATCGCCTGTAATATCAACTTGTTTGCTTGGATCATTTTGTAATAATTTTAGTTTTGTTGGCGCTCCGTCTCTTGTAACGACCGTCAATCCGTCTGTGGGATAATCAATAGGATATGGCAATTCGTTTCCGCCCATATCAAATCCTTCCATATTGAATGCATCTGTTAGCCAGCCTTTTATGCCATCATAATCTACGATTGATCCATTATCAGAGCCACCTTGACCTGTTCCAGAACCACCACCTGCACCAGCACCTGCGCCGTCTTTTTCGCTATTTAAAAATGCATCCAGACCTAATGCCGCAACTAAACCCATTTCAATGTCTTTATCTATGTCAACATGACCAGTGTCTGACTCACCTTCTGGCTCAGAACCCAAATTAGAACCAGCACCAGCGCCACCGCCTTTTTCGGTATTTAAAAATGCATCCAGACCTAATGCCGCAACTAAACCCATTTCAATGTCTTTATTTATTTCAACATGACCAGTGTCTGGCCCAGAACCCAAACTAGAACCAGCACTTGTCCCAGCACTTTTGCCTGTCACTCCACCTTTTTCGCGAGACCTCCAACCAAGACCGCCAAGACCCCAACCAAGATTGCCAAGACCCCAACCAGCACCAGCACCAGCACCAGCACTTGTCCCAGCACTTGTGCCTGTCACACCACCTTGTCCGCTAGAACCCAAACCAAGACTGCCAAGACCCCAACCAGCACTAACACTTGGACCAACACTTGAACTAACACTTGGACTAACACTTGGACCAATACTTGGACCAATGCTTGAACCAGAAACGCCATCATTAACAGGAGAAAGAGGTTCATTTTGACTTTCATTTGCATTTACCGCTAATGCCGCAATTAGACCCATTTCACGTGTTTGTAGTTCTGTTATCCTTTCAAAATCGTCTTTAATAGCACCTATTTGACCATTTGTTCTATCGAGTGCAGCTTGTAATGCTTTTATTTGGGCTTGTCTTTCGAGTTGTCGTGGAGTTAATGAAGAATCTATGCTAATAACCTCTCCGGCACCCGCACTATGTATTGGTGTCGCTTGGCTGTATGAATCCAAAGAACCTATCCCTAATGACGTAGTTGGAAGCCCAGGCAACAAATTTACCTCTGCTGCGCCATCGCCAGTCTCGGTTCCTTGTCCATTTTGACTTTCATATGCATTTGCCCCTAATGCTGCGATCAACCCAAGTTCTATGTTTTCATCTATAGATTCGCCGTTAAGACTCAAACTAATATCTTCTGGTCCTATAGCACCAGCACCAACACCAGCATCGCCAGTAGGGTTTTTGCTAAACGGCATAGATGGCGCTTTAAAACCGAGCGTTTTTGGAAAAGATATGTTCGGAATAGATGGCGCTTTAAAGCCCGAAAGTGGGTTTGACCAAGGTCTATTCGCTGTTTCTACTGCGCTTTGGTTTGGTTCGTTTTGCCTTTCATATGCATCTGCCGCTAACGCAGCGATCAACCCAAGTTCTATGTTTTCATCTATAGATTCGCCGTTAAGACTCAAACTAATATCTTCTGTATCTATGGGACCAGCATCACTAGTAGTTTTTTTGCCAAACGCACTTGGCACTTTAAAGCCGAGTTGTTTTGGAAAAGATATGCTCGGAATAGATGACGCGTTAAAGCCCGAAAGTGGGTTTGACCAAGGTCTATTCGCTGCTTCTACTGCGCTTTCGTCTGGTTCGTTTTGACTTTCATATGCGTTTGCTGCTAATGCAGCAATCAAGCCGTCTTGATCTACGTTTTCCGGCATTGGATTAGATCTTGATTCTAGATTGATCTTGACGCCTAATTCATCGTGCACGGGTTCTAGACTCTCTTGTGCGTTTGCCGCCAATGCAGCAATCAACCCAAGTTTTATGTTTTCGCCTATAGATTCATCGTTATTGTCCAACATTTTTGGTCCTATAGGGCCACGAATTTTGCCAATTAGATTTGTCCTTGGTAAAGACATGCTTGGTAAAGACATGCCTGTAAAATATGATCCATTTGCCCCTTCCGTGACACTTTGGTCTTGTTCATTTTGAGTTTCATATGCGTTTGCCGCTAATGCTGCGATCAAACCTAATTCTATGTTTTCATCTACGGAGTTTGGCTCCATATTGACACGTAATTTATCTTGCTCGGCTTCTAGACCTGCATCTACTGCTAATGCTCCAACTAGACCGTGTTCTAAATCTAAGTCGGCCTTAGGTGGTTCTTGATCTTCATTTAGTGGTGCTGGAGGTGGCAATCCCGCTCCTCCATCACCATCTTCTGGTGCTGGGGGTGGCAATCCCGCTCCTCCATCACCATCTTCTGGTGCTGGGGGTGGCAATCCCGCTCCTCCATCACCATCTTCTGGTGCT